TATAGGAAGAAGTGTATTTAGTGGAGCTTTTTCTAAAATGGGTCTCTACGACTTCATGCTATTCGATGAAATCTCTACTGACGAAGAGATACTAACATTGAATGAGTACGTAGGAATAGAAGGCAATACAGATGATTTATTTAACTAATCCTATATTTATACAAGAATGAAATATATAGTAGTGCCAGCAGAAGAGCTGGTTGATATAACACAAGAAACATTAGACGAACTACATTTAGTATTTCGTTATAATGTGGATGGAACAGAAGTAATTATGAAGATAGCTAACTATGAATTACTATTCCCATCAGCAGTAACATTACAAGAAACAGAAGATGAAGAACCGGTAGATAAAGTATATCCTTATCCTACTTATGAAGGGGAAGCATTAACTGAACTGTTAAATAGTGATGAATGGTCTAACAAAGAAGAAGAAAACTATGAAGGAAACTATTAATTTTGTATCTAGTAAGATAACTCCTAACTGCAAAGAAGTACAGTATTGGATTGACTTACAGTCTGATCCATATGGTAGAGTAATTAAAACATGGACAGGATCTGAATGGAGCACTATCACTGATAGTGATCTATTGAATAAGATTGAAGCTGAACTAGAGAATAAGGCAAACAAAGCTACAACTTTATCTGGTTATGGTATAACTGACGCTTATACTAAAACACAGGTTGATTCTAAAGTAGCTTCAGTTTATAGAGTGAAAGGTTCAGTAGCTAACTTCGATGCACTTCCTACTACAGCTGTAGTTGGTGATGTATATAACTTAACAGACACTGGAGCTAATTACGTATGTATTGTAGCTAATCCAGCTGAATGGGATAAACTATCTGAAACAGTAGACCTTAGTCATTGTGTAACATCTGATGAAGTATCTACTGTAGTATCTATGACTTAGACAGAATATGACACTTTGTCTGTTAAAGATTCTAAAACACTATATTTAATTCACGAATAATATGAAATTAGGAGATAAAAATATTGTAGCTGCATATCTTGGCGATGTTAATGTATTTACTAACTATTATGGAGTTAGCTTTCCTATAGAACCGTAGAGTACATTATTGACTAGAACCGGGTATATGCCTTGGCATAAAGAACTTCCTATACATTCTAAGATGAAGTCTTGCACGATTACTTCTGATGGAACAGTTAAATATCTTAATGCTACAGATAGAACCAAGTATGAAGATGGTACTGATAGAGACATGACATTAAATACTATGGTAGAAATACCAGAGTTCTGGTATAAATGTATGAGAGATGATACTACTGTATATTTGAACTTATATCCAGCAGATCCTCATATTCCAGAAGCTGAACATGTGGAGAAGTTCTATATTTCTGCATATGAAGCATCTAATGTAGACAATGTGTTAAAATCTATTAACAATGGATCTATCACTCCAGTAGTAAACATTAATAGAACTACTATGCAATCTAGAGCTAGGGATAATAACTCCAGTACTACGAATTGGAACATGTATACTTACAGAGCTCATAGAATACTTACTGTGCTTTACTTAGTTGAATATGCATGTACCAACAGTTAGAAAGCTTTCAATGCCGAATTAACTGCAGAAGGATATCATCAAGGAGGCTTAGGAGATGGAGTTACTACAGGTAATATTAAAGTAAATGGAGTTGATACATGGAGTTTTATACCTTGTGGAAGTACAGACGAACATGGAAACTCTACTGGTATAACTTCTGTTACTGTTAATAGTACTGATGCAGAAGGTGTTGCAACTCAGAAGTCTTATAATGTTCCTACTTATAGAGGTATTGAAAATCCATTTGGTCATGTATGGAAAAATTGTATAGACACACTTGTGCATTTTAATGCACAAACTAATAAAAATGACGTTTATATAAATACCGAGTTAAGTACATTTGGATCTACTGATATATCTGATTATGACTATCAATGTAGTACTGCTATTACTGAAGGTTATAAGAAGAAATTGGTATACAATGCAGCATTTGACATACTTCCTCCAATAGATGAAGCATTTGGTGGTAGTACTACAACTTATTGGTGTGACTACAATTGGACTAATAATAGTACAACTGATAGACTAACATTAATAGGCGGTCGTGCGGGTAGTGGTGCTGGTTCGGGCTTGCTCGCTGTTTCTTCTACCGATGGGCTCGGCAATGCTTCTGCTAATGTCGGTACTCGGTTAATCTATATACCGTAATTTAATTAAAAATATAGATAGGTTGTTCCTCATCATTAAGCAGTAATGCGAGTAATAGTGCTAATTCAGGCTTACTCAATGTTAATTCTAACAATGAGCTCAGCAATGCTAATGCTAATGTCAGTACACTGAATCCGTAATTAAACAAATAAAGAAATTAAGAGACTGTAGAGGGAGACCTTACCCCTTGGTAAAAGATAACATACTAATTAACTGTGTTAGTAACTTTTTTCGTGAAAACTCGGTAATGGATTACAGATGAAAAGATATAATAATTTATTTGACAAAATAGTAACTTTAGACAATTTATATCTAGCGGATAAAAGAGCTAGAAGACAAAAACAACATAGACCTGAAATAATTAATTTTGATAAGAATAGAGAAAAATTACTTTTAGATCTATAGAAGAAATTAATAGATGGCGAATATAAGACTTCTGAATATTATATATTCAAGATATATGAACCTAAAGAAAGAGAAATATTCAAGCTTCCATACTATCCAGATAGAATAGTACATCATGCTATTATGAATATTATGGAACCTATTTGGGTATCATCTTTCATTAAAGGAACTTATAGTTGTATAAAGAATCGTGGTATACATAAAGCGTTGAAAGATGTTAAGTTCGCACTGAAAGATGAAGCCAATACAAAATACTGTCTTAAGTTAGATGTCAGAAAATTTTATCCTTCAATAGATCATGATATATTAAAATAGCTAATAAGAAGAAAAGTAAAAGATAAGAAATTATTAATTATATTAGATGAAATAATAGATTCTGCATAGGGAGTACCAATTGGTAATTACTTATCACAATTCTTTGCTAATCTATATTTAACATATCTAGATCACTGGATCAAAGAAGAAAAACATATAAAATACTATTTCAGATACGCAGATGATATTGTAATACTTCATGGAGACAAAGACTATTTAAGATAGTTATTTAAGGATATGAAGTAGTACTTAGAAGAAAGACTTAATATTAACTTTAAAGACAACTGGCAAATATTTAAAGTTGACGATAGAGGAATAGATTTCGTAGGGTATAAGATATTTCATACACACGTTCTTCTAAGAAAAAGTATTAAGAAAAACTTTTGTAAGAAAATCAGTAAATTAAATAAAAAAGATAATCTAAGTTAGAACGAATACAAATAGAAAATCTGTAGCTATATAGGTTGGATTAAATATTGCAATGGTAAGAATCTATTAAATAAGATGACAAAGTATAAAGAGCTATTGGAATACATTAATACAAACAAACACAATAGAACCTAATATATATTATTACGTTTTATAAATAGTTTTCAGATTCATTATCATATCCTAGTTCATCAGTTTGTTCTAGGATTTTTAATATATTTCAAATGTTTATAGAGTTTTTACCACAGATACTTACAGGAATAGCTTCTATCGCAGCACTCTGGTTTACTTATAATCAGTATACTAAGAATAAAATGACTGACTATAAGATTGAAAAATGGAGAAAAGAAGAACATCAAAACAATATAAAGAAGGCAGGTAGTATTGCTACTATATATGGTGAATTGTGGGAGTTGTTATACTTCCTCAAGGCAGATAGAGTATACCTAATTCAACCGCATCCTTTGTATAGAGAGATGTTTATCTCTGCTACGCTTGAAGTAAAAAAATATGGAGTATCATCAGTAAGGGAATCTCTATGTGATATTAAGATTGAATCAGTAGCTAATTTCGTATCAGAGTTAGCAAACCAGGATTATTTATTCATAGAAGACATTGAATCATCTAATCTGGACAACAAGATTAAATCTATAATGACAAGCAACGGTTGTCATACTACTGCTATACGAAAATTATCAGATGAAAAGAATAATTGGATTGGAAGTATAGTAATAGGCTACATTCACGATTTCAAATAGAATGAAATAGATGTAGAACTAGTAGAAAAAATGTCTAGATCTAGTGCGCTAGCAATCTAGTATATATTACCAGAGTTTAAAACAGAATAACATGTTATCAGAGATTAAGAGTTATCTCAGTAAATTGGCAGTCATTATCATAATTGGTTTGACTGCCTTTTGTTTTTATTAGAGTAAGAAGATATAGGTTTTAGATGAACGTCTAGGGCAAGTAACAAATAATTACGAATATTACCAGAGTTTAACAAGTAGATTAAGAGACGATAATAGAACGCTTCAGTTAAAGGTGGTAGATCTAAATAACTCAAATGATAGTCTACTTTAGACTGCCAAGGAAGTGTAGAAAGAATTAAAGATCAAAGACAAGAACCTCTAGTAGGTACAAGTAATCAATACAGAAATGAAGGATACTATTACTAAAATAATAACTAAAGAAGTAGACTTTAAAGAAGACTTAAAGCTAAATCCTTTAACTACTATCACAGTAGAAAGAAAAGACTCAATCTTAACCGCCATACTAGATTTAAGGAACTCTCAAGTATTGTTCGTAGAAGAGAAAAAAGAATATCGTAATAAGTATAAGAATGGCTTCTGGAGGTTCTTACACTTTGATTGGAAGAAAGATCGTATCAGAAAGTATCAGATATATAACAGCAATGACTTAATTAAAGTAACAGATACTAGGATAGTTGAAGTTACGGAATAATCAAACAAAACATTAAAATTAATCAATAATAATATGCATAGAATAATCCGTACAAAAGCTTATGAAGCTAAGCATGGTCCTCATTTTGATGACGAGCATGCACGTAAAGCTGTAAGTAAAATGGAGAACGAGGATGGCTCTAGAGGTCAACACTGGTCAATAGAGGAGACTTCGGCCTTAGCTAATCAGTATGGAATTCGTTTTGATGACAAGTTCAACAAATACGATTGGTATGTTGCATTGAATATGGTTTACTCTGATTACTATAGAGTGATAGTTAACATGACTGGCTCTAACAACGCTAAGTACTTTGTAGAACTGGCTAAAGCTTGGTTATGTGACAAAGATATCGACGAAGGTAAGATGTGGTATTACTATGTTTATATCATGTGTGACAAGATTAGAGAAGCTGAAGATGAACTCTTCGACAGAAACTACAGCAGATATGAAGATGATGACGATGATGAAGCCTACGGTAACTTTCGTAGAGGCGGAAGAATGGGAAGATCTTCATATGGTAGACGTAGAGAATATGACAGAGAATACGACGAGAGGGACTATGAGAAGGAGAAAATGTTTCCCTACGAAGATGAACTCAAACGTGGTCGTTCTGTGCGCTACATTAGATATTAATCAAATAAAATCAATCCTAAATAAAATCAACAATTATGTTAGAAGATAAAATTATCCTTCAAGACCGCGGTTTTGACGCTGGTCTGGCTGCTTTAATGCAGAACGCAAACAAAGGTATGGACCCTGCTGCTTTGATGGCTATGATGAATAATAATGGCGGATTCGGCGGTAACGGCGGATGGTGGTGGATCTGGATCATCCTGATCTTCTTCTGCTGGGGTGGCTGGGGAGGCAACGGCTTCGGTAACAGAGGCGGTGAAGCTTCTCAACTTGCTTCTCAGTTGAATACTGACGCTAATACTAACCTGTTGATGCAAGCTATCAATGGTAATAAGGAAGCTATCAGTACTTTGTCAAATACTCTGAACTGTGACATCAATTCAGTACAGAACGCTTTAAATACAATCAACACTAGTGTTAGTCAGATTGCTTGTGATACTAAACTGACTGGTTGTCAAGTTATCAATGCAATTACTTCTGGTAATGCACAATTGGCTTCACAACTGGCAAGTTGCTGCTGCGATGTAAGAGAATCTATCGCAGGTGTAAATAATAACATTACTAAGATGGGTTATGAAAACCAGTTAGCTAACTGCAACCAAACTAATACATTGCAGAACGCTATCACATCTGGATTCAACAGCTTGATGTCTGATAACGCATCTAAGTTCAATATAATCGGAGCAAAAATAGACGCTCAGACGTAGATAATCAATGATAAATTCTGTCAGCTTGAAATGCGTGAAATGCAGAACAAGATTGATAGCTTACGTGAAGACAAGGCTGCATTGCAGTTGTCCGCTTCACAACAGGCTCAGACAGCTAATATCGTTAATCAGATTAGACCTTGTCCGGTTCCTGCATATTTAACATGCAACCCTTATGGCTGCAACGGTGGTTTCACTGGTTACGGTTTTAATGGTTACGGCTATAACGACGGTTGTGGCTGTGGATATTAAGAAAGGAGGTAATTATGTTTTTTACCTTTAATCCATATCCATTTAGTAGAAGCAATGTAAGAACGATTGATAATTTTGGTATACCGTCATTAAGAACAATCTATGTTACTACTGATACTACCAATAATACTGTTACTTACGGTATCTGTCCTAGAATATGGAGACAGCTTCCTTGTGAAGGAATGTTCCTATTAAATATAGTAAACACTCCCGCTACTACAGTAACAGCAGCTTCTCTAGTAAGTATTGATACTACTAGAACAGCCAATCAGGTAAATCCTACTACAACTACTTCTACAGGAGCAAGAGCTCTAATCAACGGCTCAGGTGATCAGATGGTTACAGAAGAAGTTTCTACAGGTAATAGATATTTAATCTATTATAACAAAGCTAATGGAATATTTCAAACTGTAAATCACATCGTATTACCAGCTGCTGCAAATACTTAATTTTAACAAGGGCTCTTCGGAGCCCTTAAATAAATACTTATTATGATAACATTCTCACAACTAAGTATAGGTGACCCTATATACGTATTAGAAATTATAGGTACATTCAAAAAGAGTACTAATTACTTTGCTGGTAATATAGTAAGTGTATCTAAAGTATATGATGAACCGCTACCACCTTAGTAGTTTCCAATGCCTAATCAGAGTAGAAAAAGATTAGTTGACATAGTTATAAGTTGTGGCGGTGAACAGAAGAAGCTAACAGTAGAAGAAGGTAAATCATTAATTAATGATACTCAATTAGGTCTTACTGTAGCTACAGATAAACAACATATAGTCAACATGGTTAAGTCTAGTTACAATGAATACAAAGCAAAGAAAGAAGCTGTTGCTAGGTATGATGAAGAAATGACAAAATGTGAAGCTATACTTAAGTAGTTAGACTATACAGAGAAAGAACCTGAGAAAGAAGATCCTAGAATATAGGAACTACAAGATTAGGTTAAAGAACTTAAAGATTTAATAAAGCAGGCAAGTAATATGGTTCCACCTTAGATGAAACAGATGTTACCATAGAACATACAGAATGCAATGAATGAGGCTAGTTAATACTAGCCTTTTTTATTTTAAGACGTTTAGATAAACGCTATTATATTAGTCGATCAGTTGTACTACCTAACCCATAAAAGGGCTTAGAGAAGCTTAAAATACGTTATAAGTATATTTAATAAATAATGCATTATGAAATTAAATACCTTAAATACTATTATTGACGATATTCTACTTGAATTGCGCAATAGTTCTGTAGCTGAATCAGAACATATAAGTAGAATATAGATCGAACAATGGATAGCTAATTATCGAGCTGTACTCATAAAGCAAGATATAGATAAGGGTAGAGATATTAATCCAATGTACATCTAGACTATGCCATGTATACACTTAGACAAAGTAGATACTGTGGCTGGTAAGATAGAGTACAAGAGTAATATAGAACTGCCTAAACTGATAGACTTCCATTTCAGGACTGGTTTAGTATATGTTAAAGACATGTACGGTAACCTTATTCAGCTAGGTCATGAAACTAAAATGAAATATCAAAGATACAGAAAGTATACCTGTGGTGATTACATAGCTTATATTAAGAACAACAGGTTATATATCGAAGGTAGTGACAATCAACTAGAATGGGTAGAGATAGGAATCATAGCAGAGAATCCAGCAGACTTAAATGAGTGCTTTGATCCTGATAGTGAGTATCCTGTACCTGCACATATGATACCGGTTATTAAAGATATGATCTTTAGTAAAGAGTTAAATATCATGCATCAGATGCCTAGTGATGAAACTAATAACTCTAGAGATGATATGTAGAACATTAATGTTAGATAGCAATGAAGAAATCGTATACTATAACAGACTTCTATGAGTTCTACTTATCTTAGATCGAGAGAAATACTGTATATGATGTTGATTACAAAACATACAGACATATAGTTGAAGATTACTTTAAGTATATAGTAGAGGAAGTTATGGAGAACAGTAGAGAATTTAAACTTCCATGTAGACTTGGTAATCTAAGTATAGTTAAGAGATAGCCTAAGAACTTTGATAATAAGAGCTTGAGAATAGATTATCATGAAAGTAAGATACAAGGTAAACCTATTTACTTTATTAATGAACATAGTAACTACTACAAATTCAGATTTCTGTGGAGTAAGAAGGATTGCCTACTTACTAATAAGACAAAGTATTAGTTTGTCGCCTCAAGAGCTAACAAGAGAAGGTTAGCATAGATAATTAAGAATAGAGAACATGATTACACTACACTCAAATAACGGTTATGATAGATAATAAATTAGTTAGTTCTAAGGCTGTGTTAGCTAAAATCATAGCCGATTTAGATCTTAAGGAAGATGAGATAAGAATAACAGACGTACGAGAATGGATAGGAGAAGCAATGGAAAAGATTGGAGCTGTTCAGTAGCTAGAACATAAAGTAACCAATCTAAAGATATGTGACTATCAAGCTAAACTACCGTGTGATTTGTATAGATTAAATCAAGTTGCATTCTCGTTTGAGAATAGTTGTGGTTGGTTACCAATGAGAAAGGTTACTAACTCTTTTGGTATATATAAGAAGTGTAGTGGGTGCAATCCCAAAATGCTAGTACAAGATAGCGCCTTGATTCCATTAGTTAAGAATATCTTCAATCTAGATGATGATAAAGAAGCTTTAGAGATACTTAACAGTGATAAGAATATTAAACAAACCTTAGATGCTTTAGTAAATCAGTATACTGTACCTAGTAATAACGGAAGACTGATAATAGGTAATCCGGCTACTTTTAATACCAGTCTACAGTACTCTACTAAACCTGGTTACATTACTGTTAATGTACCGTGTGGTTGGGTTAAAATATCTTATCACGCCATACCTACTGATGAAGATAGTATGCCCATGATACCAGATATACCCTCATACTTTGAAGCTATATTTTGGTATGTAGCAATGAAGATGTCTTATCCTAAATACTTGAAAGGATAGTTGAACTAGAATATATACTATGATATGAGAAACTCATGGAACTTCTACCGTAAACAAGCATACGCAGAAGCCATGATGCCTACTGTAGATGAACTTAAGAGTATACAGAATACTTGGGATAGACTGTATCCAGAAATTGATGAACATAATACTTTTTTTGAGCATGCTGGAGAAGAACAGATTTTGTATAATTGGAATAATTAAAGTACCATGAAAGAATATAAATTAAAAAATATATCTTCTATTCCTAATTTTTGTTGCGGTATATATGCAATAAAAAACAACATAGATAATAATATGTACGTGGGATCTTCTACAAATATAAAATCTAGAATAAAGTATCATGTGAATGCACTAAAAAACAATAAAGGCTGTAATAAAAATTTATAGGAGATAGTAAATAGCATAGGACTAGATAAATTCTCTTTTATTATATTAGAAACTTGTGAGGATAACAATAGTACAATAAAGTACTTAGAAAATAAATATATAGAATTATATGGGTATTATAATAAAAACAAAGTAGATGGTAAACCTATATTTTGTTATAATATAAATGGTTAGTATTTGCACGAGTTCTTAAATTTAAAGGAGGCAGCAAAGTTCGTAAATGGATTTCCAGACAATATTAAAGCATGTTGTGAACATCGAAAAAATAAAAAGTCATATCACGGTTTTTAGTGGAGTTATATTAAGAAATAGAACATAGGAAAGTGTACTAGAAAAGCAGTATACCGCAATTGTAAGAGTGTACAGTAGTTCTCTCTAGACGGTACTTTGTTAAATACGTTCTCTTCTATTAGTTAGGCTAGTAGACAAATAGGAATAGCGAAATCTGCAATACAATCTGTTTTAAATACTAGAAAAATTAATAAAACAGCAGGAGGTTATATATGGAAGTACAAGAAGGGAGGTAATAATGAATGATGTTCAGACAAATACTTTTGTAAAAGGTCTTAACCTAGATACTGACATTACTATGGTTCCTGATAACCAATATCGTTATGCAGAGAATGTTCGTGTTATAACTGATACTGATGGAAGTACCGGTGTATTGTAGAATATACAGGATGTAAAATTAGTAGAAGGAGGAGACTTTTTGTTCTATGATGAGAAAGTATTAGCTACTACTACCATAGATAAATATGGTATTATCATTACTGTAGATGATGCTCATGTAAATAGAATCTATAGAGTAGATAACTATAACAACCCTCCGTTGAAACATACTATAGTGGTAAAAGGTAAACTTGGTTATACAGAAGACTCTAATATTAAGATAGTAGCTAATTATGAATCCGAAGGCATTATAAAGCTGTACATAGCTTGTCCAGAGTAGATAATAAAGACTCTTAATATAATGGATGATAAGTATGTATACACATCTGGTAAAGATAATTCGTATCTAGATAGTGCAGGTAATTTAAAAAATCCCAGCTTACTAGATATACAGATATCCGCTTTACTTACTCAACCTGAAGTAACTTCACTAGGAGGTGGATAGTTAAAAACTGGAGTTGTACAATACGCATACCAATTGTTTAATGCTCGTGGTTCTAGTACTAATTTCTCTCCAGTAAGTAATGCCATACACTTAACCACTAGTAATGTATCAACAGGTTAGCAGTAGTACATGGGGGCTAATAAAGATATTAACTCTGGTAAGAGTGTTAACTTTACTGTTAAACTTAATGATATTCCCGAAGGATTATTTGATAGTATTAGACTTATACGTATACATTACACAGACTATACAGAAGATCCTATTATCGAAGTATTTCAAGAAGCTACTATATCTACTTCTGTTAGAGAGTATAGCTTTACAGATGTAGGCGGTTCTGCTATCAATACTCTAACTATAGAGGAGTTTAACAAGACATAGGAATCATCATTTGCAGCCGCGACCATAGAAGCTAAAGATAATATTCTATTTGCAGCTAATATAACTGAAGCTACATGGAAGCCTGATTATGATGCAAGAGCTTATCGTTTTACTTCTAATGGCAGATTGATACTTAAAGGAGCTAGTTCTGATTAGGATATAGATGTCACTCTATCTAGTTCTACTCTAAACTCTTATCTAAAAAACATACCAGAGGATCACGATTGTATAAATCCGTATAACTTGACAGACTATGCAATGAGCGCTGCTAACGTAACCAAATATAAATTTGGTAGCAATACTCTTGGTGGTACTGGTCTTAATATAGATTATGAATTTATTACTACGGATATTACATTAGACGAGTAGTACCAGAATACTCTATCTATAACTACTAATGTTACTAAGGATAATACGATCAACATAAGTAAGCTAGATGGTTCTCTAATAGAAACTGTTACTTTAGGTAGCGCATCTGACAGTAGATTTAAAAACTACGCGGATCCATACTTTGCTTCTAAATATAGAAGTCATCATAGAGATGAAATATACAGATACGGTATAGTATTCTTTAATGATAAAAACATTGCAACTCCTGTGTATTGGATAGGGGATATTAAGTTTCCACATTGCTATGAAGCGTGTCCTTGGTATGTAGACAATTAGTCATTGAAAGGAAAACCAATAGGTATTAGATTCAATGTTAGGAATTACCCAGATGGTGCACATACTTATCAGATAGTAAGATGCAAGAGAACTAAGGAAGATAGAACAGTATTAACACAAGCAATAGTATCAGCTACTGTCTCATACCCGTATCACTCAGTTAGAGATGCTGAGTATGATATAGCATCTGAAAACACTAGACGTCCTTATACTTTCTTAGGCAACTCATATTAGAAGAATGGTTTCTGGGCTACCTTTACTGGTTTCTATTATAAGTGGTTGCTAGGAGAAAGAGTAGATAGTAGTATCGTAACTCTGATAAGTCCAGAGATAGATATGAATAAAGATGACATGGCTGCTAGTATCAAAGGATGTAGAGGTGATTTGTGCATGTACTTAGATCCTAGAACTAGTAGAATGACAAGTAGAGACAACGAGAAATATTATGGAGCATATATATCTTCTGACAGAACTCAACTGATCGTAGAACATACTCAAGTAAGTGGAGAAATGAAATCTCAGAAGAATGATATGTACCCGTTTAGAGCTGGAGACTTAGTACAAAGCTCAAACGACTTTAATAATATGTTCATAATATCTGTTGATAATGGTACTATTCAAATAGGACATCAGTTCAATGGTATATCTAATATGATTGGCAAGCGTTACGTCGCTCATTATACAGGTTTAAGTAATAGCGTGAGAGGTAGTTTTGATATAATTGAAGTTACCAATCCTATTATTATGCAAACTTTGGAATGGAACGACGCAGTGTCTAAACACTCATCTATAGCAGGAAAAACATACCTAAATGCATCTGTGTCACATAATTAGGATTAGAACAATGGAACTAATGCTAATAAGACAGGTTACTTTGGTAATTGCTTAGTTATAAACAGAAGTAATAATAATATAGGAGTACCTAATACTATTAGTACAGATATGTCTACTTCTAATAATCTATCTACTAAAGCTAACTCTGGAGTAGCTTCTGCTATATAGCAATTTAATTATACTCCATTTACTACACCTGTAGTGAATATTAAAACTACTAATATACCATACGGTGGCAATACCTATAATGCACGTAGTAATTCCACGTATATAAGTACATATAGTAACCACATAATAGAAAATGAATCTAGTAGTTACGTTAATGTATTTGGAGGAGATACTTACTTAGGTATACTTGATAATAAGACTGTTATTTATATTCCGTAGCTTACTGGAGACAAACAGTCACCAGATACTTACTGTGGAATATCTATATCCGACTATATTCCTTTTGAAACTACTATCAACATGGCTCTAATGTATGGTCAATCGGCATCCAGAGTAGCAAGTGGCGGTTTAGATTACGTTGATCCATATTTAGGGTTAACAGCTGCTGGAGGATCATACGGTGGTCATAGTCAAGAAAAACCTTATTATGCATATAATGACGCTTATAGTGTTCAACCAGATGCTCAGATGTATGCTGTAGATTCTACTTATTCCATAAGTAATCTTAAGTCAGGTAATAGAATTAGATATTCTGGTACTAAGACAGCTAACGAAATAACAGATAGTTGGACTAGTTTCAAGGTTGCTGATTACTTAGATGTAGATTCATCTCATGGAGATATAACTAATCTAAAGAATTTTAACGATCGGTTAATATTCTGGTAGAAAGATGCAGTAGGTATAGCAGCTGTTAAGGATAGATCTCTTATTACTGATAACGATCAAGCATCATTAGTATTAGGTACTGGAGGAGTGTTGGACAGATATGATTATGTAACTACTTCCAACGGTTCTGATATACCTAATGACAAAAGTATTATAGGCACTCCGAGTGGCTTATACTGGTATGATGATAGTAAGAATGAGATATGCTCCTTTACTAATCAAGTATAGAAATTATCTAAGGCTAAGAGTGTGCAATCATGGTTTAATGACAATACTAGGAAAGCAAAAGTCAGTATATATGATCCTAAATTTAATGAAGTACAAATGGGATTTGAAGGAAAGGATTTAGTTTATAATGAGTAGCTGCAATAGTTCTCATCATTTTATACTTTTAATCCTGACAATTGCTTATCTTTTCCGGATAGACTCTTGTATATCAAGAACTAGATGATACAAGAAAACGCAGATTTTCCGTTAAATAAAATGCGTTCTAAGTTATAGATTATAATTAATAAGGATCCATTACTTACTAAAACTTATGATAATGTATTCTTTAGTGGAGAGTTTGATGATGTTCAAGAGATGATGTAGGATATTAAGTTTACTACTAAGACTCAAGAAGGAACTATATTTAGAGATAATACTGAGGTAAGTAATCCGATAGAACAAAGAGAAGATACATATAGATTTGCTGTGGGTAGAGAGAAAGAAAGTAAAGATGATATGTCGTTACCAGGTAGAATGAAAGGTAAATACATGATATGTGATTACTTAATTAACTGTGACAATCAGCATAACTTTAAACTCCCTAATATTAACACAACATATAGATATTCATTAGTATGAGAAAAGTAAATAAAAAGAATTGTTTTTCAGGAGGTGGCACTTCTTATAACCCACAGACACTACAGTCTCCGTATCTATAGACGGATTTTAGTAAGTAGTTGCCTACACAATTGACAGCTCCAGCATCTGTACAGCAATATGCACCTGGTAACTATAACCCCGGTAGTTCAGCTAATCCGTTGTTTGGTTCTAAAGCATAGAACTTATTTGGTGGAGCTAGTGCAGGTGGTCAAGGAATAGGAGGCATAGGTCAAGCTGGAGACGCTATTAACTCTATGATAAGTAATGTAACTGCTCCTGCCACAGCTACTACTAAAGGAGAAGCTAATATGCAAACCGTAACTAATACAATCGGTGGAGCAGCTAAAGGAGCAGCAGCCGGGTTTGCAGTTGGTGGACCAGTAGGAGCAATAGTTGGTGGAGTTGCAGGTTTAGCATCTGGTATAACAGGTACTAAAGGTAAAGTAAATCTACAATCTAATCCATACGATGATAATATTACTGTTAATTATGGTACTGGTATCAGAGGCGGGAAGAGAAATAGAAGAAAGATAGAGAGACAAAGAGATCAAGCTATAGCTAATGCTAGAAGTAACCAGGCTAGTTTAGCTATGGGTTATTAGAATGAATGGGAATTCTATCAAGACTACGATACAGATATACAGACAATGGCTTACGGAGGTACAGTTAGTAGTTTGGCGTATGTAGATGATGGAGAGGTACTCAATACTCCACAAGGAGATATAGTTAATGTACCAGAAGAAGGTAAACCAACAGATAGTAATTTGGTTAACTTACCAGAAGGTACTAGAATACTTAGTGATAAGAGAAAAGTACCGGGAAGTAAAGAAACGTTTGCACAGATGGGTAAAAGATTAATGTCTAAGAAAACAAGTAAGTCTAAAGATAAGTATGCAGAGAATGCAGCTATGTTAAACTAGATGCATGACTAGATGATATACGATAGACTGTTCGCTATACAAGAAGGAACTAAAAAGAAAAATGGGAAGACCAAGAAGTTTGCAAAAGGAGGAAGTGTAGGTAATTTGATTACAGATTTAACAGCTTTAGCTCCTACTATATCTAATATGTATGCAAAGCCAGAGTCTTTCAATGCAGTATACAATCCATATGAATCACAGATAAATCAGACAATGGCTAATCGTAGATTTGACATTAGCCCAGCTAAAAGAACTATCCGTGAGAACAGAACAATTAGTAACTATAATGCGGCTAATTATAATCCTAATACTGGAGCTAATCTAGCGTATAGAATTCAGAGTCAGGTTGCAGCTAACAAAGCTATATCAGATTTATATTCTACAGCTAGCAATGTTAATAACCAGTACAAGGCAGATTATGCTAGTACTCTGAATAGTCTAGGACAGCAGAGAGTTAATGCTACTAACATGGCGGTAGACATGAATGCTAGAAGTAGAGCTGCTGCTAGAAACATTCAAAGAACAGCTCTGACTCAACTGAGTCAATATGCACAGAACAAACAACTTATGAATAACTAGAGATCAAGAGATATGGCTATGCTAGATATGTACGGACCATTCTTGGAAGCTGGTTATAAGTCAGGAGATTATGCATCATTCATGAAACAATTTAGAAAAGGATAATATGGCAGCAAATATGTACGATCAAGCCGCGCAGGCTTAGTTTATTAATACTTATGTGCCTATTAATTTTGGCGAATTATACAGAATAGGTGCGGCACAAAAACAAGCAGTAGATCAAGCTGCATAGCAATTCGGAGCACAACTTTAGAAATTTGGGGAATTTCAGTCTCCATCTAGTGTAGATACTAAAAGGTATTATGATCTTACTATAGGTAGACAAGATATACAAGATGCAGTGAATTAGATGGCATCTAATCCTGATGCATTGAAAGATGCTGCATTTAGATCTTAGTTACAATCTATCATCAATAATGTTGATTACAATGCCTTATCTTAGTTACGTTAGAGTTCTGAGAACTTGTCCGCCAGATAGAAGATGATAGCATAGATGAAAGCTCAAGGTAAGTACAATCCCAATTGGGATGATATTGATATAGGTAATTGGGATACTATGGGCGGAGCAGGTATAATGAACGAGTTATCTCCTATTGAGTGGATGAACGCTAATCAACTGAGTAACGCATACTTTGACAATCTTAAACCTAGTACACTACAAAGTGTGTTCAAGAACGGAATAAAGTATCAAAGGCAGGGCATTACTTACGACACTTTGAAAGGTATCGCTGATGCTAGATTCAATGATTTGATAGCCACTCCTCAAGGACAAATGTATTATAGAGATGCACTACGTGCTACTAATGGGGATAAGGACGCAGCGAAAGAAGCCTTTACTACAATGATCGCAGATTCTCAGAGAGACAGAATAATGGAACAAGAAACTATTGATCCATATTGGTTAGCTATGGCTAAATCTAGAATAGGTAGTGGTTCTCAACAGCCTCAAACTGTGTTACCTACTAGACAGTAGATGTTAGATAGAGATTGGATTAATAAAGTTAATCCTAAATTCAGCAATATATCTACTGAATCTAGAAAAGAATTAGAAGATCAATTTACCAAAGTAAATGATGCATACAAAAAGTATCAACAAACTGGTAAAGATGAAGATTTAGCAGATTACTTACTACAAGCTAATAAAGCTCAAACTAGGCAAACAGAGCTATATCAAAGTAATATGTAGAAAGTAATGAAAGAGGATTTCCAAAAAGCTGCTAACTTCAAGCTAAACAATGATCCTAGTAAATCTAAAGAGTACAGTAGAAAAGGATATATTAAAGGTGTTAACTATGCTTTGGATGAAGCTAGTTCTACAGCTGCTTTAAAGAAAGAAGATCCTATATTTACGTCCCTCGGAGCTACTTACAATAAATATACACAATCAAATGGTCAAAAGACTGGTGTATATCAGTTCTCTAACTCTAATGGCTTCTTATTACCAGAAACTGTATTTCAATTTGCTACTAATACAGGACAATCTGAAGCAAAAAGAGAAGCCGGTTTGTTTAGAAGTGATGAATTTCCGTTTAAACAATTAGTAGAAAGTGGTAGTTTTGGTAGTGTACAATTTGTTCCTGAAACTAGACAAAATCTTATATAGATAGGCGAGAATAAATTAATTAAAGGTAAGCTTAGAATACCAGTTAAAGAGATAGAAGATGTTCTTGGAACGGGTATATTACACGAACTGAAAGGAAACGCTCCTACTGATTATTTTTCTCCTACTACCTTATTCGGTAGACAGTCTACTAAACAAGCTTTGAAATAGAATTATGATAGTAAAGAGATTAAATATGGAGAAGATGGGGAACCATTTTATGAAGTAGACATGTACAGACAGTTACCTGATGATTCTAATGGAGATTATTGGTATCAAGTAAATCAACTCAGAGAAAACTCTCCTTCACATGTTGGTGTAGGTGGTGCTACTCAAGCACAGGCAATGCGAGAACAATCAGTACGTAGTATATACGACTAAATAAGTTATTATGAGTAAGAAAAAAGTACCCGACTATACGTTTGTCGACAATTTTTAGAGAGAAAATGATAGGGCTAAATAGTTATTTAGCCCTAAAGTAAATACAGATGCATATTTAAATGTAATGCAAAATCCTCCTTATGAGGATGCGCCAAATAATTTTAACTGGTTCTCTAATGCTTTTTATGACTGGAATATAACTAGAAACCAAACTAATAAAGATACAGCATTGGGAGAGTATGTGTATCTATAGGAGGATTACGATACCCTAGAAGGAGCTAAGCAATATCTTCAAGCTATAGATCAGATACTTAACTCTGAACCTGTTTCAGAGGATCTGGATAAAGCAGAATAGCTTAATCAAGCTAGACTTGTGGCAGAATAGACTAAAGCTAGTTATGATAAGTTAATGAGTAAAGACTTTAATAATAACTCAATAAAAGACTTTATATTTCCAGAAAGATTAACCAGATTAACTCCAGAGCAACAAATAGCAAATATTGACAAACTACTGGACGGAGAAATATCTGAGGGAGGAGTTATAGCTAGAAGAAACGAAGCTCTCGAAAAAGCTAAGAGATATCAGACTTATGTAGATTATTGGGAAGATAAATTAGCTAATGCTTCTGGTAATGATTACTATACAAGAAAGAAGAACTCTCCAGGTATGGATCTTACCGATATAGATACTTACTTGTTTAAACTGCCTGGTTTGTTGGGTTCTTCTGCATCTAGCATGGGTTCTCAATTAGTTAGTACAGTAGGAGCAGCCATCAGTTCTAGAGGTGTAGGCGGTGGTTTAGGTATAGTGGGTGGTGGCATTGCTGCCATAGTAGGTAATGTAAATGCTAGAGACCAAGAATCTAAAGCCGAGGTTTATAGTAATTATAAACAAAGTCTTATTAATGCTGCTGATAAAGAGAAAATCAGTTCTGCTGTATTAAAAGAAGCCAAAAAGAAAATGGAAGAATCAGGTCAGTATACTCCAGAATAGATTCAAGATGATGACTATGTGTACGACTAGATATTATCTGATAATATTAAAGTAAGTAATGTTAAGTTCAATTAGTTAAGAGTTAATAATCTAGATGGACTTGAGTCATTGTATACTGATAATATGGCTTTAGCTGGTAGCGACATAGTACAGACTTTCTTAGAAGTAACTCCTTTGCATGAACTTGCTAAACAAGTGAGAGGATATAAGGTGTTCAAGAAGTTATAGCAATCTAAGATAGGTAAAGCTACTGAAACTATTGCTAACAAGTATGGTAATATAAAAGAACAATTAGCAGATAGAATAGACGATATAGCTTCTTTTGGTATTGATAATGTAGATAAACTTCCAAGACTTACTAAGAGAAAAAAAGTACTTGACATTGGAGGTAGAATGGTTATCAGTGGTATGCTAGAAGGTGCAGAAGAAGGAGTTCAGTACATTAAAGGACAGAGATATATTGACAGAGATTTCGACCCGAATCCCAATCTAGCTAAGAGTTGGGCTAAGAATCTTGGCACAGGAGCTAGAGCTATATTTGCAGCTATAACTCCATGGGATCCCGTTTATTCTGATGATGAAGAATTTTTAGAGAACTTCAAAGGTGGAGCTATACTTGGGGGACTTATGACAGGAGTTATAGGTACTGCTACATCAATACAGCCTCTGAACAAACAAATATCTGGACAACAGTTCTTGTCCACTCTGTATGCTGAAAATATAGCATCTAAGGATCTAGTTCGCAAGAATATATTATATAGTAAAAAGATACGAGAAGGTAAATGGGATGAAGTAATGAGTGCTTTCGATGATCTAGAAGCAGCCAATATTCCGGGTATGGACACTGAAGCCGTATAGTCAGAAAGAAAAAGAGCTTAGTTAATGTATAACTCATTTACTTCTAGATAGAATATTCAAGCAGCAATGAACGCTGGCATAGATCCTAGAACTGAGGATTATGATATATTCGTATCCTTAGCAGATCATCACGACAGATAGTTACAAGAAGCCAGAGAACAACATACTGCTAATCTAGGTGATGCTGAATACTTACTATATGGATAGGAAGTAACAGATTATATCCATAGTCTAAATAAGGAATTTACCGCTGATCAAGAAGCAGCAGTAAGAAAACTTATTGCTTTAAAAAATGAGCTGGATGTATCTAAGTAGATACAAGACGAATACTTTGCAGGTAATTCTGAAAAGCTGAATAAACTATAGGCGTATACTAATACTAGGACCAATAAAGCGGATATCACTACATTTCAACAGATGTTAAGTAAAGATATCAAGGCTTTAGAAGAGTAGTATAACAATCTTAGTGAGATGCTGTCCGAACTAGGCTTAACTGAGGAACAGCTAGAAGTACCAAAAGCTCATCAAGATATTAGGGATGCTTATGAGAAAGTGGTTGCTTCTCAATTAGACTTAGCCAGAGCGGAAGCAGAAGTTACAATCATGAGTACTCCAGAAGGAGCTAGAGCTAAGATAGATAAGTATAAAGGAGTACTTAGTAAAGATAATGAGTTTGTTCAAAAACTTAATGATCTCTACTCTGGAAAAACAGAACAAGATGTAACAGAGAATAGTGAGGACGTAACAGTAGAACCAGCTGATCCTACACCAGCTCCAGTAGAGGTTACTCCAATAACAAAGTAGAAAAAACAGAAAGAGGAAGAGCCGCAATCTATTTCAGATACTAGGAATGCAATTCGTTGGATTCAAAACAAATACTTTAAAGAGGAAAGAGACGAAAAAGGAAATAATAAGAAAGTACTTAATGTAGACAACATATATGGGCAGGCTTATAAGGATGCTACAGATGCACTGAAAGATGCTTATTTTAATATAAATCCTAGAGCTAAAAACTTTAAGGAATTTAGTGCACAATCTGTTCTACAAGATGAGGCATTCTCTAGAGACGAACGTGCAGATTTGTGGGAAGACTTATTTAATACTCGCAATCAATTAGAAGAAGAAGTATATACTAACGGTAACTCGGCTAGAGCTAAAGAACTAGTAAATTTAATTCGTAACAAGATAGAAGCGCTACAAGATGAAATTGGAGCAATACAGTCTCTACAGGAATTTATAGCTGCAAGCGAACCATACATTCACTAGTAGTTCTTGAAAATAAAAGATAAAGAACATAAGATAGTAGAGTAGTAGGATGCTATGACTCCTGTAAATGAACCAGAAGTTCCACAGGCTCAACCAACAGATAAAACCGTAGAAGATAAACCTGCACAAGTTGACGAGCTACCTTCTCTTGGATCATTGCTTGGAGATTTAGTAGGTCAAGAAGCTGCACAAGCTCTAGATACTCCTGCTCCTAAAGAAGTAACTCCAGAACAGATAGCGCCAAAAGATACAGAACCTCTTACATATGATTAGACCCTAGATCCATATTCACATGAACTTAATTATAGGTTAAGTAATACTACAAAAGATGCAAATGGTAATTATACCATAGTTACCTATAAGAAGTTCCAAGGAATGGAGGATTATTTGAATAATGAAGAATTCTCTTTAGTAAGTACTAAAGATGATTTCATATCTGAAGTAACAAAGAATGGAGTATACTTCGAAGTAAAACCCTATACTAGGGATGGAGTAACCGAAGATGCTATATATGCAATATTCAATTATAAAGGAAAGAAATATGTAGCAGCTGTAAGAACGGCAAGAGGACTGACGGCTAGTAGAAGCAATAGATTCAATAGTATGGCATTTGCTCAACAAGAACAAATACGAAAGAATTTAAGTGATTTGCGTAACAAGATAGTAGAACTGTATAAACAAGTACAAGCTAATCCTAACTTACAAATAGTTCCTACTATGTTACGTAGAACTCCGGGTAGTATAAGAAATGAAAAGAATACAGATAATAGTCCTAAGAATAGACCTCTAACAGAATCTAGATGGTTAACTGTTAAAGACCCATATCAGATTACTCCAGATAATACTGAAGTAGGTATTACTACTGGTCCTATTGGAAAAGGCATTATTAGACTTAAGAATAGAGTATTATCATATAATGGTAAACAAATGGGTAAACCTGCTTGGGTTATCAAAGCTACTAACTACGATGGTACAGTATATGACAAGCCGGTTATTCTTAACTACAAGAAGTTCTCTGATTCACCAAAGGTTGCAGATTTAATATTAGATCTAGTTACAAGTAACCAACAGCAATATGTGGATGCTAAAGGAGTACAGACTCCTATTTCTCCTAAAAGATTGTTAAGTTTCTTGGTTAATTTTGGACCATAGACGGCTACTAACCCTAATAATACCGCATACAATCAGTCTCAAATACAATAGAGGATAGCTAAACAATTCTACGAAGACGATAATGGTAATATAGTAATAGGTTCTACTACTTACTCTATAAGTGATTTACTTACAGACGAAGGAATAAGAAACAAAGCAAAGCAATATATAATGGATAACTTTCATTATAATATTGACGAAGATGGTTTAAATAAAAATTATCTTGGAGGGGATTTGCAAGCAGAGGATAGAGATCCGCATTTTGATCAGCTGTACTCTTTCTTTAGAAATAGTGATGTAGATAAGATAACTATCATACCAGGAGAGTTAGAGTTTACAAGAAAGGATTTTGGAGTAGAAGGAAATCCTAAAGGTATTAGTATACTTGGGTGGTATATCAAGCAGGGTATATTACAAACAGATATAGCTGATGAATTATGGGATGCAAATATCTATGTTGATGACGTTAGACTAGTAGATAAAACTGTTGAGCAGGTTCAAGAACAATCAAATGAGAAGATTCAACAAGCTGTTAAAGAGGACAATCTAACTACTAGAACCATTGAATACACTGACGGATCTGGTAATAAACAATCTCTAAATCTAGCGGATATCTACTCTATATTGGATGGTAAGAAAAGAAAAGGTCCTAATATGGAGGTAGAATCAGATATCAATTGGGATATAGAATATAATCAGGAGGAACGTATGGATGCTGCCCAGGCAAAAAATTGGATTGAAAATACGTTAGGTATTACTCCTGATATAACAGATGCAGTCATAGACGTTACTGAAACTGGTATGAATGTAGTAGGTAGAGTTACAGAAGATTCTATTCTACTATATGAGGATGCTCCATTGGGAGTTGAATATCATGAAGCTTGGCATAGAGTATCTCAGTTACTTATTGATGATAAGAGCAGAAGAAAGATATATAACAGATATAATCGTAAGAATAAACAACAGCTGAATGATTCGTAGATAGATGAAGTATTTGCAGAACAATTCAGACAATTTATGTTAGATGAATCTGGAAAATATGATTTCGATACTAGGAACTGGTTTAAGAGAATATTTAACTTTATCAAACTATGGGCAAGAACTGGACAGTATGGTTTAGCTAAAATTTATAATAGTATATTAACTGGTAAGTATTCAGGAATAAAACCTAGTTAGAGTAACATAGAAAGATTCAGACGTATATATGGTGAATCTGGACCTAACTTTGAAGTAGCCGGTCATACATTTAATACTATTACTAAACAGAAACAGTTTGACGATATAGTTAAGAGTTTAACCTATGCATTTTTCAATGTTGCATTCGCTGAAGGCAAATATATATCTTATGCAGACCTAGGTCAAAATAAGCCTACTTTTGAAAGACTTAAGTTGATAACAGAAGCACAAGCTGCTAAATTCCCATCTCCTACTATGAATGAAATAGTAGAGAAATTTGATAGTATATTTGCGCCAGAGATAGCGTCTAGACTTAAACAATTAGGTATACGTACTATTGATAAGAATTCTGAAGATTTAGCATCTATCGAAGAAGCTCAGGAAGGCATAGATATAGGTCAACATACCGTAGAAGGTATGAACATCTCTATCAAGGATAATGCCCCAGCTGAAGTAAAATTCTTCTTTTAGACTATACCGGCTATGGAAAGAGGTAAAGATGGCAACTATTAGACTAAGATAGATCCAGTTACTAAATTCCCTAGCTTTGTTGATGCTAATCAAGCGTGGAATAACGTGTTGAAGGATCTGGCAGGATGCCGTACGATAGCTAATATATTTGATAAAGTTAATTTGTTAGCTTAGAACGATGCTTTCTATACGTCTCTATTGTTAAAGTTAGCTAATGAGATTCAGAAAACAAATAGTGATAATTCTAGAGTAGCAACTGACGCTGAAGCCATGCTTACTAAATTAGAAACAGTCATTACTTCTGATATTAATAATTTCATTACAGCTAAGATAAGTAAAGATAAGTAGACAGGATTTACTAAAACCTCTTTAGTAGATAATACTGTGGATATTAAAGCTATCAAGTATCCTATGGTATGGTCCCAATCATTATTTACTAACTCTGGATTGTTTAAATACGATAAGCAGGGAAATATAATTGCAGATGCGCAGGCTAAACAGTCTTTAAAGATAGTAATTGATAATCTTACTGCCATTAGAACTGCATTTTAGAATCGTAAAGGTATATTAAAGGTAGGTGATAGAAATGTAGATCTACACATACCTATGAATCAAGAATGGCTGAAAGATAGAATAGTAAATTATCTTCAAGCAGTAGGTATTGGAATAGATAAACCTACTATCAATAGAATGTTATTATCTGGAGATTATGGAAATCCTAAAGCTGATTCTTATACTTTATTGAACTCTTTCGTAGTAAATATAAACAACTTTGGAGGTTTAGATAAGATAACAGAAGTACTTAATACTATTCATAATGCTATAAAGATTGACAATACTATAGGAGATATCATCATATCTGGTAAAACTGTATCACCTAAATCAATCTGGAGTAATGTAGGTTATGTTAAAACATTAGCTAATTACTATGCATTTGTACATGCTACAGATAAGGGGTTAAGTAGCTATGGTCCTGATGGTAATACTTACTATATGGTGTCGTAGAATAACTTCGTGAAAGATAGAGTACACGAGATGATAACTGATCCTTAGGTACTAGCGGATCTTAATTCAGTAAACTATAACCAACATTCTATTATATTAAGTGCTATCAACGGAGGTAATAAGAATATACAAGTAGAAACGTTAATCAACTTTAAAGACGAAACTTCTTACGATGCTGGTAGAGATTACTTTAAGATCACAGATAGAGAGGATTATATTGCAAAAATGACAGCTGTTCTTAATGACAGAATAATCTTCCCTACTGTAGCTGATAAAAAAACTTATCATTTTCTAAGAGGTATAAAACTACCACACGAAAGGATTAATTTCAATGTGACTCCTCAGGGTACTTACGTAGGTTATGGAGAACAAACTATTGATATACTGATGGGTTACTGTCAAGATGAACTTAGCCAGATAGAACTATGTTTACGTCAGATAGATGATGATCCTGCACATTTTGATAAAGAAACCGGTGTTCACTATAATGAAGACGGTACAATTAATAATGATTGGTTAGAACCTAGTAGAAGAATAAAGAATTTCCATACTCCTAATACTTACAAATATACAGATAAACAAGGCAAGAAGCATACTGTTAAACTTGAAGGTAATGGAGCTAGATTCTTGTTCCTAACAGGAATTTACGCTAATGGTAAATTCATAAACTTCAATGATCCTAAGAAATCTGCTAAGGAATGCCTATAGTTAGCTAAAGATTATTTCTTTAACGCTCCTAAAGATGCTCAGAAGATATTCTTAAGCGACCTTATTAATCGTAGAGTAAAAGAAGAAGTAGAAACAGCTAAGAAACTAGGTATTATTACAGCTAATGATAATAATAGTATATGGAGTTTACGTAATTAGTTACTTGATGATACTGAATTATTAGAAAGAACAAAAGCATATAACAATGTAGATGCTTCTAATGCAGAAGGATATGCTATATGGGATCTGCTTGCTGACTATACTGTTAATAGTATAATATCCATAGTAGAAATAGAAAAGTTATTTAATGGATCTCCTGCTTATTACAAAGTAAAATATGATAGAAACGGTATAGTAGATATATCTGTAGATAAGATCAAGCGTTTGGGAGCTCTTACTTCAACTGGTCTGAATAACAGATTGGACTTCAATAATGATCCTATCAGACAAGAGTATGTTGTTGCTGAACTAAAAGATCATGAAATTCAAGATAAACAGTACTACGAATATGAAAGACTATTTACCAGAGGTAATATCAAAGAAACTATTCAAGAGTTAGAAGGAGAAGATGCTTGGAATAAAGTAAAAGATCTAAGCATACAGGAAATAGAAAAAATATATCCGAAAGCAGTTAAGATAGCTAAAGATGCAGCTAAAGTGGAAGTGGCTGGTTATAAGGAAGGTATTAATGTTGCAGATGCTGCTGTTTATATCAGTCCTATAATGACTAGAGATCTTCTTAGAATGCGAGGAGAATGGAATGCAGACGTTAAAGAGGCATTCGACATACTTACTAATGAAGATACAGCAGATAAATGGGATTCAGATCCGGAACTGTATGTTAAAGCTAATAAAGTAGTACTGAACGCTATGAAGTATATGGCTTTTGGTACTAGATTCAATGAGATTAGTGGTCTTGGTATACCGTATTTCAATAAAATGGCTTTATTCCCGTTATTTAAATCTATAGCAACAGGGGATATTAGAGCTTTATATGATAGGATGATGGATCCAGATCCAGATAAGAGAGTAGATATGGTAATGTTTGACTCTGCTGTAAAAGCTGGTTCTAGAGCTCCTATGAAAGCTTATAGAGAAGCTAAAGACAGTGAGATAGAATTAAAAGATGGATAGACAACCTTATCTGCTAGCTTAACTGACTAGATAATTAGTGGTGAGGGAAATACTCTTAATGATTTCAATAATCTAGTTACCTATAAATAGAAGTTCAAATATTTGCGTCAACAGTTAGCGACTAATCCTCATACACACGAAGAACAGATGGCAGGTACTCAGTTTATGAAAGTAAACCTATCTAATATTCGTATGAATGATATGTATGGTAAGGAAGGAGAACAGGTATCTGGTAGAGAAATAAAAGAAACCGTAATGGGAGCATTAAACAAACTGTCAGATATAGGAAAACAACAATTATCTGATGAATTGTTTACTGAGGATGGTAAAGTAAATATTACCAAATTAGGTACTATGCTATATCAAGATGCTAGAGAATCAGATGCTAACGACAATGTATTGTCTGGTTTAAAAACTAAAGATGATGCATTTGTTATACCTTTGTCAGCTTTATCAGATAATAAATGGATAGAGAGCAGATTCATATCTATGATAAATAAAAAGATTATAGATGTTCAAATGCCTGGAGGAGCGTTTATCCAAAGGTCTGCATTTGGTCTTGAAGCTACTGCTACTAAAGTCATCACTCCAAATATGATAAACAATGGTGCAGCTCTTAAGATGAATAATGAAGAAGGATCTATGGATTCTGTAGTAAGTATTAATCTATTCAAACACATTATACCTAACTACAGTAAAATGACCTTTAGACAAGCAAGACAATGGTTATTGGATAAGAAGATTATAGGACCAGACGCTACTGCTAATTCTATAGGTTATCGTATTCCTACCCAATCTATAGCATCTATATCTGCATTGAGATTTGTTGATGTATTCCCTGAAATAATGGGAGATACAATTATGCTACCAGAAGGATTTACTAAACTTACCGGTTCTGACTTCGACATTGATAAGTTATATGTTGCAAGATTTGCGTATAATAAGCAAGGAGAAAAGATAACTAGGAGTGAGAATTCTAGCATAGAGGAAGCAGCTAACTCCTATAAGAACGACATGCTAGACGCGTATATGAAAGTTCTCCTTACTAAGGATAATTTCAATTCTCTTAAGCTTTCTATTGATAATGCTACTGAAAATACAAAAGAGGTACTTAGAGATATAGAAAGTAACAGAAGTACACATTATGCGCAACCGTTTGAAGTATATACCCCTACCTATCAAGAAGCTAGAAAAGCAGAGTATACTGGTGGTAAGGCAGGTATTGGTCCATTTGCATTGAATAATGCTCACCATATTCTTACATAGTTAACTAATTTGAAGATGCAAGAGAATGAATTTACTAATGCATTACAGATTACGGACCTTGGCAGAATATATGACTATCCTACGGAAGATCAATAGAAGGGTGGTAGAATATTAGACTGGTTGTCAGCTATGATTAATGGTTTTGTAGATATTGCTAAGGATCCGTATATCGTACGTCTTAATGTTAATCCATGGACTTATAATATGGTTAACTTCTTACTTCGTACAGGTAAAGGTAAATGGACATTTTACTTTGTAGGTCAACCTATCTTTAAGGAAATAGCGGAAGAAGTAGCTAAAACTAAAGGTAAATATGGTGTAGATAGAACCAAAACTCCTACTCAATTAGAGAAAGAAGCTATCAAGAGAGTGCTAGATAAATATGATCCAACAGGTTCTCATAGATCAAGATATCAATTTATAAATACAAAAGATGATCTGAAGGCATAGGAGTATGGAGATCTGTTTAAATCGCACGGACCTACTTCCTATACAAGAGAACTACTGTTACATCCAGAGAACTTCGAATTCAATAGAGAGTAGATCAAGATGTATTATGCGTGGTTAGCTCTTAAACCATATGCGGATAGTTTGGCAGATCTAGTAAAATATTCCAAAATAGATACCAAAAAAACGGGTAAAACATTTGCTGAACAGCAGGTATATTATAATGGAATGCAAGATCTAAAAGAAAACGGAATGTTTGCAGAAGGTGAAGTAGAGAGATTCTATAATGAAACGTTTATCCAAACTAAAACAGACAACAGTATACCTTTTGGATCTAGTATATTTGAGAACCTGTTATTTAGAAATACTAAAACATTTATAAATCAATATAATACAGCATTATCATTACTTGGTAGAAAGAATAACGCTAATGCTAAGCTACTCAGCCCTATTATATCTGGGATGGAAGCATAGATAAAAACTGAATTCTTTAACCAGTTTATAAAAGACAACGACATAGATGTAGAAGGAATGTTTAGGGGCAATAATACTATTGCTAAGAGATTAAATAAGTTTAAAACTATGATACTTAGAGGAGATGAACGTTATAGATATCTCTTAAATCCTAATGGTACTATTGCTAATGATTTCTTAGAATATCTAATACCTAATATCAATAATGAAGGAATTGACTTTGTAGATACTTCTGAATTACTTAGTGCTGATCAAGTATAGGCTAACAATTTGATTAACTACTGGAGAGAATTATTAGATGATCCACTTCCAGAAGTAAAAAGACTAGCTAGAGATTTGGCAGTATATGCTTTTTACACATCTGGAGATAACTTCGCTATGAACTCGTTCTTCTAGTATCTACCGAATAGTTATAGACAATAGATTGGTTATACTGAGTTTGTACAAGGTAAATTAGATCAATTGATAAATGAATCTCAACTAGGATACACTAACAAAGATGATCTGTTCTTGAATAACTGGACAAATGATATGTTAGTAAAACCAGTAGAGAGAGAAGGCGGTAAGTTAGGAATGCCATTCTTGTCAGTAGGTTTAAATGAAGAGTCTACTCCTAATATTATAGTAGGTAGACGTATAGGTTCTGAAAGATCTGATATTACGCCTATTAACTGGGTAAAGGTAACTATGCCAGATGCAAGAGGAAGAATGGTAACAAGAGCTTATCCTATCTTCCCTCCGTATATCAAGATGTAGGATGGTAAAGGATATGACACCAAGAATTGGCATGTATATACTCTTATAGGTTTCTAGGATTAGATAGAACTAGACAGCAATAATAAGCCTACCGGTAATATACTATATACTCCGATATATGGTCTAGTGAGTAAGAAAGGATACAAGCAAAGAGGTCATACTATAGTAGAATATGGTAGAAAGACTCAATTTGATTTCAATATGGAGAATGAATGGAACTACAAAGAAGCATTAGAGAATCCTACTGCATTAGCAGATATGGCTTCACAGATGTAGAAACCAGATTGGGAACAGATGACAAGAAGTATTCATATTATAAGTTCATTACCAAGTTACTCTGGAATGAATTATGCGTTATAGGAACAAGAAAGAGTATATATGGAAGATTCAGAAGTATTAGAAGAAGATGAAGTAAAAGGCGAAGTTCTTGAAGAAAAAGAAGAACCATCTACTATAAATATATATGCAGGAAGTAACGAAAATGCAGATTTAAGCAATTTTGCAATAAGACCTTTTAAATCAGAAGTAGATTGGTTTAGAGATGGAAATAAAACTGTAGAAGAGTTTTATTCAGTAGAATAGTTCTTCTAGTCTTTAAAATTTGCATATTCAGATAATCTTAAAACTTAGAAAGGGGGCTAGTTTAATACTGATTTATGGGAACAAATACTAGAATCTAAGAATGGTAGTGAGATAAAACGACTAGGAAGAAGATTTATAAATTTCGATTCTAATTCTTGGGATAAGATCGCTGATTAGATAATGTATAAAGGAATATTAGAATCATTCAAGCAGAATCCAGAAGCTTTACAGAGATTGTTAAACACTGGAGAAGCTGTACTTACACACGTTCAAGATAAGACTAGATGGGGCAACGAATTTCCAAAACTATTAATGAGAGTAAGGGACGAATTAAGATCTCAAACTTTAGATGCACCTTTAACTGGTACAGATTTAATGTCTCTTTATGAACAAGGTAATAAAAGAATAAGTGAAGTATTGGATCAAATGGAAGATCTAACAGCAGATGAAAGATAGTCCTATTTAAATGAATTTGCACAATTTATGGCAAACGAAAATGTGAATACTCAAGATAAACTTGAAGAAGCTCTAAGAAAATTCATATGTAATTTATAATAACCGGATAATATGTATAAATGTCCAAACAAAAATCTTCCAGAGTGGAAGGAATTAGAAAAAGTTGTACCAGAAGTTGCATATACTATCTGGGATATGAATAACGGTCATGGTATAGATAAGGCTCCGAATGGGGAGCCTTCTATATTATTTTAGAATCTTCTTAAAGAATTCGAAAATGATAGAGATAGAGCTATAAGAACTAAAGCAAGAATATTCTCCAAGAGCTTCTAGGACTCTATAGCTAATTATACTTTAGATGAAAACGGGGAACCATACATACAGGATATAATCAAAGAAGATACCACTACTTATGATAGTGCAGATTATATAATACCTAGCGACGATGAATTGAGAACTCTAAAGGAAATATCTGATGTATATACGAAGATATAGAAAGGTTTAAAAGATCGTCTTAATGCCATTAAGAGATATTCTAGTAAAAATCCAAAAGTATGGAGAGACTTACAGAATCTAATACAGAAATTGTCTAATTCTGAGACAGAGCAAGGTATAATATAGTTTCTTGAGCATGTTCGAGATTCTTTAAAGGATAGTTAGAATTTCTTGAGTAAACCGATAGACGAAATTAACGCTAAGTAGATAAGACAGTTATCTAATGATTACGTAGGATTCTATAAACCTCTTATTGATAATATTTAGTATATAATCGACACTACCGATATATTTAAGGATTAGGATAATTATTAGGATATCATCAATCTAGCTAAAAATATGGCTCAATCTATTAGTACTGTTAACAATAAGTTTATGAATGTATTAAAGAGTAAAGGTTATAGTTATTTGTCTTAGTATTTAAGACAACAAGGTATGCCTGACAATATGATATAGGATACTATAAATTGGCTAGATGATCCGAAACATGATTCTAGTATATTTATGAACTGGTTTGGAATGGCTACTAACAGTAATAATGGAGTACAACAGGCTATTGCTAAAATGCTTAATGACGTTAAGAATGCTACAGATAGAGAAACACTGGAAGTAGGTATTAAGTTAGTTAAAACTCTGAATGAGGCTAAACAAAAATATGGTTCTGATGTTCAAAAACTGTTATACGAAAGAGATGAACATGGTAGATATACAGGATTACGAGTAAAGCCACTAAACTGGGGCAAGTTGAACAAAAATAGAAAAGAGTATCTAGAAGGACTAGCAGAAGAATTAGGTATTAAGAAAGATTCTAACGGTTAGTATGAAATACCATTCAACGAATCTATACAAAAGAAGTGGTTTGATGGAATAAATAAGTGGTATAATAAAAATGCAGAAAGAAAATATAAATCTGAATATTATAATCTACGAAATAAATTGTTATCTCCTAAGACAAGAGCCGCTCAAGATGAAATACAGCATTTCATAGATAGTATAATTAGCCCTATTACTATAGATGGTATAGAATATGATAATCTACTTAGTCCCTCTGAATTTAATCAGTTATAGGAATTACGTAAACAGAAGAGACTATTAGCCAATCCTTATAACTTAGATGGTAGTGAAAAAACTGGTGACGATGCAATAATAGCCAAAGAACTTACTGCATTTAATGAAGAAGTATCAAAACACATTAAATATGATGTGGACTTAGACAGTTACCTTAGAGATAGAGCTAAAGTAATCAAGAGATATGGAGAAGATTCAGAGGAGTACAAGTTATGGGAAGAACGAAACACTATAGAACGGTATAATCAGGCGTTTTACGATAGAATAGAGGCTTTAGACAGACCCATACAAAGTGAAGACTATAATAAATTGACTGATCGTAGAAGAGCTATACTATCCATATATAAAGATGCTGGAACAGGTAAGATAAATGTAGACAGTATGTCTGATGCAGAAAAAAGAGATCTGTTACAGCTAGATTAGGATATCGCTAACTTATATCAGTACAGTGCAGAATAGAGAAAAGAAGCCATTGATAAATTTTCTGATTTTGCAGAAATGGCTCTTACAGAACAATATTATAAGGATATGGACCAAGCTAGAAAAGTTGGAGGAGACGCCTATAATACATGGTTCTATAATAATCATTACGAAGACAAACGTGGTGTAATGCGTCCAGCATCATATTATACAGAACTTCGACCATTACCACAATTAATGAATCAATACAAAGAGAGGGTTCCTAACAGCAGATATTCCAAAATATCTCCTAAATCAGATTGGTATAATGCTAACTGGGATCCTGAAGGACCTGCTATTCAACCAAATAAGAAATTATATGATAATAGTAGGGCTTATAATGAAATGTCTGGTAAACCTGAAGTAAAAGCACTGTATGATTAGATAGAACAGATAATGGAACAGGCTAATTCATACGTATCTTTTATGTAGTTCGCGAATGATAGTAGAATGCCCTAGATTCCAGCCAGATTTATGCAAGCACTGAATCGTAAAGATGGTATGCTAGCAAAATTAGGCTATACGTTCGAAGATTTTGCAGTTACTAAAGATGATGATCTAGATTTCGTAGAAGAATTCTCAACGATGCCAAATGGAGATCCTATTAAAGTAATACCTACTAGATTTATTAAAATGCTAGATGATACTAACATTATATCTACTGATGCGGTAGCTGCTGTAGTGTAGTATTATAACATGGCAGCTAACTATAAGAACATGTCAGAGAAACAGGATGAAGTAGAGCTACTATTAAATCTATTAAAAAATACATCTATCAGAACTAGGAAAGAATTAAAAGGACCTGGGTCAACTAATGTATATAAACAATCTCAACTACTAGTAGATAGACTTATGTATGGTAGAAATAAGTCGCCTTTAACTGCCAATGTGTTTGGAAAAGAATTAAATATAGGTAAATCTTTAGATATAGTTAGAGGTTTTGTTACTAAAGTAAACTTATCAGGTAATCTATGGTCTATAGGAACTAGTTTCTTTACAGATGCAACTTATACTACATTAGAAGCTAAAATGGGAAGGTATTTTGATCTTGAAGATTTAAGATTTGCGTAGAGTGAGTTCTCAAGAGAATTACCTAGAATGATGGCAAATATAGGTAATCCTGATCCTAAAGGAAAACTGCCGTACTTACTTATGCTAAATCAAGTAGTAAAAGAAAACCAGGAATTATTCGATAGACTGGATGAAAGTTAGGTTTTAAGGTCTATAAACTAGAATTTCTGGTTTGCGGGATATACTTAGGCAGATTATACGGTTAAAAGTCATACGGTAATAAGTATCTATCATAATTATCGTTTCGTAGATGGTGAAGGATTTTTGTCTAAAACTTAGTATGTAGATAAATTCTTTCCAAATGATAGAAAAGCAGGGGAAGTAGCATTTAAATAGTTAAAGGTTACATTATATGATGCTTATATAAGTAATGATAGCGGTGATGTATCAGTAGATCCCAAGTATAAAGAATATATTACTGATAAACTACTGAACGATGTTAAAAATCGAATTCAAATTCTTAGTAAGAGAATAGACGGTACTATAAGAGAAGTAGACAAAGCAGCAGTACATGCTAATTCTATTGCATCCTATACTGTTATGCACCGTAACTTTATGGTTTCGGCATTACATGATAGATTTAAGAAAAAGCAATATAACTTAGATTTAGGTACTATTGAAGAAGGTTATTATCGTGTTACGGGAAGATTCTTATAGAATATAATAGGAAATAGGCATTTTGCTCTTACACAGTTGCTAGCTGATTATGATAACATGTAGGAGTATGAACAGTATGCTGTTCGTAGAGTATTGTATGAGTTATTGTTAGTAGCAGGATCTACTTCTGTAGCAGTTACATTAGCAAGTTTAGTAGATGGAGACGATGATTACGATATGTGGTTGACTCAAGCAGTTACATATCTTGCAATGAGATCAGCGTTCGAATTTCGAACTATGTACAACCCGTTTGAATTAATGTCTTTAATTAAATCTCCTACAGCTGCTCTTACTTGGTTTGATAATGCCTCTAGTTTCATTAATCTTGTCAATCCATTTTCTTATATAGGAGATAGAACTCCATTAACTATAATAGATAGAGGTGTGTATAAAGGTATGCCGGTTATACTTAAGAATATAATCAAAGTAACTCCATTTAGAAGTATATTTGAAGCGCAAGATCCAAAATCGAAACGAAATTATTTATAGAATCAATTAATGAACTTCTAAGTTTCTATCTAAATTATCAATTCGTTTATCATACAGAAAAAAGGAAAGCCTACTATTTCTAGTAGGCTTAATTTTTACTCGGATCTTGTTAGGTAATCTAAGTAAGCATAATAGTCTTCTTCTGGCAGTTCTGCTTCTATAGGTTCACCAAATCTATAGTCAAAGTAAAACAACCGCAATGCTAGTTCTGGTACTGGCACGTTACTCCAAAACTTATTTATCTCTAGCTTTGCAGTTAAGCTAAATGCTTTACCACAAGATTTTAGACTATTAATATCTTTTTTATATTTTGGATTACTAAAACAATAAACAATATAATGCTTATGTTCTATAGTAATGTAAGTAGTATTATAAATCGTATCTAACTTTTTGAATTTGCAATATCTGTCTACTGACTCTCTAGTATTTACAGAGCTATCATAAACAAGAAAGACCTTATCTTCTAAATAAGGTCTATTAATATCACTGGTATATGCATTTACAAATCCACTTTCTACAGTTAGATCCCTCCATGTAATGTTATCATCACATAGAGGGACGATATAAATACTCACATCATTTAAGTTCTTCAGTTCCATTATTCTCGTAATATTCACGAGTATGGTCCCAATTTCCTGTCTGATAATGATATGATATTTCTGTCAACGCTTCTGATATTAGGTCTTTACGGGCCAATAACTCTTGTTCGTTTAACATGTTAAATACGCGTATCTCATTATTACCATTACTTTGGATAGCAATGATATACGCTTCGAGATCATAGTCTTCTATATCGTAACCTTCCTCTTTCATATACCAAGTAAGAGCGAGTATATAGAAGGCTATTTGTCTATAATAATCATACTCTTCTACAGAGTGTTTGAAGTTATAGACATCAGCAGTTGTTTTCAGGTCAATGAGTACAATTTTACGTTCTGCATGATCAATTTTAACTCTATCTAGCAGTGATTTACACATGACCTTTTGTTTCTCGGCTTCCCAGTTGATATGAAATTCATTATGGCATTCAATACCAGGCTGGTTTTCAAGCAACTCTTTTGCTTTAATGTGATTATATATATTCTCTTTAATGCGTTTTAGCATTGTAAGATCTGCGAATGATATAATCTTATACGTTTGATTCTTATTTAAGAACTCAATGTATTCAGCAAATTTGAGCTGTAATTCTTTTGCTTTTTTCAACATAGCATCTTTTGACATATTATTGCCAGAGTAAGATGCTTTGTACGCATTTATAAGTTTATCTTCTTCTAGTATTTCAGTAGAATTGAAGTAAGCTTCACAGAAAGCTAACTGTTGAGTTGTCTTGGGTTTCTCATAATCAATTATCATATAATTCTCCCAAAACTCTTCAGGTTGAAGTAGGTACATGTGAATCATAGTTCCTTTATCAAGATACTTACCACTAATACCTTCTTCTTTACCATCAAGCATATCCTTGAGGTATCGCGGTCCTTTCTTTAAGAACCACCCGATTGCTGAATTTGATATTCGCGTGTTATCTTCATAATACGGAATTTCTATTTTCATGCTGCTAAATATAAATCGGTTTCAACTTCCATGTTTGTATTCCATGGGATCTCGTCTTCTATATCCTGACGAATATGTTTAGACATCTTGTATATGACTATCATTAGAAATAAAATCATGATTTAGAATATGGATTCATTTGTAACGAATTCAGAATCATCTTCTTCATCGTTATCGGTATATTCTTTATCCTCATCAGATATCTGTATTTCGTTAGATACTGATCCGGTATCTTGAAAGGATACTTTGTTTTCCTCTTTTATTTCTTTAGTAGAAATATTCATATCTTTAGCTATTTGAGTTAAAGGCATGTCTTCAAAGAGAACAACTTCATCTAAGAATGCAGAAATATTATCAAATGATTTTACTTTCATATATTCGTTAATGAAGTTCACAACTTCATCTATATTCTTAACTCCTTTATCTTCTGCCATATAGCGTACAAATACAGAGTTAGAATTAGCTTCATACTGTTTGAAATAACGAACACGTGAGCATCTATCAAAGAAGTTTTCGTCTATCTTTTCTGCTCTATTACAAGTCATTAATACAAGTTTCTTTGCTGTTGACTCTACTCCATCCAAGAATCCTAATAGATCCTTAGTTTCCCACCAATAATCGTTCTTCTCAATTTCATCAAACATAATTACTACAGGAGTAGTAAAGTTTTTGAAGAATGCACTTAGTTTATCAGCAGGATAATCAGTTGCAACAACAATAATAGGTAGATTACTTTCTAAGGCAATACGTTTAGAGAGCATTGTTTTGCCTGTACCTTTAGTACCAGCAAGTAATACACCTGTTGTTTGGTTAGAACTTTCAGAATTGAAATAAGTAAGCACACGGTTGATAAAGTTATTATCCTCATCTAGCTTATACAGTTTCTTTGGCATATTCAAATCACCATTTTCTACTAGATAAGATTTTCCTTCCATACGATTAAATTTCAAATCGTATACTTTACCTTTAATAAGTTCATATGCTAATCCTTCTAACTTCGGTTTAACTGTGATCTCATTACCTACTTTAATAAATTCTGCCATAACTTCTGTTTTTATGTTTTTAGTTTGTCGATTAACTCATCGACTTGTTTCTACGTGTGTACAACATAGAACGCTGTTTTAGGTTCATGTGTGTACAAATAATAGTTAAATAACTTTTCACGCAAAGGCCAGGCTTCATTTGGAAAGCCTTTGCATTCAATTACGAAACCTTTACCGACAAAGTCTGGTAAATAGGTCATCGGTCTGTACCTTTTGTTTCCAAAAGTAAAAGCTGGAAGAAGTTCGTATCTGTGCTGCTCATAGTCTGCCTAGATCTTTGCTTCTTTCAGCTTTTTATATGTATAAGTTTCTAATTTACTTCGGAATTTTATTCCATCGTACTCATTAGGAGTTGCATTCCTTACTCGTCCCTATTTCTTCTTTTGCTTCATCTGCTATATCTGATAGGATTACTTTACATTCTCCAAGTATTGCTGCAATTTTGTCAGCTATCTCAAGGTCTTTCGGAAACAATACTCCATTAATACCTATACTTAATGTAAGACCTAATGCAATAAATGTGTTTCCTACTAGTTTAAATGGAAATGCTACAAGTTTACGTAACGCGTAAGAAAATTTATCTGTTTTACTCATAATTGTTTTGTTAACCAGTTCTTTACTTTTTCAAATCCATTAGCTTTAATAGCATCAGATATATCTTTTGCTTTAAATCTTTTGTGGACTAACATACCCTCTAAGCCTGTTTTTTGGCTCATTTTACGGAGATATTTCACTCCAGCTTCATCTCTATCAAACATTATAATAATACGTTTAAAACGCTTCTTTAAGTACTCTAAGACATCATTTGGAATAAATGTTGATTCAGATGAAGGCGAAATGGCAGGTATTCCCATTTCATATAGACACATGACATCCTTCATACTCTTAGTGATTATTAGGATATCACCTTTCTTTGGTAGTTGCTTATAACCTTGAATATCATATTCAGTAAGGTTATTACGCCACTTTGTATATTTATCTGCTAAAGGTTTATATATCTTAAAATGATTATAAACCTTATAAGCATACATTGGATTATCTTCTTTATAAATGCTTTTTACTATGCCATTACATAGGTAGTACTTTATACTACTTACTCCGAATTTCTTTAGAGTTTCTACCGATATATTAAACTGCTTCCAGTAATTGATGTCAGTTTCAGTGAATTCCTGACGTACAACACCAATTACTGTTTCAGTTGACGGTATGTATTGCTTAGAGCTAACTAATTGCGTATCATTAGTAATCTTAAGTCTACTTACTATATCTTTAAGTATATCTGAATAGTTAGTAATACCTGTGTAAAGCTCTATAAACTTTATTACATTACCACATTCTCCAGTGCCATGATCTTTGAAGAGTAATTGCTTAGTCTTTCTACTATAAAAACAACCAAATGATGGTGTTTTATCTTTCCTTAAAGGAGAGTTATAGATCATGCCTACTTTAAAATTACCTATATACGCAGCATATATATCATATTCTGTTACTCTAGCTAATATCCATTCTAGAGTAATACCAAAATTATCTTTTACTTTACTTGTGTCGTAAACCATGATATATATTATTTAGTGGCAGTGTAGAGATTCGAACTCTACATTAACTAAAAGATGTATCCTTCTTCTAATTAAACCATATCCCTGATACTCCGGGACTGCCATATAAAACGTAGGTTGCATACTATTTCGAATCACTCATTTTTCATAGTGCGGTATGCTAACCTACGTATTCCTAGCTTATGCCCTAGGTGGCAGCTGTTTTAAGTACGATTAGAACGGTAGATCGTCTGCTGGATCATTACCTACAGACAGTTCATCTACTTTAGTCTCTTTATCGGCAATTACTGGTTTAGTAAACATGTCGATAGAGAGTTTTGTAATCATACTTTTATTTTCTGGATTTGTCTCTTTATCATAGAACCCTTCTGGAATATCCATAGGTTCAATTACTGCATAAGAAACATATGAAGGCAAGGTTGTGTAACCTTTATCATTATAAGTAACCTTCAATTTCAACAAGATATTCTTATTAGCAGCATTTAGCATAGCAATAGCCCAATCGGAGAACTCCTTATAGCTACTACCATTGAAGTTAATCAATTCTTTTGGATAGAAACATTTCAGTACACGCATAATACGGGTTACCTGATTAGTAATCTTACTCTGACTTTGTTCTTCAGTCTCTTCAGGTTTAATGTTTGGTTCCCATTCAGTATGTAACAATTCCTTTCCGTCTTTTTCAAAACGGAGCTCCATAAAGTTTTTACCAGTAGGAGAGGTTGCTGCTCTCGCACCAGTAAATTTCACATTATCGTGTATACCAGCTTCGAGAAACTTGCTATTCTTGTTACTATCTGTTATTACTATCTTGCTTGCTAATTCTGTACTGTAAATCATAATTTCTTTGTTTTGTATGTTATTCTTCAGGTAAGAAAATACGATCCATATGGAACGTAATATTATTATTTTCATCACTTTCTGCAACAACAATATTCTTACCTCTTAGATGTGGTGCTCTTGCTTCTCTTACTATATTACTACCACCTTCAAATGAAATGATAGTTTCGTTTTTCTTACGATAAACATATCCAATAGCATCTGCTTCACCACAGATAATGTCTCCTAATCTACCAGTAAGGTCAAGTGTCATTTCTGACATCTCTTGTCCTTCTACATTTATCTGTTTATCTCTCGTATGAGCAATCAATATAAGATGATCACTTAGATCTCTGAACAAGTCGATTACCTTTTTCACAGCCATTCTAAGCCACATATAGCCACTACCATTAGGTAGAGTACGAATGTCTGTTCCTTGATAATTTTTTCCTTGATTCGTGCTTTTATAAAGCTGTATGGCATAACCCATACATATCTCCTCTAGTCGAGTTGCATTATCTATAGTAATATACTTATACGGCTTCTTACCCGTACGACTAATCTCTTCTTTAATTGCTGTAACAATATCTCCAAAGTCTTTTACAGATCTTGCTTGAATAACTAAAGCAGACAAAGCCTGGTAACCGTTTTCCAGGTCGATAATCAGATTGTTCTCTAGGGCTGCCATAAGACAGGATTTACCTGCCTTAGGCTTTCCGTAGAAAACGGCAAACTTAGGATTACATACCTTTGCTTCGGTTTTTTCTTTTGGTAATACAATCATAAAGCTAATTTATTTCTTGTATTCCGCGTTTCTGGTAAACTCTGACAAATTCTGATAAGTACGGAATCTTAATATCTTATTTAGAACAAACCACTATTCTTCAACTTAATTGTGATGTCAATAATGGTTTTCTTTGTTTTCGGTTTTAGGTGATTCAGAGAACCCGGTGTAATAGGAATTACATCGTAGCCAATCTGAACAAAATTATCGAAGATACGAATCGGAGTACCGAACTCGTCTTCAAAGTCGTAGTCCTTAGCTGTTGTACTAAGAGCACTCATGAATTTGAAGAACTCATCCTCCAAGTCGCTAATATTAAACGGACATTTTGTTCCAGCAGGGCAAGAAATTGTATCCAGATAATAGTAATCAAAGATTTCTTTGTCTTCTTTCTTTTTACCCAGCCAAGGATAAGCGTTCAATATTTTATCAGCAAGAATATTCTTGTTGTTAAAAGCACTAGTATTGTTTTTCTTCGGTAATGTAAATGAATATTTTGTAATCATAATTTTCAGCCTTTAATTGTTATTACTAAAACGAAATCTTCTTTGCAGGTTCCGTATTCTTTAGCGTTTCAATTAAATTATTGTATTTTAAATCATTGTCAAACTCTAGAATTGCGCACTCTCCAGCATCTCTATTCTTTAAGATGTGGAGATATACTTTATTCTTAACTAGTAGACGATTTGGTCCATATTGCTGTATATTGAGCAATTCCGGTCTGTGAATACAGATAACGTAATCTGACGCGTGAAATATAGTATCCGCAGAAGAAATATCACTACGCATTGGATAATGCATAGATGGATTGTTAATCCTATCAGGAGCCTCAATGTTTCGGTTCATCTGTGATAACTGGATTATAGTAGTATTAGGGTACTTTTTAACCCTAATAAACAGTTTCTGTAAATCCGAAATCACTTTCAGTGCAGATTCTTGACCTTCTACAAGTAAGGTATGGTCTAGGATAATAATAAATTTCTTATCCTTAGCATAATTCTCATAGAAATAATCAATAGTAGAAGCTATTTCTCCAACCGTCCCAGGTGTATCTACATAATATATCTGGTATGATTTTATTTGTTGAGATGCCTCCTCAACTTCTGCTAATGTTTCATCTGCAAGATCCTCATTAGCACTGTATAGCTGTGCAGTAGTTTGCCTTAACTTACTACTTAATTTTCTACCTACCTGCCTTGAACTTAACATCTCAAATGAGAAATTAAGTACGACGACATCCTGATCTGGATTTAGGTCTATTAAATCAGTTTCTAACGTATTAACAAACGATGATTTACCACTACCTGATATACCTACTATAGTATATATCGTATTTGGTTCAATACCACCCATACAATGTGTATTGAACTTATTCCATCTTGTCTTAAGAGATTGAATCTGATGATTCTTTCTCTCTCTGATATACTCTACTGCTTCATTAGCAGCAGTAGAGATATGACGGAAAGTAAGTGTATTAGTAGAGTTCTGGTCCATAACTATTACTAATTACAGGTTCCTCTACTTTCATTTGCTCCTCGTAAGTTTCCCACTCGTGCTGAGTGAGCCATTTCCACATAGTCTTCATATAACCTATTTTACCGGTTAGCATTTTATTATCTATCTCAAAAGATAAACAATTCATTATATGCTGATGCATAGCTCTGCTTTTACCGACTATTCGATTATATTCCTTCCTACATTTGTTCACATTAGCCCTCAAGAAACCTTTAGTTCCATCAGGTCTTATAACATAAACTGGAAATAGGTCATAGAATTCATCAAACATAGATTTATCTTCTTTTAGAAGTTCTTCTAGTTTTGCTGTCTTCTTTATGACTGTGGTATCGTCTACAGTGCTGGTAGCGATTAAACCACGAGATTCTAACTCTTGTATCTCTTCTTCATTAACTAGGCTGAGAAGTTTCTGAATGTCTTGATTGATGTTTTTGAAATCACTCAATACAAGTGTTAGGAATACTAGCTGATTAATAGATAAATTTTCAATCCTGTCAAGGATTGAGGTGTCTATTTCTAAAATCATAGTCTCATATATTATATGAGCTTACGGTTTCTGAAATTATCTGATAAAGCCTCTGTTAATCCCATAGGCTCATTTGTAACGGTTTAAGTTCTCTGATTATCTTATAGGCTTCCATAATGTAATACCTATAATTAATCTTTCTCTCTTCTATTGGTTTATCATCTAAGTAATTTAATAAAGTAACACCAGACGCAGTAAGCATATTCTGATACTGCCTTTCTTTAGCTGTATATCTTTGTGTGCCTACATAAGGTACATCGTATTCAACGATTTCACCTTCTTTATAACCTGTCGGTTTCCATTTCCATAAGTAAGCACCATTAGTACTTGCATAGAAACGGTTAGTTCTCTGTTGTTCTTTATTATTATACTCAACATGCCATTGTTTACCAGTCTTTTCAGACATTAAAAAGTCTTTAATATCTTGGCAACCTTTTATAGTTTCCTCTACTGATACTCCGTTCTTAAAAAAGTTTATTACTGCTTTCGGTATAATCTTCGAAGTTAGACCTTTCCCTAATTTCACAGTAGTAATAAACATACCTTTCTCTTTTACTGAATCATCTTCAGCAATAGCGAAATAGTCATTTATAGTATATTGATACATAGCTTTGAAACGTTCTTCTTCAAGTGTTAGCTTAGTAAGTTGTTCCCAATCACGACAAACTTTGTTTACTTTAGAATATACATCTTTCTTAAGTAAGACGAATAAACCATCGGTATTTGCCTGGACGATTCGACATCCTAGTTGGGTAAGTTTCTCTGCTAGCATTAGTAATAGTAACTGTCCATTTATTCTAATTTGCATTACAGCAAATGGACTATAACAGAAATTATGCTCATTCTGCAAGTTACCTGACAAACCATTAAGAGCTAGCTTTAAGGTTTCATTCTTGACCTTATTGCCATTGTGTTTTGCTTCGATACGCTCATCTTTAATCTGCTTGTATACTTCTAGGAATTCTGGACCTAAATGTTTAGGATAGAATCCATATTCTATTAGCATACTTGGATATAGAGATGCAACATCTATATCAATGAGCAATTCGTCTTCTTTCGGAATTATTATTTCTGGCTTATTCACTGAATGAATGCCACCAACTCCTACAGAATATTGTAATCCTTCAAATACGAACTTATTTTCATATCCTTTTCTTCCAGGAGATACTATTTGATTTTTCATATCATCTAGTACTCTTTGAAGTATAGGACTATCATACTTAATAAATGGTAATATAACGTCGTTTAATGGTATTACAGACATAGGAGATCTTAAGTCTTTAATATCCCACCATGTTAATCCTGTCTTTTCCAGATATTTCTGGGTTAAGATCTTCATACCAATGTTTACACCATCTTTACTAAGTACTCTTACTCCATATTCGTCTTCGATAGCGATCCTAAGATCAATATCTTTTTTGCATCTATTGAGTAACTCTTCAGTAGAATTAACATCATTAATATTATAATCAATCATTGAGTCTATTTGACTTTCAGGCAGATCAGCCTGCCAGTCTGCAACAAATTCCTGTACATTTTTGTACTGCATTGTTACTTGAATCTCCTTCAAACCTACTCTTAACTTATTACTGTATAACATAGTAAGTAAATCAAAAGAATCAAAACAAACCATGTATTTCCACTTTTTCCAAGCACTGATATCATCTTCGCTTGAATTAGTGATTACTTTACTTAGGTTAAATATAGACCTGCATATAGTCCTATAACCTTTGTATTTCATAGTATTATAATAATCTATTATATAGTTTATAATAGCGTTATCATAATGAAGATTATTATATCCACAGAATAGTTTATCAGTTTTAAACTGAATATCTGTAGTATAAAGATCTCCAAATGTATGGTTCGTATTTATAGTATGAAAGAACTCTACGAGCTCATCTAATTGATTGCTTCTGCAAGATATTTCAAATTTATGTAATTTACCTGTTTCTGTATTTTTTACAGTACAATGAAAGACATTGGGGAATACCTCAATATCATATACATAAACAATCTTATCTCGTATAATCATAGTTAATGGTGTTAAGTTTGTTCCCCTGGTCGGACTCGAACCGACATTTAGGAATTTTAGCCATTTAAACTACAGGGGTTCCAGCATATTGCCGCTTAAAGAATCAAAAATAATAAGTTTATGAAAAAAAATTTGCAGGCAAAGTTTAGGCGGCCTGCTTAGCCTGTTTCATTGAATAGACTTTTGCAATGCTATTGCGTGCAAAACCTCTATTCTTTTTGTGACGTCCGGTTCCTTTTTCAGGACATCTAGTGTTTCCTACCTTGTATGTACGAACATACTTGGTCTTAAACTCTACAAGGGAAGCTTTATACTTAGCCTTGTCTTCTTTACTTTGTTTTTTAGCGATTGCTCTATCAAGCTTGGCTGTAAGTACAATAGTATGCTTAATAGCATCTACGTCCTTATGTTTTAGTCCATGCTTAATTGCTTTAGTAAGCATAGCTTCTTTCGCTTTGAGTGTAAGAGCTTTTCTATGAGCTTTCTTTGCCTTTCTGCGTTCTTTTAGCTCATCACAGTGAAAGTCTTTAGGTTGAAAGTCAATCTTTGCAGATCGCTCACAAGCTTCACGAACTCTAGCATTTCTTTCTTCTTTCCATTTCTTAGGAACAATAGGTTTCTTTCCTGCTTCTTCGCGAGCTTTAGCTTCTTCTGCAGATACCAACATCTTGCATCCTTGCAAGCTTCTTCTGTCGTCTTTCCAGATATTTCTTAACTCAATTCTCTTTTTACTACGAGCTATTTTATAACGTGTATCTTTCTTATTCATATCTTGATAATATTATAATTAATAATTATGCTGCTGTTGCAATATTTGAATATTTCTCCTTTAATTCTTCAGGACTAGCCCATGAAAGAATAGTATCTTTAGGATAATAAGAACTTTGGTTAGTATCTAACTGGATAACAGATAGACCAGTCAAGCTGTCCTTATCTTCACTGTTCTTATACACGCTGCGGAATTTAGATTTCGCTACTTCTACTGCTTCTGTTTCGTTTTTAGCAGTGACATAATCAGTAAGAAAATCTATCTCCTTTTGCGGAGCTTCTTTACTTTGTTGCTTGATTATATAGCGATATTTCTTGCTTTCTTTCTGTAGTGATTTTTCTCTTTTCTCACCAAGAAAACCGGTCATAAGAGCTTCTATTTCATTCTTATGAGGTCTACTTGCAAGAAGTTCTGCTTTACGCTTCTTTTCTGCTACAAAACGCATTTTAATTTCCTCATCAGTTAAATTAACTGGTTTCGGTTGAACAAATAGCAAATTCTTAATACGACGAGTGAATTTCTTCTTCTCCTTTCTCGTATACTTAATAGTAGGATCGAAGCCAGCACTAGCTAAAATCTGTTTAATACGATCTTTCTTAGCCTGTTTAGCTGTTTTATTCGCCTGTCTTGCATTTTTACCTATATCTGTTGTATAGCTCTTCTGGCTAACGTTCCCAACGATATTAGTAATACTGACTTTCCCATCTTCTCCTTTAGTAATAAAGGGTGACGGACCCGGACTTCTAAATACTACTTCTGTCTTCTTTGAACGACGTAGTTTAGAACGGTTAGTTCTGGATAATTTTACTCCAGTTCTCTTATGTTGTACTTTTTGCTTTTTCATCTTGATAATGTTTTAGTAGTTAATACTAGCGAGCCCGAAGGCTCGCATTTTTTATGCCGCTAGGCAAATTGGTGCAGACTCTATATCTAGCTCTGCTTTTTCGTTAAAATCTTCTAGGTCTTTCGTCAGTTTATTGATCTCTAACTGAAGCTTATTCTTTAACGTACCAATGAAAGCAGAAGTAAGTTCTTCTGTATTGTTAAGCGCTTTCTTACCTTTAGCACGTTTAAGCTTCGGATCAATAGTTTTAATTCGATTTAAATGATTCAATCGTTCTTGTTTCTCTGAAAGTGAAAATATCGTAATGTAATTATTATCATTAGATAATTCTGAAAACTTCTTATACCCCATATTAATACACTGGAGATATAATTTCATAAGGAAACGTTCTTCTGCCATTTCTTCGATCTTAGTAAGTAATACCTTAAGATCGTAGTTTCGCTTTGCTTCCTTAGAAATAACGTTTTCATTCTGTATTATGTGCCAATACTTAGTTATATCTTTACTAAGATTGTAAATACGTTCTTTTGCATATTTAGATGTAATTGATTTCATATTCAAGTGATTTGTTTTTTAAGTTAATACTCAACCAAATTACGTCTACTAGTTAGTCATGCATGAGAGAATCAAACTCCCGTCTCTCTAAAGAGCGCTCTAATCACTAAGCTAATGCATGGGATTGAAACTGCCCAATTCAGCAGTCTCCATTTTGTGTAGTACCCCATTCAGTACTATAACAAAGAGATTAATTGACAAGTGTCCAATTCAACACTTATTCGTCAATTATAACTGTTTTACCGAGATAACACGGCAATACCCGTCCATCTTCTAGTCTTATACCTATAAAGCCGCGAGGACCTTCGGTCATCTTAACTTTTCGGTTGTGCCCTTTCTCGTCTGCATATTTCTGTAAATACTTCTCATTGATATATTTAGAGTGTAACTCCCCGTTCGGACTACACCGTAAATTATCAAACAAGATGTCTACTATACAGTCGAGATCATTATTATCTTCAGCTTCCTTAAGTATGGCTTTCATCATACCATAGAAAGCTTCTTCGTTTTTTGCTTCTCCAGAGCCAGACATTATGCTTGCTGCTTTGATTGCGATGTCTGTAATACTTACCGATCCATGAGTATTAAAGAATCGTTGCAACCATTTCGGACCTGAACCATAATACAAGATAACCTGTCCATTATCTAATATATCTACCTTTTTCGGCTGCTCTTCAAGTCTCCCATTCAATACCTTTACTTTAGCCAAAATAGATGGTTCATATATGATTAGCATACGTAAGAAGTCAACCCGAGAAGGTGACAATCTTCCTATCATAATGTTTATTCGCTCTTTTCAATGTGAACGTTTACCTCAAGTTCTGCACTGCTGATACCGCATTCGCGCATATAGTTAGTGTAGATCCGTCGGTTATTTTCTGAATACCCACGAACAGTCTTAGCGAGCATCATACACTTACGAGCCATTTCCTCGTACGTATTGATACTACCGTTGTTCGCGATCTCTACAAGTTTGTCGAGGTTCGGCAAGTCTTCAGCAGAGAAGAACATTGGTTTGCTACCTGGTTTACTAAGCCGGTCGATAGCTTCAGTGACTGTTTCACGAGTTGCTTTACTGAAATCCGGTTCAGCGATCTCGAACATCATCGGTTCTACGCCAGGAATACCGACATTGATACCGATCTTCGGTCGTTGATCCAAATCTTTTTCAATGATACTGATACTCATAATGTCAATAGCTTTGACAATATAAGCCTTAATCTCGTTGCGGAAATCATTGATTCCGTTCATAGTGTTTTCCTTCCATTTCGGATCAGGACAAACAGCTATAATAGTAAACACTTGCTTACCGAACAAAGGCCCGTAATATTTCTGAGCGATTTGCCGGTTTTGGGCAAGGATCTGTGCAGCCATAGTTCCAACTACGGGATTGCTGTTCTGATTGATATTGTCCATAAAAATGTTTCCCTTCTTGATTCCGTACTTGATATACCATACGGATCATTTTAATGTTTTTAAGTTAATATTCGTTTTAATGCTCTCTACCGTTCGATTATTTCCTAGCACTACAGTAATGGTAGTGGTGAATTCAATCACATAATCTACTAAGCTTTAATAGAATAAATGTCAATTTATTTGAAAATATCTTCTGATAAAATCTCTGATAAAAATATGACAAAGATTGATAAATGTTTATCGTCCCGTGTCGACGGCTAAGATTCAATTCTTTCGATGCTTAGCGCACCTCTCACCGTAATTCTATATCGCGATTGGATGCAATATAGAAAACTAAGTCAATAGCATCTTTTCAGCCTATTAGTATTTCCGGATACGACAATCTATGCGATTGAAGGTCGTTTTATCTAAACGTTACTAAAACTCACAAGCCCATTGCTTGAAGCATGGCCCACTTGTACCTCTCGGATTTGTTGTTTATACTGCGCGAATACTGGGATTTCCACCCTTCATCGTCTCCTTACTGCTCAATTGCTCTTGCTATTGAGTCAAAATGTACTTAGCCCTTTAATCTACCGAGACAGGGTGATTGGCTGCAGGTTATTAACGATTCAGCGTTCTCTTTACACGTTTATTTGCGGTAAACGTTTTAGGAGTGTCTAATGTCAGCGTAACGGTTGGCAGTCTAAGGGTGACTTGTACTCCATGCGGTCTATCTTACAACTGATAATTTGCCACTTCTGTACTATCATTGAACTTCCTTAATTATATGTGACCATAGCCTTCCTTCACTATGCGTCGATTAATAATGTGTTAACTATCTCTTAGAACAGATTTAACTAGGCCGGTTCTATTCGGCATTAACTTTCAGATGCAGTAGAGTAACATCATCTGTTCACAATCTTACCTCTCTGGTTCCAGGGTTCTAAGCTGGAGCAGCTTGGCTCTTACTTGTTAATCTATTGTTTTTGACCACTACTAATATCTCCTACTCTGGAATGAGTGTGATAATCTAGTAATACACCTTTTCATATCTTGAAAGGTATAAGCTCTGCTGTTTTTTAATAGGAGTACCAAGACTCTCCTTTGCTTATTATTTTATGCCATAATCATACTTGCTAAAGGTATGTGACAACTAGAATCAGGGTTATAGCGCCCTCAAACCGCCTGAACACTCTGGGTTCAGTCATTCCTCATTCATTTATACTCACACGAACGACTAAGCACGTGAGTCACTTTAGACTTGAAAGAATGCTATCAATCTCATATAGCTTCATTCCTCATACGTAAGTTCTTTTGCAGCACACTATTTACGATAATGCACAGGATTGGCTCCTGCTCCACGGGTAATCAATCAGAGTAAAACTACACGTAGTTCTACAATCTGGATCATTGCGTTTCCAGCTTTCATATCCTTACTTTGCATAAGTATGTACCATAACACGGTTATCCTTCATTAGTATCAGTATTACTTCCCTTCATATAACGGCTATCTAAGGTAGACGAGACAGATTCTCTCCATTAGAACACTAGAAGTTAGCATCCGTATTTTCTCTTTCTGAACGCATACTTGCGCTTTTGTTAAGCGAGTTTGGAGCCCGCTGGGGGACGTTAGTCAGTCCTTTTAATATAAATATGTTTTGACGTTCCTTTCCAAAGGGATTAGTCCAAGAGCCGTATTGCCCTTGTTTCAGCATCGTGTTTATACTCCTTCTTGAATCACATCTTGATAGTGCATACGAGTATTGGGATTTCGTTCCCTTGAGTTGTTTATAGTTCAGTGTGTCTTCTCTTAAACTACGAGTCTTTACTTAAGTAATCACCAAACGGTTCTCATTACCCAGCGAAGGTTACTCACTCTCTCCTTCTCTCTTCCCACGATTTTCAGTCGTGTAAGTTATTATCCTACCTTTTGAGTGTCTCACTGTTGTAGCAGCTAACATATTCTCGGATTCTGTCTTTCTCGGGCTATGTGTTAATGGACACAAACTCCCTGACGTGGTAGTACTTGAAAACTTCCTGCTGTGACCACCGGAGTGATTTACGCTTTGGTTTTACTCCTCTCGAACCATAGTATAATTATAGTATTTATATAGCGGTTATTACTATTAACTTTTTTCCGCTGAGGATTTATCTTCTCCTATAGTTTCTTGTTCTGGTCTTGCCGGAACAATTTCTCCTGATGGTAGAAATATTGTTGCTACAACTTTCTTGCCACGGCATAGGTCAACTATGCCATCTTTTATATCACTACTACTGATATAATCGACAGGATCCATTCTTCCTGGATCAAATCCATCCAAACTAGCACAAATCTTACTTACAGACGAGCGTAAGTACTGTTCTACGAATAAGGTATTACTGATACTAGCTTTCGCTTGTACCTGTATGAGATTAGAATTCTCTCCAGCTACTATAAAATAGTTGGTTTGGTCTATCACTGAATCTAAATTACGCCTTGCATCTTTGCAACTACGAATGATACGTGATAGTCGTACCATCGTAGTAAGCATAACAAGATTCTTCTTATTCATTTGAGATATCTTTAGTAAAAGGTGCAAGTGGTTTTACATCCTCTGGCATATTAGCAATACTGCGTACCTTTGGAAATCCTGTGTTGACTTCTTTTACTTTAGTTCTCCACTTAACAACCGGTTTAAGTTCACCGGTTGTTGTAACGTTCACAATTGCGTCTGTTGTTCCTTTTACGGATACTTCCTGAGTGTTAATATCATAAGACACAGTAATAGTGTCTACTTTACTCACAGACTGCTTCTCTTCTTTATTAGAGTTCATCATAGACATTAACTCTAAATACGAAGGAACTACAGGTTGTTGTGCCTGCGCGGGTTCGACAGTACTAATTAAATTATAACCAACAGACAAGCTGATTACAAAGAAACTAATTGTCGATAAAATTCTACTATTCATATTGATTACGAGTTAGTGAACAGTTTCTTAAGGTAGTATACGATATTCCACTTAGACGGCGCTGTTAGCTTTTTTTTCTTCAGCCGATTTGTCTTCAGTCTTTGGAGTTTCCGGATATTCTCCAACGAGAGTAGGCAGAGGGCCTTCGAATTCAGCTATTTGATCCATTGGCTGACGATAAACGTTGATGATCTTACCAATTGCGAAACGAATCTGTTCGTTAGTCGGTTCAACCTTACCCGGATAATAGTTAGCGCGTACAAGACTGATAATCTTGCGAGCAGCTGCACGGGCATCTTTGATTTCTGCCAATTGCTTATCTGTAGCATTTTCAGGTACAGAACGAGTATAGTCATCCATCAATTTGTCAACGTATTCCAATCCAATACTACCAACTACAGATTGAATAGCCTTATCCTCTGTAGGTTTCAGCTTTTCGGTTTTGATAACATTGCCGTTTGCGTCAATCTTATCTTCCAAGCTATAGCGATAGTTTTCTTGAATCAGCACTTTCAGCAGACTGACAATATCTTCCTCACTCCAGTTAGGCAATTTGCCATGCAGAATACTGTGAGCAGATACTGGAGAACCTTGTTGTTTCGTATAAAGATATACGGAGCGTCCAAGACCCTTCATCAATCCTGCTATTGGGATGAGATGGAAGATTTCATCAATCCATTCGTTAAGTGGTTTAGCATCGAGTGCAAGCTTAGCATCAGCAGAACCTGCGTTGTTCATACACAACCCACGATACCATTCTAAGGTTTTGTCAATACAAACCGTAATGTCACGGTTTTGGTGCATCAAATAGTCCAAAGCTGCACAAATCTTTTCATGATCTGTACCAACTTTGTCATAGTCGAGATCAGGTACAGTTTGTACCGGAGCTTTCTTGTCATTCAATTCTTCAGGAATAATAGTATCCTGTGAAGTGAAATCAATAGCAAGCTGTTTTTCACCTTGTGGGCCTACAATTGCTTTTGGTGTAGCAAGAGTAATACCCAGCATTTCTGCTACTTCGTTCAAAGGCATCAACTGATCTTCAGGTATCTTCGCAACAATCTGACCACCTGACTTCAAGGCAGCTACTTCATTACGAATATCAACCATAGCAAGCAACCACACAACATCACATACCTGTGCAGTGTGTTTCCAAGCTTCAGGACACTTGTCTTTGAACTCTTCATTGTTGATAAAGCGGTTGTAACCGTAGGTTACTAACTGTGCTTTAGCATCAGTAGAAGAACGTTTGATTGCGTCCATACCTGTGTTAGATAATGGAACACCAATCTTATTGCCCAGAGCGGTAGTTTCGTCTACCTCTTCAGCAATAACTACCGGAGTTTTGTCTTTCTTCGGCTTTGGCTGTGTGTCAGCCACTTTCTGGGCGGGCTGCTTTTCAGTCTTAGCTTCAGTTTTCTTTTCCTCTTTCTTCTTAGGTTGAGGGGCCGGAGCTGCTGCTGTAGTTTCTGCTTTCGCAGTACCTTTATTCTCTTTCTCTGTTGTTGCTTTTGTAGTGTTATCTACTTTAGCAGTCTCTGCTGGTTTTGCAGCGGTTGCAGCTGCTTGAGCTGCTTGTTTCTTTTTTGATGACATTTTGATAATGTTTTAAATTGTTAATAAATAGGTGAATTTAGATAGATTGTTTAATGAGGTTCAACTATCATCCTCAAACTCTGGTGAATCTCTGCCCTTAGTAGTATGATTACCAACTAATGCGTCTGACAATGGTTCAACAAGGTCTATTGTGTAACCTGTTACTCCATGTGTAGCTCCTTCTGTCACTGTGACTACCGGTAACATGCACAATAGATCTACATTGTCTACGGTGTTAGTTGGGGCAATAGAAGCCATAACTTCTTTCTTTGCGAAATGATTTACAGCTTCTTTGCTCAACATACCTACTAATAAGCCAGTCATAATAGTGAATAAGAATATCCACCACATTTTAGTAGAACGCATAATACGTGCACTAATCGCTGCTACAACGAGCAACACTAAAATCATAGATGCTGACATAATTAGTAAATTTTAATCTGTTAATAATTCTTTTAACTTTTCACGCGCTTTGTTTAGCCGTGATTTAACTTGAGACTCGGAGAGCCCAAGTTGTTCAGAAATCTGTTTGTAAGACAGGTTCTGAATTGAGCGTAGCTCAATTATATTCCTATACTTCCAACGAAGTCGCGACAAGGCATTTTCTAAACTTACACTTTTCTCTGCGAAGATATAATCTTCTTCAGGTGAATAACCGGCCGAGTCATTCAACTGTAGAGAGTTGGCATCGTCGTCAATCCAATAGTTCGCTCTTTCCTTTTTAGTATGTCGAATATAGTCTATACTACTGTTGATAGCTATTGTCTTTAACCACATCTCGAAAGATATATTATTAACATAACTATCTAGCTTACTAAAAGCTTTAGTAAATGTAACAGATAATAAATCATCTGCTGCATCTTTATTATTCACAATATAATAAATAGTATTGTAAATAACTCTGTTAAAGCGATTATAAAGCTTTGTGAAGGCAGATTGTTTACCTTCTTTCGCCTGTTTGATCAGATCGAAAACTTGTTGTTTTTCTTCATCTGTCATATTTACGGGCATTGTGCTGAACTGATAATCATAAGAGTATGAGACGCTAAATTATATGTATAGAAGTAACTCTTATTTGACCTGTTCAACGGTTAGTGAATATAGGGCCGATCAAAGCCCTATACTCTTAAAATGGTAATCCCAGTTCATATTTACAATGATATTCGATATAATCCTTTGAGAACTTTTGATAAGTATCCCAAATACATTCCATAAACTCTCTCTTCATATCCATAGATATCTTTGCAGGATTGAGCTTATTAATCATTCCGCACACTATTCTAATGCGGACATTTAAGGTAAAATTGGAATCTACACCTATTTTCTGAAGTATATTAGTATCATACCAATATAAAATATGGTTTACTGGCTTATCAGTCTTAAAGGATGCCTTTCTCTCTCTTTCTGCAAGACTAATATATACCCACCATGATGCTCTCCAGTGAAATAGATTATATCTTTTACCCCATGGAGTATATACCCTATTTGTAATACTGTATATTACCATTTTCTTTCTTTACTTCTTTGGCTAGTTTGCAAATAACTAGTTGTGCTTGTGCAGCTGACCAACCAGTTCTATCCATAATATACATCTTAGTACTCATAGTTCCTCTTCCAGGAATAGATGTATCATTGATGTATCTACGTTTAAATTCGTTATACTCATCATCTGTTGTGATGGGCATCTTACTGCCACGCATTGATCTTCTTTCAATGGGTAGCTGACATACTTCTGATCCTTCGTATGGATAACATACATAGCTATCTGGATGATTATATATACTCTGGATCTCATAGGATTCTTCCTTTACTTCTCTGAATTTTGCATTCTGAAATGCTTCATTCATAATAATTGCAGATGTTATCCTCAAATAAGGAGCTTCACCAACAACTACTGCTAATAGTTCTATATTACTTCCGACAATTTGATATACGCCGGGTCCATTTAATCTCATGACTTATTAATTTCTTTTTTAAAGTTATCTACTATACCAGAAGCCTGATCAAGAGTTAAGTTTGGATATTTATCCAACACTTTATCTATTGCTTCAATATCTGATTTTGAAGAGTTTAACATTTGTTTGAACTCTCTTTCTTCCTGTTTGGAATCAAACCAAACCCACCATGGTACTACTCGCATTGATATTCGATTTCTTTAATTTTGTTAGTAAGTTTTTCCCATTTTACTAAGTCGATATCTGACGCTTCAACGTAGTAAACTAGCTTATCAGCCGATATGTTAAATACAGACCTAATATAACGCATTCCTTCTTTGTAATGATATCTATTTTTATAGATACGAGGAACATTAGCATGAAGTCGAGTTATTAACTCACTCTTCATTTTCATTTCAGTTGCGGCTTTCTCCCATGACTCTGGAAGATTCTGCCTAATAAAGTTAATTAATCCCATTTCAAATTAATTTATTGATTAAACTTAATTTAATTGTAGTAAGTGGGGATTTGAACCCCTACAGTCCCGAGTCACTTACTTCCGCTTTTTACGACATTAGCTTAGCCGTTCAGACTCATCACGCTACTAAGCGTGTGTAGTCTGTTACATAACTTGTATTGCCAGTTATTCGCATTATTGACCTATTCTATCTCTCGTTGTCGCAGTCAAAACCATAATGCCCCATTAGTTTCTTTTTTGCCCTGTACAAGGAAAGAAATTTAGAACCTAATGTCATGCGTGACTTGTGGAGCATAAGGGAGTCGAACCCTTGTCCTAACGACTGATTAATAGACCTAACAGTCAATTGTGAGTATGTAGCCGACCAAAGCTACATACTCTTGGTCTTTTATTTTATGTAACAACGTTTTGATAACTTAAGCTTGGAAGTATAAGATACCTTGCGGCCCCTATACGGCATGATGTCTAGCATCGCACTATTCCAAAATGTGCTGATTTGATATCATAAGAATGCTATTGCATAATATACTCATCGAGTATAGAATCTGTATTTATATATTGCGCAATTTATAATTACATCCTCACGATCTTAGGCACATGATCAGTGGCACGTTGTCATACTGTCCTGCTCCGGCATCGGTCGTATTGCTACGCCTTACACTTGTTTGCATGTGTGTTAATTCACACTAGAGTTGCTTATGTGATCAATCCTAAACGATGATTTAAGTTTTGCTACTTTCTCTAAACTTAGACTATGTAGTCAGTATTTCTACTGCTAGAGTACTATGGTTTTGGACGATGCGGGGAAATTACATAGACATACTATTGTATTTCCAATCGTAGCGGGCACTTGGATACTGATTATACAGCTTCTTCAGCTGTTCGTCATACCATTGACCTACTTCACGAATCAGTTTGTTGGCCTCTTTGTAGAGTTCCTGGCAATCCTTTTCGTAATCTTCAATAGTGATACCGCCGTTTCGTAATTTGTCATCCTTTTCAGAGAACTTTTTCAGATAATTGAGCTTGATCTCACGCTCTTTGTCTGTTTTCTTCATACTCAAGTAAGTAGACTTACGAGTATATTCACTACGTAAAGTAGTCTCAACTAGACGTTCTGTCAGTTCCTCTTTTCGCTTCTTTGCAATCTGTTCAGCTGCTTCTTTTGCAGCTTCTTCAGTTACCGTAGAACCGGAGTTGATGACTTCTTCAATGTTTTCTGTTGAAATTTTGGTAACATCTGCTACCGTTGTTTCTTTTCCTGCCATTTTTTGATAATGTTTAGAAGTTGAACTTTATGTTAATAATCTCTAGATCTTTACAATCTATCTTGGAAATGCAGTTCTGAATGATTTACAACATTTAGAATACATTTCATCAAGTAATCTGCCTGTTACTTCTTCGAAGTTAGGCTTTACATCAGTGATCTTTTTCTCTACAATTTTGTAGGAATTAATCTTCATCTTGTAGCGTTGATTTTTATTTCCGCTGAACAAAATGTAATGAGCTGTTTCTTTCGGAGCAGTAGTTCTTTCAGGCATTCCGGTAACAGCAAACAAAATCTCCTGATTTCCAGAAGTTTTGCGTACGAATTTTAATGCAATTCTTTCTTTTTTAGCCATAAACTTGATATTTATTTGTTTTTACTTGCAAGATATTCTTTGTGAAGACGTCTCTTGCGTTGTTTACATGATTCACGTGTTTCAGCTTTCACCTCTACACGATTTTGGTAGGCTAATTTTCTCTTTAGTTTATTCTTATAAATAACTTGAAAATAAATAGCTTGACGAAGTAAGTTCTTTTTGACTTTTCTTCGATACTCGTCAATACGTTTAGCTGCTTCTTCAGCACTGTATCGACGTTCAATTTTTGCTACAATTCTTGCTTGTCCCATATTTTTGATAAATTGGTTGCTAATTGAAAAGAACTGCTCTGTGTATTCATATCTCTTATTTCACAGATAACCCCTATCCTTCTCTCCCTTTATCTATAGATATATAGATTGCCGTTGAATAGCCGTTACATTTAACATGTATTAGGGTTTTGGTATATTTGCAGTTCTTGGGTTGATTGGAATCCACCATACTAACAATTTAAGTTAGAAATATATAACAGCGGGTAGAGGCTCTGGCGGAACCTCTTCTTTGTTATTCGTTGCCATTCTGAGTTTACACTCAAGATCACATTCACTACAGTTGATAATATTATCTAGTGTAGGACAATCGTTAGAAATTGAATTCAAAGTTTTCATGATCGTCTCGACCAAATAAGTGTTTGACAATCAATGGTTTGCATAATTTTGCAAATTCTTGTGCTGTTTCTTTGTCTTTAAGTTCCAGACAAGAACCGACAATAGCACCAGCAGAGCCGAGCCCATCGTAAGAAGTAACAGTGAGCAAACCGGCAGGTTTTCTTTCATCCGTGTAATTCCATCCCCATATGCAATATCGTATTTCTTTGGGATTCATTACTTTGGGTTTCCAGTCTCCATTCAAAGCTTTTGCAACAGTTTCTAACTTGATGAAATTCCTAGTTTCATCTGATAATTTGTAGCTCTTATAATTGGCTACAGGACGTATGCCAAGTAATTTACAGGCATCTTCATACGGATGTTCTTTACTTATTTCCATGACTTTTTGCGATTGTAAGGTTCCATTTTCTTATGTTTAGGACGTTTTTTATAGTCCTGTTTCACTTCCTTCTCCTTCTTTGCCATAGTTAAAAGAATTTACAAATGTTATTGATCTCTCTTAAGTAGAGAGGAACATTTGATAAGTGATACGAATCGAGGATTTTAGAATGTGCTGGCGTGAGCTTTCCAGTACTGATCAAATACTTTAACACTTCTGTATTGTGCTGTCTAAGGTCGGCATCATTGAGAAATCTCTTAATGAATTCTACCTTAAATGTGCTTTCATTACTGAAGTTTACTGGATTGCCTACTGTCTCTGTAATATCACGGCATAATCTAAGTATGCTGTCATCAATAGTATTTACTTCTGCTTTGTTCAACACATGAGCTGTTAAAGCTTTAGAAATACTGTTTTCATCAAGACATAAAATGTCTAATGAACAATTTACATCCCCAGAAGTATACTTAGAGATAGTTTTAGCTATCTCTTCTACAGCTTTAGATTCACTGTTCGGCTTAAAATCTCTGCTTAATAGAATTACAATTGCTTTCATAATTATTGATTAATTACTTTTATTTCGATCTCATACTCTTCTAATTCTTTCTTAATCTCATCAGTAGAGAGATTAGAATTAATTTCTAAGTACGGAACGAGTTGAATTTCTTCACTTGGTTTACTTCTAGCTAGCCGTTTGGCATCACTAAATGTTATACCTAATATTTTAGTTAATGCTAAGATATTAGCATAGAGATGACCAGTATGTAATATCATACTGGTAATGTGCCTTTTGGATTCCTGTTTTTTAGTTTTCATTTCTTCATATACTTAAAATTTTATTGTTAGTACTGACGACGTGCCTACAGCGCTATAGGCAAATTTGTTAACGGAGAATAGTATACAGCGCTATATACTAGACTAATACTACTACATATTAATCTCATCTTCACGAGTTATTAAAGAAATCATATTAGCAATCACTGATTTTAAGTGTTGGTGAGAGCAACACTAGGGAATAGCAGAAGTAGCGGCTAAGCTAAATCTTATCAACCCACCTGATTTTTACGTCCGCACGATCATAGTATACTCTTGCACCCCGGACTTTGTTGAGTTATGCAAGCCTAACTCTCGAAACAGGATATACTACTTACGCCCCACAGGCTTGTCATTTACTGAAGACTAGCCTACTTTCACAAGCAAGCTAACCAAATCTGTTTTCTTCAAATACTATTCGATTATTATGCAAAACGCTGTCTCTAATGCCTTAGAGAGTCTCTTGGATTCTTCACAGAATCTATGGTAAGAATATTTTTCTGGATATCCGCGCCAGTTTTTATATCTTTAAAATGCTCCTTGTTTGATTCGTATATATAAACTATGTCACTGTTAGACAAAGATGTCCCATGTGTCATAAGAATATCAACAAGAATTGCTTCAGGCATTGCTAAAAATATACTATCTATGCGCATACCTTCCTTCACACTCTCTCTAAATTTGAGAACTTCCTGTATTGTTAATACAGGTTCATGAGCTTTTGCAGTGTCAATGCAAACTGATTCGTCTTCCGACGTAACAATTTTAGCAATAGGTTCATGACACAGAAACACTATTACTCCAGTAGCGATTACTAATGCAATGGCTACTAATATCGTCCAAAAACATCCATTAGACGATTTTCTTACTACAGGATATTGATCTTCATTCATCATATTAGTCCTCCAGTTCGTCTAATAGGTTTGATACTACAGATGGTGTTTCAACAATCTCGGTTTCATCACCATTTATACAAATGTATGATCCACCATCAGGATTACCACAACAGTAGTCAAATGAACGACTTGTAAACACTAACTCTTGACCGTCCGTAGTATGGACTGTAACACTTTTTTTCTTTTTCATTTTGATAATGTTTTTGTTAATAAAATTATTTAATAGTATCACCTACAAAGTATACATCTATATACAAATAGTATGCGACATATGCTTCATATTCATCACCTGTAACAGGATTTACTAAACACAGTACGTATGTATCATTATCTTCTTGATACTTATTACTTACTAAATAGTGTTTATACCTCACTTGTAGATCTACAAAGCCTAATGGTTCATATTTCTTTTTGAAATTAAATGGTGAACCAAATATTGCACCAGCAATAATAGCAAGTAGAAGAGCGACACACAGGAAATTACTTATTCTGTTGAGTACGCTTCGATGTTTAGTCATTTGTACTGTCATTTATTAATCTCCTTCCATAGTTTAATGCATTCATATACTGTTATATATACTACGTATACTGCTGCAACAATTGATAAGACTTGGAATATTGTCATATTTAACGTATTCGTAATAAATAAGCGGATGCATCTCTGATAGCAATATTTGATATTAATACTATATCACATATTTCAGTAAATGTATATCTTAATCTATTATTCATACGTATAAATATATCATATAACTCTTCTCTTGATGCATTTAGCAATTGCTGCTTATGCATACTAAAGAAATAGTTATATAATTGTTCGTAACTCCATTGCATAATATAGATTATTAGTTAATACTCTCAAATAATTTAAATACATTAGCTTTACATGTAAACCAGGAAGATTTATTAGAACATGTTACTGGACACTATCACCACGTTGAGGTTGTATTTATTGATAGTGATAAGGCAAGCACCCGTTGCAGAAGCTTGCCCATAATTGTAGCAGCTATTTATATTCCGCTGCTACAAGCGGTGAGATTAGTATGTTTCAAGTGTGTAACCAGCAAGACTAATTATCTCTTTAAGACGTCTTACATCTAAGTCTTTATATTTGCCTTCATATACTAGTTTTAACGGAAATGTTAAATTATCATCTCCAGTATATTCGTCTACTATATCTTTGGCATATTTCAGATTTAGACCAAATGTGTCTTTTAATAATTTTATTACTTGCAATTTGGCACGTATTTCACCAGTAATAACTATTTTTCTCTCTTTTGTGTCTATTTCTCCTGTTATAAGAACAGTTAGAAAAGAATCAATAACGGTATCATTAGAGAATGTTTCTAATGCTTTGGCTAAGGAGTTAGCAGTTATCTGATTTTGTGCAAATAAACTGTCTAATACGTATCTTTGAATTGAGTTCATATTTTTAATTTATTATGTTATTCTTTGTCTTTAACACAATAGTATATAATTATAGCTATTATGATTATTCCTCCAGCAAATTGTATTTGTGACCATTCCATATTATTATTCTTTAAGTTTCTATCTTTATTATACTTAAATTTGAATAAACAAAAGAAAGCTAGTCCGAAGACTAGCTAACTAAGAACTGAATTGGATTTAGGGCATCATTGCGCCTTGCTGTTGTGGCTGCTGTGTAAACGCGGGAGCTTGCTGTTGAACTTGTTGCTGTACAGGTTGTTGTGGCTGCTGGGTGAAAATTGGTTGTTGACCTCCAGTCACATCGTCTTCAACCATAGGTGTTTTCTCAATACCTTGTGGTTGAACAAACTCACAATAGTTCTGAAATTGTGCAGTACCAAGTTCATTTACAGTACAACCCTTACGGTATTCAAGCTTACCAGTATCTTCATCTTGGTAGAAGATAGTGAATACACTTAACGATGTGTAAATTACTGGCGAAGAACCATCAGCATTCATTACTTTGTGACCTGCTGGATAAGCTGGTCTACCTTGTGGTAATAATGGTGTTGGTTTGCGTGCAGCGACTCCTACAAGATATTTCTTGTAGAATGGTGCAGGTGCAGTCCATTCAGCCCATGCTCCATTGAGGTATGCTAAATCATCTGGTAATGGTTGGTCAGTTTGTGCTGAACCTCCGTTTGCAGTTGATAAGTATGGCTCATATAATTGTATGAGACCTTCCTCAAATACTGGTGGCAGACTTCCCATGGATGCTCCCCAAACACCACCTGTTGGTATTAGAGATGCAGTTAAGAATCTGCGTTTACCGTCTGGGTTAATACTTGGGTCAATAGTTTTATTGCCCTGTGCATCAATTCTCTCTCCGACTTTGCGGATTTGTACATTCATTAATTTGTAACGTGCCATAATACATGTATTTTATTGGTGAATAATCATAATTGGATGCCTGGCATGGTCTTGAACCACATTTGCTCTTGTATCATTGTGTATAGTAAATACCCCAGTTATATTTACACACAATTAGCCAGGCTAGGGGCAAGGACTTTTATCTTCTATAATACCTTCAGACTTATCTGTTATGGAATTGAACCATATTTATTATAGACATTATTATCCAGGTCAAAATGAGTTTTACGTGTCTTCTTGAGAATACTAACACAACCAACCTCAATGCGCAATGCACCTCACCGTTCTTTATAGATTGGTTCAACCTATTGGATAGGACTTTAGAAGAGGGAGCAAAAAAAGGCTTCCTAATCCTTTTGTTAGTTTTTCTTTTGGGGTTGGGCGAAGGCAGCACCTTCTAAAAACTAACAAAACCAGAGTTTACAACAGAGCCAACTGTACTCTCCCATCTGATTCTCACATATATTGAACTTTAGTTGGATGTTCAATATAAGGTCTAGCACCCTCTTTTACATACATATACGTGCTGACTATTCTATGTATGTGCTATATATTGGTAATACAGCAAAATGTTGTGTAGACTGAAGGGCTGAGATGAGTGATGATGTGGATAGTATCTCTCCCCCACACTCTCAATTCTCTATTAATCCCTTCGTACGTCCGCATTTATTGGTAGATGTGGTTGACTTGTCCTGTGCGCAGCCCTTTATAGATTATGAAGGATACAATGTGTATTCTATCACAATCTACTTTATAACTACTGCACTATCGAGTATGTCGTTTATCTCGCCAGTTGTTGTTGGTTGTGTTTGACTTGTTTCCTGTTTTAAATAAAAGGGCAGCCCGAAGACTGCCCAAGACTAGTTACCACAAGTAGAGAAATCTAGCTATGCGGATGACTAATCCACTGAAAGCTATACCTACTCCCCATCTCCATACTGTTAACCAAGCATGAAAGTCATATACTTCTCTTGCTACCATAACAACAGGAGTAAGACACATAATAAGAATACCAAGGTTAATCAGTATAGTACCAGCATCTTTCAATTTTAACAGTTTTTCACTCTGTTTCATAATTAATTGAATTAAATGTTAATAAATGCAAAGAGTACGCAACAGCTTTTTACGATACGACTATATGCTTATGATCGTCGTTACGGTTCATGATCTCGGCATAGTCGTTAGCGTCTTTTTTACCCTGTTCTGTGTAAGGAAATTGTTCAATAACCGAGGGTTTAACATTAGAATACAGTCTAATAACATAATACTTTCTTTCCATATCTTGATAATTTAAAGTGAATAATCATTGAAAAGTTCTTTTTGACATCGTGGAAGAACTATAAAGACCACATAAAATATGTCATTCGAAGAATGAATCTACGTAATCGTAGTCCTCTTCTGTAGGCTCAAAAATACAATCTGACATAAGATAAAGTATTTAGTATAATAAAAGGAGTTACTGCAAGACGCTTCAGCTCTATCTACGTGAAGCTTGGACGTATGCTGTGCACACCCATTTGCCTTGCAGGGATTACTCCAAATAAAGTAAACAGAGGCTGAAATGCCCCTGTTACTTACGTAATAAACTTATCATGTATGCTACTATGAATATGAAGAAGCAACCAATAAAGATATAAGCCAAGATAGGATAAGCACAAATTAAAGCCATAATTGATAATGTGAATTAGTTAATAAAAGTCAGTATTCTTGTGTGAGACCCTCCTAAGACACACCAAACCACATTAGAAACACGTTCTAACGTACGACTTTGCTTGGAATCACTGAGTGACGCAAAGTGCCGCATGCGAATACTGACGGGGGACTTTCCCCATCTCTAGGTAGCCGGGGCTGACTTGGGGTACTGGTAATCACACGCAACCCCTCTCTCAAAATTTTACCTCCACTAAAAATTTTTATATAATTTTTTTGTTAAATAATGTTAAATAATCACTGTTAAATAGCTCTAAACATTGTTAATAATTGTTAACAAATAGGTAACCAAACCCAGGTATTAGACGTTTATATGGGGGTAAAGGGGGTTACTAAGTAAGTAGTATATAGTTAGTTTAACATACAACTACTCTTACTTTAGATTATTACTTTAAAGTATAACTATGATTAAGATAGAAAATAAGTTATTACAGTTAATAGAGAATGCAGTAGATGTAGAATTATCATCTAGAAGCCCATTACTGAAATCTTACTCTAAAGAAGTAAGTGTATACGTTAGTAAAAACACCTTTAGTAAGATAGTAGAACAGATGGATACTAAGTTTAAGGATGTGTCTACTATAGATTTTAGGACTAGTGGTGGAGTAACGGTATCTATTTATATCGCTAATATTCCCGATGATATGTTTGATATAGGTATATTTAACAGTTGATTTATGAAAAAGATAAATAACATAGCTTACTCTGGTAAGTATATAGATTATGATAATAAGAAGTATTTCTTAGCACCTGAGAGAAGTACTTTAGGTTGTAGTGGTTGTTCCTTAGTAGGCAAAGGGAAATGTACTAAGAAAGTAACAGACTACTGTACTCAGGGTTATATTCTAGTAGAAGTAAAGTAACATGTTAGTAGATATTAATACAGAATTAGGTATGACAATATACGATCCAGAACTAGCAGAGATAATTAAAGAGCGTACTCCAGTAGATATAGCCGGAGTGTCTTATTACATAGAACCTGCAAAAGGAGGTTCTTGTGATGGTTGTGTGTTCAATAACGGTAAGAAATGTCCTCAGAGAGCTATTACTTTTTGTACTTCTAATGGAGGAAATATACTAGTTAAAGCGGAACCACAGAGTAAATAATACGTTATAAGGGAATAAACTAAGTTAAAATATTATGGAAGATAAAGTACTAGAAACAGTAGTTGACGGCATTAAGTGGAATATGTTAAAGGATGTGTTGGTTAAACCACTGCCTGCAATTATGGTTACTAAGGAGTTTACAGAACAAGTACCTAACGGTAAAGTAGATGAAGAAGGATTTAACGAGTACGATACTAAGACAGAGATAAAAGAGGTAGAATCTGATTGGGCTACTGGTATCGTACTGAAGATTCCTTCACATCTGAAGGATGTTGAGTTCAAAGTAGGTGATACAGTTGCTTATAATAAGAAATTTGCAATGTATTTTGACCTAGTAAAAGATACTCAGTTAGTGAAACCTTATGATCTTATTGCCGTTAAGTAATTAACGTAAGTCCCAACCTACTTAAGTTAAATTTTTCATTTTCATTGAGAGCTCGACGAAAGTCGGGCTTTCTTTTTATATATTAATTAATTGTTAACAAATGTTAAAAGCTATTAACAATTTTAACATTGTAGCGTTTATTAGGCATATGGAAAAATTAATGGTTATAGGTCTCTGCTTTTCCATAATATGGCTTGCCATATGGGGACTTAACGATAAAAATAAAAATTAATATGGAATACACTTTTACGAGAGATTTTGGCTTTTTTAAAGCAAACGATACCCTTACTTGGGATGAAGAACTCAGTGCTTTTACTATGGATGTAAAAGACGAGAATGGTTTTAGATCTGCAATGCTTGATGAAAGAACAGCTGAAGACATGTATAATGAAGGAATTCTGTCAGCTGGTATTAATCCGAGTGATAAAGTAAGTAAAACTGTTGAGTTTATTGATACTCTTCTTGATACTTATGCTAAGGACTATGAGGAGATGAAGAAAAAAGCCGATAAAGGTGAAGTTCAACCGTGTGTTAAAGTTGAAGCTGAAACCGTTTATTACAATCTTACTAAAGTATTAACCAAAATTAAAGACGAGTTAACGAATGAATAAATTAGTAAAAACGGTATCTAAATCCGAATTACTAATGGAGTTCTTAAAAAGTCTTAATGGAATACTTGACTTAACTAATAGGGAGATGGAGTTGTTAGCCTGCTTAATAGAGTTAGATGTTAACACTCCTAAACTCCCTAATATTGATAGGAATGTAATATCTACTGAGAATAGAAAGTATGTTAATCGTACTTTAGGCATTACTCCGGATAATTTAAGTAGGTACATAGCTAAGTTTAAGGCTTAGGGTATACTACAGAAAGGTAGAGGAGAGAGTGAAGTACATGTAAATAAGGCTTTAATTCCAGAGATAATCGGAGATAGAGTACAAGTAACAATAATACTAAAAGTAAAGAAAGATGAAGATGAGATCACTGCTAATTGATGCAGGTTCAATCATACTTTGGAAGGACTATAACATCCTGAATAGATTATGGCATAAATTGATAGGTAAAACATTGCCGTTTAATAGATTCTCTTTAGTAGGGCAGAAGACGGAACTGCTTACTTCGGATAAGCTGGAAGATGTTATAGTATATGAACCTATAAGAAAGTATAGCAAATTAGAGAGTAATAAACTAAAATGTATATCATATAACTTAGCTTCTACTAAGGATTGGAATGAAGTAGTTACTGTGATTAACTTAATTAGACCTAATACTCTGAATATTGACAGTAGTGTTGAGAAATGTAAATACTACAAGAAAGTTGACTGGAATGAGAAACTAGACGAGTATATATACTAAATTAAGTAATAAGTATAATATACCATATCAAGTAATAGAAGTAATATGCAACAGTCCATTTAAGTTCGCGAATCAATCTATAAGTAATTTAGACCCTAAACCAGTCATGTTTGCTTACTTAGGTAAAATAAAGATAAAGAAACGTTATGAAGAAGATGCCAAAAGTAGATGCGTATGACCCAGTAATATACCCTAGAATGTTATGGGTAGCTGGACAGTTAGAAGGGTTAAATAAGATATTCACGTTTACTAAGATGGATGATACTTCTGTAGAAGCAGAGAACGGATACAGAGATTTACTAGATAGCTCAGGAGTATTAGCAACATGTCCAGTAGTCAGGAAATCTGATGGAAAGAAAGGCGTGGTAGTAATCATATTAGATTGGGATGAGCTAATACCTGGTGACGAAGCGCACGAAGCAGTACATGCGGCAGATTATATGTTTGATGAATTAGGTATGTACTCACAGTCATTTGCAGAACACAATGAACAGTATGCTTACTTAGTTGGATGGATAGCTGGTTGCATTAGTAAAACAATAATAAAATTAAAACAATATGACACACGAAGAGAGTCTGATGATGTGGAAGATAGAGCTTGACAACTTTAATAAGTCAGGTATTGACAAGGCTTCCAAAGATATTAAGAAACTATATGAAGTACTTGATAAGGTAATTACAACCGGTACTATCACTTATGAAGATTTTACTAAGGACATGATAGATGAACTAACTACTTTAATGGTTGAGGCTGGTAAAGAGGGTAAAGAGCTTGATAGAGCTACCGAAGTTGATACTATTTGCAAACGTTTAACTGAGAAGTATGAAGCGAAATATAACGAGGGAGAGCCTGTAGAAGGAGATGAGGAACTTTCAGCAAATAATTCACAGGTACAAGACGAATCGGGAGTATGTGAACCCGAATGTGCCTCTGAAGAGAGCAGAGGAGATACTACAGAGATTGGTTAAAGAAGATTATTTAGGTTACAGAATATAATAATATGAAAAAATATTTTAACAAGCGCACTAACGGTGATGTATACGTAGTAGAATTCGAGAATCAGAAGTTTGATACATTAAAGTATAATAGTGCAAGCATTGACTATAGCTACTTCATCGAAGAGGATGGTATGTTTATAGTATTAGATGAAAATGGCGATGAACTAGAATCCTTCGAAGTTAAAGCTAATGATGTTGTGTTGAGAATGTATTCTTATACGAAGAACTGGCAAGAAAAAGTATACATTAGGATTACAGATCCAGCGTTGTTAGCTTACTATGATAACCTCAGAGAACATCGTGAGATTATAGATAAAGAGGCAGAGAAACTTAAACAAGCTGCCTATAATAATGACCTTAAATGTGAACCAGCGTAATGGAAAAGATAATTGTAAATAGTTATGGAGATGCAATTGCACTTAATACAGAAACTAATGAGATAAGAGAGAGGATCGAAGGACTTAGTTATGATACTATAATCAGAGCACACGAAGATGCTCAAGTAATAACTAAAGATGAAGTAGTAAATGTTAATAAAGGAGAATGGGTTATTACTGTACACAGATGGAGCGAAAAAGGTAATAAAGCTAAAGTAATAGTAATATCTGATCCTGCTACAATTCACGATCTGAACGAATGGAAAGAAGAACTTGATACTCCAGATTTAGCCGGAATATCTTTAGACGAAAATATTAATGAAGCTGTTTGATATACTTGGTGGTAAAGTAATAATTCATTCAGATGCCTTAGGTATCCCATGTTTTAAAAAGATATGGGATGCTGATAAGGCAGATAAAGAGCATGCTACTAAAGTAATCAGTTACATAGTATTGAAGAACAAATGGGATAGTCCATATGTACTCAGTATGAACTCTGATTCTATAGAGACTAAACTCAAAGAAGAATTATTCAACGACGTCAACTATAGTCTTACTGATGATGAACTGCTCTGTGAAGAGCAATATAAGCAATTCTGCGATACTAACCTACTTAAGATGTTACGTAATATGCGTCGTAAACTAGATAGTTTTAGCGATTACTATGAACAATCTCTAGGTGAGGAGCTAGATGAAAAGAAGATCGAGAAGTACTTGGCTGGATTCGAGAAGGTAAAAGGGTCCTATATTACTTTAGATTTCTTGGAGAAAGCAGTTAAGACAGAAGAGCTTACGACATCTAAGGTTAAGGGTGATTCTAAGATCAATCCTTATGAGTTGGCAAAATAATACAGTAAAAAATAACCAGAATTAAACAACACGTTATAGGTGTTATAAATAGAACTAAATATGAAAAAGCAATTGATTATTACAATAGACGCTACGCAGGGTTCAGAAAAAGCTTGGGCGGATATTAATGAAGCACATGAAGCAATAATGAAGGCAAGTAAGCCTTCATTGTGGCAAAGAATTAAATCTTGGTTCTAATAACCAAAAGGTCCGACGGGGACGGACAATAAGTATTCCCCGGCACATATTGCCCTATAGTATAATGGTTATTATTCTCGGCTCTAACCCGAGGGATGTCCGTTCGAATCGAGACTAGGGCGACCAATTTTTAAGAAGACATGACAGTAGATTTCGAGAAATAGATCAAAAATAGTGACAAGTTTAGAGGCCCAGCGCTATAGTATTTAGCTACTGGGCATTATTGTTAGTACCCAGAAGGAACTTCAGAGTTTTTTGCGTACTGGGATGAATAGATGGATAGATGTAAGTATGGTTATACTGCTGATGATGGAGACTTTATCAGTGGGTATAACTATTTTTATTTAAACTTCTGTCCTATTCAGAGAATTATCTATAACACTATTACTAATTCAGATGGTTCTACTACGATAAAGAAAACACGTGATCTACAGTTTCCTGACTTCTATGACTATGACTATTACTTCTTCTAGGCAGTAGAACAAGCTGAAACAGAAGGTAAACACTTATGTGCATTAAAGAGTAGACGTAAAGGTTACTCATATAAGAATGCAGCTATGGCATGTCGTAATTACTATCTGTTTGCAGGTAGTAAGACGTACATCTATGCTAGTAACAAGCAATACCTTACTGAGGACGGTATACTTACTAAGGCTTGGGACTATATGGACTTTATAGACAAGAATACAGCCTGGGGTAAGAAGAGATCTGTGAATACTTAGATGCGTAAACGTGCCGGTTTCTATACTAAGGACGAGTATGGTAATGAGGTTGAATTAGGTTTCAAATCAGAGATTATTGGTGTTACTTTGAAAGATAATCCAGACGTAGTACGTGGTAAAGCAGGTAAACTTATTATATTTGAGGAAGCCGGTTCTTTCTCCGAACTAGGTGCAGCATGGCAGATTGCTAGACCGTCTGTAGAACAGGATGGTATGGCGTTTGGTACTATGATTGCATTCGGTACTGGTGGTGATGAAGATAGCCATTTTGAGACTCTTAAAGACATGTTCTATAATCCAGATGGTTACAACTGTCTAGGATTTGATAACATATGGGATGAGACTCCATCGGATAAGAAATGTGGATTCTTTATACCACAGTATACTAATATGGACTTCCGTGATGATAAAGGTAACCGTCTATATATGGACGTAGATGGTAACACATTACGTAAGAAATCCTTAGAGTATATACTAACAGATCGTAGAAAAGTAATAGAGAATGCTACTAACTCTGTAGCAGTAGATAGATACGTCGCAGAACACTGTATAACGCCCCAGGAGGCATGTTTGGAGTTCGGAGGTAATATCTTCCCTAAGAAAGAATTACAAGAGCAATTAGCTAAGATTAGGATCAATAAACACCTAAGTAATCATAAGTAGGTAGGTGACTTAGTATGGAATACGGATGGATCCCTTAAATGGGTTATCAAGAAGTTAGGAGATATAACTCACTACCCATTGAAGAGAGACGATGACCCAACTGGTTCTATAGTAATATGGGAACATCCAGTACCAGATGCCCCTATAGGTCTGTACATACTTGGGGTAGACCCGTATGACCACGACTAGTCAGGTACTAATTCATTGGGCTCTACGTTCGTTTACAAGCGATTCTAGAGCTTTGAGAACTATTATGATATAATTGTTGCTGAATACACTGGAAGGCCTTAGACGGCAGAAGAATACTACGAGAACCTGCGTAAACTAGCAATATACTACAATGGTAGAATAATGTATGAGAATGAGCGTAAAGGTCTATTCCCATACTTCACAGCTAAGCATTGTGACTACTTACTTGCTGATCAACCAGATATCATATCAGATATAGTTGGTAATTCCAAAGTATAGAGAAAAAAGGGTTGTCACATGAACAAACAGATTAAGCAATGGGGTGAAGGCTTAATCAAAGACTGGTTAAATGAAGAACAAGCACCCGGTAAGAAGAACTTACACAACATACTATCAGAGCCGCTATTAGAAGAACTTATAAGCTATAACGACACAGGAAACTTCGATAGGGTCATGGCGTTGATGCAAGTAATGATCTATAGAGAACAGCTCTATAATCTCAAGGTTAAAGAAAAGAAGAAAGAGAATAAGAATAGGGTACTATTTGAAGGTCCTATCTTTACTCAAGCGTGGTTTCATGACGATGAAGTCACAGATAATTTAGAAGCATATATGTTTTAACTATGAAGAATATTAATCAGTTCCCTATTTAGAAGTTACCCATGTCTAAGAAGACTCAAGATTGGAGAGAGTCTTGCGTAGACTATATAATAGGAAAGAGCATGGGTGGCTCTAGAAATGGTAATAACAGAACTCGCAAGGAAGAAATGTAGACATACTATGATCTGTATAATAGTATATACAATGAGAAGGATCTAAAGTATGTTACAAATCCATTTAAGCAGGAAGATGGATTCCCTGCAATGGCTTAGGATTATAATATTGTCAAGCCTAAAATTGACGTATTACTTGGTGAGGAGACTAAAAGACCATTTAACTTTAGAGTGGTACGTACTAGTGATATAGCTACTAGCGAGATGCAAGACAAAGCTAAGTAGATGCTAATAGACTATATACAAGCTAGCATCATGAGTAAGTTAGGACCAGAAGAGTAGGCAAGATATCAGCAAGCTTTACAGTCTGGTGAGATTATGCCTCCTGAACAAATACAGAAGTACATGAGTAGAGACTATAAGGATATAGCAGAGATCACTGCTTATCATAGTCTTAATTACTTAAAGAATAAGTTGAACATTACTCATGAGTTCTATAAAGGTTGGAAAGATGCATTGATAGGTGGTGAAGAGGTATACTATGTTGGAATATAGAATGGTAATCCCTGCCTTGAACGTATCAATCCTCTTTACTTTGATTATGATACTGATACATCTGACCTAGAGTTCATTCATGACGCACAATGGTGCGTATATGAGATGAAACTATCAGCTACAGATATCTATGATAGATACTATGACAAACTGTCTGAAAAACAGCTAAATCAGTTGTTAGACATGATGGAAGATGGTGCTAAAGGTGGTATTAATCCTGAAGTAAGAAAGACGTCTATGGACTTCCCACACTTCAAGATGCACAACATTAACGGTTTTACTACTAACCCATTTGATTCATCTAGTAGTATAAGTGTATGGCACTGTTGTTGGCAGTCGTTTAGAAAGATTGCATTCGTAACTATAGCTGACCCTGAAACTGGAGAACCAGTAGAGTATATAGTAGACGAGTCATACAATGTAACTGGTATGGAGATTAGTGTAGAATGGAAATGGATCATTGAAACGTGGGAAGGATATAGAGCAGGTGAAGACTTATACTTTGGTATAGAACCTCTTGAATACCAACATGTATCAGCTGATAATCCTAATGCACAAAGATTACCGTATACTGGTGTGATATACAATAATACTAATAGTAGACCCAGGTCATTAGTAAGTATGATGAAACCGTTACAGTATATGTATATAGTACTGTGGTATAGACTAGAGTTAGCAATGGCTAGAGATAAAGGTAAAGTAGTGAATATGGATATTACTTAGATACCTAAATCTATGAACATTGATGTAGCTAAATGGATGCATTACTTATCTGCACTAGGAGTTAACTTCATTAATCCTTATGAAGAAGGTTGGGATATACCTGGTAGAGAGGGAGGCAAACCATCGTAGTTCAATCAAATTACAGCTTTAGATCTTACTATGGCTAATACTATAGATCAATACATTAAGCTGATGGATAAGATTGAATCAATGTTGTCTGAGATTACCGGCGTATCTAAACAGAGAGAAGGAGCTATCTCATCTAATGAGTTAGTAGGTAATGTAGAGAGATCCGTAATACAGTCTGCTCATATTACTGAACCATGGTTCTGGACACATAATCAAGTAAAAAGAGAGACATTAGTAATGTTACTTAATACTGCTAGGTATGCATGGAAAGATACTAAAACATCATTGCAATATGTATTTGATGATGCAACTAGAGCATTTATAACATTATCAGATTAGATGTTCTACGAAGATCTAGATGTATTTGTAGAAGATACTACTAAGAATCAACAGAACCTCGAAGCATTGAAGAATTTAATGCAGCCAGCTATGTAGAATGGAGCTAGCCTGCTTGATATAGCTGAGATTATTACTTTGGATAATGTCAATATGATCAAGAATAGATTAGAAGAAATCGAGCAGAAACGTATGGAACAACAGCAGGCTATGGAACAAGCTCAAGCTGAACGTGAACAGCAAATGGCTCAAATGGAAAATGAAGTTAGAGAGGAAGAGTTGATGATAGAAGAAGCTAAGCTCGATCTTGAGAAGTATAAGATTGATGCTGATAATGCTACGAAGATCACGGTAGCTCAGCTTAATGCTTATAGAGGTACAGAGGATATGGATCAGAATGACAATGGTATACCAGATCCTATGGAAATAGCAGCACAAGCATTAGAAGAGAGAAAACAGATGTCAGACGAAGCTTCTAAACAACTTGATATTAGAGCTAAGATGAGAGAACAGGATCTTAAAAGGGATATCGAGAATAAGAAGATAGAACTCGAAAAACAGAAGTTACAGGCTCAGAAAGATATTCAGAAACAGAAGGACGATTCTGCAATGGAACGTGAAAGACTAAAGGCTCGTACAGCATTACGCAATAAAGTATCAGGAGAGAAGTAATGAAATATAGAGAATGTTTAGAATTAGTTGCTAAATATCCAGAAAATTATAAATCTGGATATAGTATAGCGTGGAGTGCTGCTTCTACAGATTACACTCCTATACGTGATGAAGAACAAAAAGTAAAGGTATCATTACTTGTAATAGATACTAAATCAGAATATTCTGTAGTATTGAATAAACTTAGTAACAGTAAAGAGTATTTAGAGAATCTATTAAAATTATATTTTACAGATGAAGGTAATACAGAATAAACTAATACCATTTAAGGGTTACTCATACATTAACCTGTTTGGTTTGATATTTACTAGAGATAAAAGTAAAATATCAGCTAAGTCCTACAACCATGAGAAGATTCATCTCAAGTAGATGTAGGAGATGTTATGGATACCATTCTATCTATGGTATGGCATTGAATACATTCTTATAAGATTATGCAGACTATTTTCTAAACAAAGTACTGTTTACCACGATGTATCTTTTGAAGAAGAAGCATATAATAACCAAGATGATTACACGTATCCTGAAACTAGAAAGCATTACTCTTGGTTGAAGTATCTTAAAATTGGTAGCTTTAAGGAAAGATGGACAGAAACGCGTTTAAACAAAGGATGAAAGCATTTAAGACTTATCGGGAGTAGAATCCCGGTAAGACTTATTTTGACTTTAAAGCTTATGCAGATGGCGGAGAAATACCACCATCTAATAAACCTGTAATACCTGAAGAGCCTCAACCATATAAAGGTAAGTTATATAAGGATAGATATGGTCGTAAGTATACTGAAAGTCAGTTGGATGATTATTATGACAATAGTACTGATGAAATTGATAGATTCACTGGGAAACCATTCGTCAGAGGATTGAAGCCTGTAGGTGATATTGAAGATGCTGCTAACGTTACACCGGTTGGTGATGCTATAAGTATATATGATGCCTATTCCTCTGCTAAAAATAAAGATTGGTTAGGTACAGGGTTAGCACTATTTAGTGTATTACCATTTGTACCGTCTTCAGTAAATAGAGTTAAACGAGCAGTTCCAACAGTAAATAAAAATCTAACAAACGATCTACTAAATAAATAGATCGAATAGGAAAGTAAAGAATTAGCTCTGAGAACTAAAACTGTAAACGAGGTATATAATACAGTAGAACGTCTGATGGATGATCCAGCTTATTTACGTAGAGCTGAGTAGGTAAAGAACCAGTTTGGTACAGACTATTCTACATCTTATGCAGATGCATTCTTAGCTTACAATCTAGATCCCATTAGTTTACCGCATGTAAAACTGTTAGATGATCAACTAAGTATGGCTAAAGCTGGTGATATGACTAAACATAATAAAGATCAATTTACTTATGGAATCAGTAAAATAGATCATAAAATACCTAATGTGACAGAACATGAAATGAGTCATTATATGGATATGTTACAAACGGGAGACTATCTAAATGCTGAAGCCGGTAATAACATGTTCTATCAAATGAGTAAAGACTTAGACAAGAAAGTCGATAGCCGTGATAAATATTTCTCTAATCCATCTGAGCAGAAAGCTCATATGAATCAATTAAGAGAGTATATGTTCTAGAATGGTATGATAGATAGCAGAGGTGATACGGTAAGTGATAAAATGATGAAAAATGTTCTAAATAAGATCAAAGGCATTGATGGAATGCAAGGAATATTTAGAGCATCTGAACAATTTAAAAGTATTAAAACTTATACTAAGTGGTTTAATTCTATACCTTTACTAGGCATTGGAGCTGCTGCTGTATACAATAATAATCAAGAAAAGTAATTGCATATGAGTGATCTAATAGATATGGCACTGATAATGCCGGAATATCCGATTCCGAAGTATAAAGACGGAGGGATACATATCAAGAAAGAAAATAGAGGTAAGTTTAATGCCTTAAAGAAACGTACTGGTAAAAGTACTGAAGAACTTACACATAGTAAGAATCCACTAACTAGAAAGAGAGCTATCTTTGCTCAAAACTTTAGTAAAATAGCTAAGAGAAGGAAAAAGAGAAAATGATAGGCAGATACAGAAGTAAATTTAAACAATTTGACGATAACAACAACTTGCTATGTTATTCTTGTAAAAAATACAAATCGTTGGATTGCTTTGATAAGAACCCAGACAAATGGTTTAGAGCAGAAAAAGATACTAGATGTAAACAATGCAAGAAAGAAGCATATATACGTAGAAAATAGTAGAATCGAGGAAAGAAAGATTTGAATAGACTACTGTATGAAAGATTTCATGGTTTAAAAGACAGATCTAAAAGAAAGAATATCGAATGTAACATAGATGAAAATTATTTGCACGAACTATGGGAACGTTAGAATGGAATGTGTGCTTTGTCTGGAATACCTATGACATATTACTTTGATAGTGGAAGAGTTCCCACTAATTTAAGTGTAGATAGAATTGATCCTAGTCTAGGTTATATTAAAGGTAATCTATAGCTAGTGTGTATGGCTGTTAATCAAATGAAAAATGATCTTACTATAGAATAGTTGAAATACTTTTGTAGAAGTATATTACAAAACAATAAATAAATCTAATTATATATAATTATGGACGAAATTACATTAAACGGTTTTGAAGTATTTGAAGACTTCCTGCCAGGAGCTAATGTACCTAAGAAAGAAACACAGCCCGCTGGCGATGATGAAAACAAAGATATCCTAGATAGTGTAGGTGAATCAATGACAGACGAGGAGCTGGAAGCATTGCGTAATCCTAAGAAAGAAGAGGATACAAAGGATGATAAACAGGAAGAAGAAGTTAAAGAACCTGTTAAAGAGCCTAAAAAAGAAAGTAAGAAAGAAGATAAGAAATCAGAATCTGAAGAAGAGATCGAAGAAGAAGTAGTTGAAGAACCAACTAATGAACCAGATAGTAATGCAGTAAGTGCATTTTTTGGTGTAATGGCGGAGAAATTCGGATGGGAAATGGGTGACGATGATGAAGTACCTAGTACACCAGAAGAGTTAGTAGACTATTTTCAAGCAGTAATCGAAGAGAACTCAGTACCACAATATGCTAGTGAAGAAGTAGAAGCACTGGATAATTTTGTAAAGAATGGTGGTAACTTGAGAGATTACTTTGAGATTGATGGTGAACTTGATCTGGAAGACTTTAGTATTGAAGATAATGAAGTGAATCAGAAGATTATCCTTAAAGAATTCCTTAAAGAGAAAGGTTATAGTAATAAGCAAATTGATAAGAAACTTACTAAGTATGAAGATGCTGGGTTACTTGAAGATGAAGCAGAAGATGCTTTAGAAGCCTTAAAAGAGATTAGAGAGAACAAGAAACAACAGCTATTGAAAGATCAAGAAAACCAAGCTAGAGAAGCTGCGAAGCGTCAACAGGAGTATTTTAATAGCGTTGTCAACGAAATAAAAGGCATGCAAGATATACGCGGTATTAAAATCCCAGAAAAGGATAAAAAACAACTGTTGGAGTATATCTTTAAGCCAGACGCTGATGGTAAGACACAGTATCAGAAAGACTGGTCCAAGAGCGTAAAGAATTTACTCGAGTCTGCTTACTTTACAATGAAAGGCGATACACTACTTAAAGCTGCGAAGAACGAAGGTTCTAGTGACGCCATCAGTAAGTTCAAAAATAGTTTGAATAAAACTGGAGTAAGTAGAAGGACGAAGAAAACGGACAACACTAGCGATATAGATATGTGGAAGTCTTTTGCGCAGCAGTTGCGTGTAAATTAATAATAAACTAAATAAATTAAAATTACTAGTATTTTATGGATAATAATATTCTAAATAACTTAGTTTTATACAAAGGTAAATGGTTTTCAGACTTGATTGACACTGCCAAAATCAGTGCAGCTTCGCAATAGAACCCATATCAGGTTGCTACCGTATTGTCTTATGTATTCGGAACTAAGGATAGCGGTTACAACACTTCCCTGGATATGTTGACAGGTGGTCTTGGTAACGTTATGACGATTGACCAACCGAGCTGGGAGTGGAGTGTAATGATTGATGCTGATAGAGCAGTTACAATTAGAGATGCAAAATGGAACGGTGCTGCTATTACTGCTGATTCTACTCCGGGTCTGGGTAATACTCCTATCCAATTGTGGCTTGAAGATAACTGGTTCGGTCCTACAGCTATCTTGGAATTCGATGATAAAGAATACCAAGTACGTGTAGCTGGTGCTCCTTACCAAGATGGTAACCTTTGGGTTTACACTTGCTTCGTAGCAGACGGACAAGCTTCATCTTATATCCCTGCTGACCTGCTGACTCCGGGTAGCCAAGTATCACGTCTTGCTTCTGCTGTAGAAGAATACAGTGAAGAAGGCGATATCCTGAACTATAATACTCATTTCAAAATGCGTAATTATCTGACGACAATTCGTATTAACTATGATATTACTGGTTCAGCTTATTCTACGGTTATGGCTATCGCACTGAAAGATCCTAAAACAGGTAAATCTTCTTACTTGTGGGCAGACTATCAGGAATGGGTTGCTATGCGTGAGTGGTATAAGAGATGTGAAAGAATGTTGGTTTACATGAAAAACAATGTAAACAAAGATGGTTCTTGTAATTTGAAAGGTACTAACGGTCGTCCAGTATTTATTGGTGCTGGTTTGCTGGAACAGATTGCTCCATCAAATAGACGTTATTACACTGAATTGACAGCAGAACTGTTGGAAGATTTCTTGTTCGATCTTTCTTACAATGTACTGGGTACTAACGAACGTAAGTTTGTTGGTTTGACTGGTGAAATGGGTATGAGAGAATTCGACAGAATCTTGAAAGAAAAAGTTGTTAACATGAACTTGATTGATACAGTATTCGTAACTGGTTCTGGTGATAACTTGACTTTCGGTGGTCAATTCAAGACTTACAAGATGACCAATGGAATCGAATTGACTCTGAAATATTTCCCACTTTACGATGACTTGACTTACAACCGTAAGTTACATCCGGTTACTAAGAAACCTCTGGAATCTTATCGTATAACATTCCTGGATCTTGGTAGACGTGATGGTGAAGCTAACATCGTAAAAGTAGTTCGTAAAGGTCGTGAGTTCGTAACTTGGTATACTGGTGGTGCTGTTGCTCCGTCTGGTTATGCTAACTCTAAGAATACTCTGAGATCTAATGGTAAGGACGGTTATACCGTATACTTCCTTGGTGAAATGGGAATAATGCTCCGCGACCCCAGAGCCTGCGGAGAATTGATCATGGAGGCAGAATAATCGCCACGATTGAGGAACCTTAATTAAAATATTCCGTTATAGTAGTATGTAAAACTTAAAACATACTACTATGACTGGAAATATTTATAAAATAACAGATATAACTAATAATAAAGTTTATATAGGTCAAACTAAAAGAGATATAATGAGAAGATACTCAGATCATATATCTCACGCATTCGTTTCTAAGCGTCCTAATGATTTATCGTGTGAACTCTATATAGCTATGAGAGAGCACGGAATACAGAATTTCATACCTGAATTGATAGAAACTGTAGAAGGCACTCCCAAGGATATAGACGATAAAGAAAGAGAGTGGATATCTAAATATGATTCTACTAATCCAGAAAAAGGATACAACAAGGATAAAGGTGGACATATAATATCTGAAGCTTGTAGAAAAGCTGCTGAAAAACATTTATTTAAAACAGGAGATAAATTGACTGGAAAAATGTTAGAGGTAGCTAGAGAAAATGGAATGAAAGTTGCAAAAGCAGTATATCAGATAGATAAGTACACTGGTAATGTAATTGCAGAATTTCCTTCCATAATAGAAGCTAGTAGATCTACCGGATGCGATAGGAGAGCTATACAAAGACAATTAAAAGGTGAATATGGTAAACTTACACCAAGATCCTTTTCCAATCTTAAGTATATCTGGAAATATAAAGAACAATAACTGGATATTCTAATATTTATATTATGGAAGTAATCGTTAAAATTATTAAAAGTAATCCTTGGACTGGTATTACTAAATGGCCTACGTGTTTTGATTGGGTTGGATCTTATTGGACAAGATCAGGTAACCGTTACACAGGTCTTACAGAAGAAGACGCTAGACGTCTAGAAAAAGAAATTGGTTATGCAGAAGGACAGCTGTCATCAACTAGTGAGTTTTGGAAAACTTTCGGTTGCAAGATAGGTAGAGACGGTATTATACTGCATACAGAAAACCCTTATGATGAACTTCAATATCTGTTCCTGAAGAGTCATAAAAGAGTAGCAGATGGTATTAATAAGATTAAACCTTCTACTGATTATGTGATGACTAACAGTGACAATGAGGCAGAAGAAACTAATAGAATCAATAAAGCTAAACGTGAAGCATATAGAGAGATGGATAAGATGTCTATTGAAGATATGCGTAAGTGTTTGAGACTCTATGGTATTAAATCTGATACTATGTCTAATGAGCTTGTAGAAGCTAAGATGGGAGAGAAGATTGAAGAGTCACCTAAGAACTTCATGTTGAAGTGGGTTGATAATCCTAATAAAGAAATTAACTTCGTAATTGAAGAAGCCATCTCTAAAAACATTATCAGAAAGAATAGAGCTAACTATTACTTTGGTACTGACTTGATTGGTAATGGTCTTGAAGATGTTATTGCTTACTTGAAAGACAAGAAGAACAGTGACATTAAGATGGCAATACTTAATGAAATTAAGTCTAAATAATGAATAACCGTACTGCACATATTTAGTTTAAAGTTATCCTAGATAAGAATGCTTAGGGAGTTGCCTTCGGTGGTGCTCCTGCATTCCTACCTTAGGAGACAGACTTATTTCTTAATCAAGCTTAGATTGAGATCTTAAGTAATAAGATAAGCGGCAACAATATACTTAAGATAGGCTTTGAAGGATCTCAATAGAGAATCTCAGAACTAGATGCTTTAGTACGTACAGATAAGAATATATCCGCTACTAACACAGAGTATAATGAGTTCTTATTAGAGAATGTGCATAATAACGGAGAGAGATTCACTATATGGGGTATTCAATTAAAGTACGGTAATTACCCTACTAATTGCTTACTAGTGGATCACAATACAGCTGGTTTATTTAAGTAGACCTATAATAATATACCATGGGTGGAATTCCCAGTTGCCGTACTAGAGGATAATGATTTACTCATATATGTAGATCCTATCATGATGCAAGAGAATCAGTATAAACCTACTAATGGTAAATATGCAGTTGATATTACTTATATCAAGAGACCTACACCATTTGATTATACTAAGCCTGATAGCGAATTAGACTTACCAGATGATGTGATGAATGAGATAATCAATAGAGCTGTAGTATTAGCATTAGAGAATATTGAATCTCAAAGAACATCAACCAAACTATAGTTGAACCAATTATCTGAATAATTATGACCGAAAGACAATTCCAAATAGCATTCGAGAGATAGTTGTAGAGTATAGTTCCAGGATATAACACTACTATTAAGCTTACTTCAGATATGATATTTCATTATATCAACAGAAGTAAAGATGAATATGTTAAGTCATTATATAGAGTTTTCCAACAAAACCAAGAGATAACAGATAAACTACGTACTTTAGTAAGTAAGAAGATATATACTAAGTCCGATTTTAGTACAGAAGATGATAGATGGTTGACAGACTATCCTGAAGGTTATGTGTTTACAGTAGGTGAAGAAGTTTATATTGATATTTATTCTAATGCTTGCCCACTCTTAGTAGTTAGGACAAGAGACGTATTAGAGGCTACCATAGAGACAGTAGATAGAATTCTAGAAAACAGTCTGTCAGAATACCACTTGCACCACAATCAAGCCAGACCTGTTCGCTTATATACGGAGAACAAAATAGTCTTGATTACAGATGGTAATTATGGTATTACCAAGTATATTGTAACTTACTTAAGAAATCCTAGAGATTTAGGTAGTAATCTAAAAGAAGAATATACAGAGTTACCAGAAGTAACTCACCAAGAAATTGTTGATGCGGCAGTTAGACTATATCTATCAGAAGCTGCTTCAACTAAGTCAGATAGATCTGACGATTAATAAGCGTTCATCGACGTGGAAATCTGAAATAAGGAAAGTAGAAGATGAATTAAGTTGACATGAGCGCACATTGTTAAACTTTTTAAATTAAATTAAGATGCTCCAACATGTAGATTATATTCTAATCGGTAAAAACCTGCCTGCATCATATACCACAGCTGATGCTCTTTCAGCAGGTGATGTTGCTTTGTTCGACCAGAATAGAGCTATCATTAAAACAGCTGCTGATGCAGTAAACGCTACTTCTTTGTATGTAGGTGTAGCTCAGAATAAGATCAATGTAACTATGCCGGATGGTACAGTTGCACAGAAAGCTAACATTAAATTCGGTAATGAAATCCAGAAGGCTTCTAAACCATCTGCTGTAATTGGCGAATATGTAGCTCCTGTTCAAGATAAAATTGTTATCCCTCTTACTGATGCTGAGATCGTTGCTGGTCACAGATATGTACTGAGAATGGTATACAAAGATATCTATGAAGCACCGGGTCAGTTTACTCATACTTATGAAGTATACGCTAACTCTGCTGATGCTGAGGATTTAGCTGCTGCTATCGTTAAGAAAATCAACAAACACAAAAATCGTAGAATTCAGGCTCAAGCTGCTGCTGCTGTTATTACTTTGACTGCAATGGAAAAAGATGATAACGAAGGCGTTTACTCTTTGAGTGAATACTCAGTAGTTAGCATGGAAGCTACTCTTTATACTACTATTCCGGGTGCTCTGTTGAGCAATCAGCCGATGGCTATTCCGGGCGCTACTATTGTTAAAACTCCTGGTACACCGGGTAAAGGTTACTGGAAACAAGTACGTGACGCTGAAGTACGTTTCATGGGTTACCAAGGTCATGTATTTACTGGTGCATATCCTGAAGTAGAACAGGCTAGAATGGTAGAAGAAGGTGCTACTTACGATTACATTACTATCGAAAACGATAACCTGTACTTAAGTAATGATAACCAGTATATCAAAACTACTCCGCTTACTACTGAATTGTACGTTAAGCATTCAAGTGGTTTTGCTAATTCTATCGTTGCTAAAGGTATCGAAGCATTTATTTCTGGTAAAGCAGCCTAATAATAAATTACTGTAATAACGAAGTGGGGCGGGTTGGATTATTCCTTTCCACTCCACTTTTTTTATTTTGATAATATGAATAAAATAGTAAACGCAAATATAAAAGACGATATACTTAAGTTCGAAGTAGTATCAGATGTATCTATCGTTGGAGATTAGATAGATCATACTATTTATGTAAACGAATGTAGTAACATCGACAATTTGTACAGTGACGATCCTGAGCTCCAAGACTACGTGTTTGACAGCACTAATAGTACTATTACAGTAAGATAGATAGTTAAAGAAGGCGAGCCAGAATTAGTAACTACTGTATATAACTATGAAATTAGTATTACATCTAATAAGATTAGTAGCTTCGATGGTAACATGAAGTATATCAAGATGTATTGTACTACCGAGAATTATGTAAGTGATTACATAGACGGAATCGTATACGATCCTAATACGTTATATAATGCTGAGATAAAGATGTTACATTGTTACTGTAACACTTGCTTAGATGATAAGTAGATGTAGAAAATAATGATATTAGTGTTCAAAAGACAACTGTTAGAATAGGCTATTGCTACTTCTCATAATAAAGAAGCAATGCAGTATTATTTAGATTTGACACGTCTAATGGGCGTTAATGTTAGTAAAACAAACGAAGGTAATGGATGTTAGAAATGTATTAACGGGGTGTGCTCGTTGTAAATGTTGCAAGCGCAACAACGAATGTATTCGTCCTCTAGATCAATTCTTTTTTGTTACTGTAGACTATAAAGGTAATTTAGTATTGATATCCGATTATGTTGATTACCCTACTGTAGAAGTAGATATGACAGATCAATAGATTACCTTTCATGATGATAATGTAACAGACTTCAATAAACCTGATACTAAACTATTCTACAATGGAGTACACAAAATTACTTGGTAAAGTAACCTTAACGGCAGATGGATTACACGATAGTGCTAAATCCTACGATAGACTATGCTTAGTATACGACTCAGCATACAGATCTTTTATATCTATTAAGGACGTACCTGCTAATGTTAGTATTGATAATAGATCATATTGGCAGCCTTTAAGTATAATTACAGCTGATAATGAGGACTTAATGGTTGATGAAAATCTGCGTATTAAGTTCGCTGATAAGGAGTATGAACCACTAGAGAATAGTGGTATGGGTTATAAGATACTGCGTAAGAGAAAGAATAATGTACTTACTCAAGATGATTTCGAAGCTCATACATTGTATGTAGTTGAGTATGACTTCTACTTGGGAGGTGAAACTATAATTATGCCAGAGGACTGTGCGATATACTTCAAAGGTGGTACTATTAACGGAGGTACATTAACCGGTACAAATACTATTGCATATGGTACTGTTACGCGTAAAGGTGATGCTACTTTTGATGGTACATGGTTGGAATCTGGTTCTGGCAGTGGAGATCTATCAGAGCTGGAAGCAAGAGTGGATAGACTAGAACAAGCTATGTTCCCTTATAAATTAACCGTAACTGGAGGTGGAGTATATAAAGAAGGTACTACTACTTCAGTAACAGTTAAATGGACATTCACTCAGGGATCTACCGAAGATACTCCTGATGATATTAAGATTAACGGTGAGTCCATTGCTACTAATCAGACTAGTAAGACATACTTAGATGTATCTACTGATACTACTTATAATGTTGTAGTCACTAAAGCTGGAGTAGAGTATACCGGTACTGCAAAAGCAGTATTTGTTAATCCTTCATACTTTGGTGTAGTAGTAAGTAACTTCATACCTACAGAAGATTCTATCAAGAATCTATCCAGTGGTGACATCATTAAAGATACTAAGACTTATACTACTCCTGCATTTACGTAGAACGCTTAGAAGAACTGTTATGCATATCCTAAATCATTTGGTATATTAACTAACATTAGGGATTATAACAACCAAAACCTTAATGATTCCTATGAACGTACAGAAGTAGCGGTTAACAATGAGATGTACTATGTATATGTACTTAAAACTCCATCTACTGTAACTAACTACAAGATAACATTTAATTAAAGATATATGATACAGATTATAGATAATTTTGATCACAGAAGTAAATTGCCTAATTTCGCAAGAGATTAGTTCACTACATTGCAAGACATGAAATCTTGTCCAGATAGTGATATAGATGAAGGACATATATCTTATTGCGTTTCTACTAATAAACACTATAAATTTAACTCTAGTAACTCGTCAGATGAGACACTGGGTAAATGGCGTGAATGGAAAGGCGAAAAAGGTGACAAGGGAGATAAGGGTGATAAAGGAGATGCTGGACAAAGTATATCAGCCAACTTTACTGCATTTATATTTACATCTAGTGAAATAACTCCTACTACTCCTACAGGAGGTAGTTGGGATCCAGATAGTAACGTATTCACTCCGCCTACAGGCTGGTATACTACAGACTCTAATTTAGTAGGTACTATATGGATGTCATGGGCACAATTCCTACCAACAGGTTCAATTAACGGTGTATGGGCTCCTCCAGTAAGATTAACAGGAGAAGACGGGGAAAACGGTAAGGATGGTAAATCTATAGAGTTCATATATTGTACTTCTAATAGACAACCTACTGAAGCTGATAAACCTACTAGTACAAATGTAGATGGAGATGTACCAGCTGGTTGGACAGATCATCCATCAGGTATTAGTTCTACTATGCAATATGAATGGATGTGTGTTAGAACTAAAACCGATAGTGTATGGTCGGATTGGAGTACTCCTACTATATGGGCTAAATGGGGATCAGATGGTAGAGACGGTGATGGTGTAGAGTATATTTATAAGAGAACTATTACTAATCAAGCACCTGATAGACCTACCGATGTATCACAGGAAGATGATTTTGTACCAATCGGATGGACTGATAATCCTAGTGGAGTAAATGCAGATAATATGTATGAATGGGTATGTCAGAGAAAGTACCAAAACAATACATGGGGTGAATTTAGTACTCCTGCTTTATGGGCTAAATGGGGAGAGAAAGGAGAACCTGGTAAAGATGGTGCTGATGGCACTTCCATTAATATTAAGGGTAGTGTATCTTCTGTAGAAGAACTTCCTGAATCCGCTAACATAGGAGATGCATACGTAGTAAATGGAGATCTGTACGTATGGGATGGTTTAACATGGAACAACGTAGGTGGTATCAAAGGTCCTGCTGGAGATTCAGCTTACGTACATATAGCATTTGCAGACGGTATAATTACTGATGGATCCGGAGTAGTAACAGAAGTAATAGGATTTACAGTGTCTGGTTCTGTTAATAAGGCTTATATAGGTACTTGTGCAGATCATAATGTGGCTGATCCTCAAGATCCATTAGTATACAAATGGTAGAAGAATAAAGGAGACAAAGGCGATAAGGGTGATGCCGGGGATCAAGGACCACAAGGAGTTAAAGGTGACCCAGGTGAAGACGGTATGACTTATTATACTTGGATCAGATATGCTGATACCGCTAGTGGTAGTGGTATAAGTAATTTCCCTGATGGTAAAGATTACATAGGTTTAGCATACAATAAAGATACAGCTGTAGAGTCTAACAATCCTAATGATTATACTTGGTCTAAAATAAAAGGAGAAGAAGGCGTAGCAGGTCCAAAAGGTGATGATGGCCAAACATTATACACATGGATTAAGTATGCTGATACCTTACCTACTTCATCTAGTAGCACTATTTATGATATACCAAATGACAATACTAAGTATATTGGTATATCTGTAAACAATAGTACAGCTACTGAAAGTACAGATCCTATGGTCTATACTTGGAGTTTATTTAAAGGAAAAGATGGTATTGATGGATCAGATGGCGTTAATGGTAAGGATGGTAGAGACGGTAGAATTGTATACCCAGCTGGAATATATGATGCTACCGTAACATATACCGCTACAGATACCAAGGCTCCACATGTACTACATGGAGAAAACTATTGGGTAATGAATAAAACAACTAGTTGGTTAGGTACTGCTAATGAAAATAAAACTCCTGAGGATAATTACAACTAGTATGGAGACAATGCCACATGGATACCTATGGAGCAATATGACGCGATATACACCAAGTTATTAGTAGCGGATAATGGTACATTAGGTAGTTTTGTATTCAATGGAGATTATATGTTTAGCCAGCAAGGAATAGACTATTTATATAACACCGTAAATAATTACGAAGATTTTGGTGTAACAACAGATACTCCTTTTAAATGGAACGATGGAAGTATTTGGACAATACCTTATAGTGATGCTACTGCAACTGCAGATACTATTACTATATCCTCTACAACTACTTATAATTCCTTTCATTTTGCGCAAGCTACTGAACTCCCAGAAGGACAAAGATTAAACGACTTCTATGTAGAAATAAATGGACTAGACACTGAAAGTACAACTAATTATATTGCATGGAATTACGTTGAAGCTAATGGTGATATTAATACAGAATATATAAGAAGCTCTGGAATATTTAAACTGCATAGTACTGTACAGAATACAGAAAATGGTAATACAGCTAGTATTCAATTGTACAGAGGTTCTACACTTACTAGAAATATAACTATAAAAATACTACCTACTACATTCACACCAAATCTCTAGATTAACGGAAGAAGTGGAGATATAATAATTAACAAAGGTACTTTTAAAGGAAGTATAAAAACTGATTGGTATAAAATAGAATTATCTAGTAGTGGTACAAATGTGCTAGCTATTGCAGAAGCAGATACATTAATTACTATTACTGGGAGTGGAAGATCACCTAGCACAATAAGAATAAATCCTCCATCCTTTATTTATAGTTCTTCTTTAGCAGGAAAAGTATTAACCACATTCTATGTTATCAACTTGTCTAGTTCTGTACTGAATTTTAACAACATTATGGGTAGATACTTTCCTTCATATACTTTTCCTGGAGGAAATGAATATTCTAATGTATATGTGAAATAGTACGGTCAATTGCATGTTGCGATAATATTAGGAGGCGCTTTTACGAATTACTATTTTTAGGTTTTAAATCCATGGGATTTTGAGTTAAGTACCGCATATAATAGTACAGCAATGCCGACATCAAAAACATTTGGATAATGATTACTAAAGTAGATAAACAATTAAGATACTCTGTTAAGATAAACTACAGAGATGTTTTAGCATCTATCTGTATTAATGAACTAACAAGTCTACTAGATAAAGTAGACTTTGTTCAAGATAGGTAGATGTTAAAGGCAATGATATGCCATTGTTAGAGACAAATAGGTACAGATATACCTCTAGGTTTAACTACTGTCTGCAATCTGTTTACTCCATATACAGAACCTGAATGCTATACCGGTAGAGTTATTTACAATATATATCAGCAAGGTGGTGGTATAGAAGAAGCACCTATTGATGGTAAACAGTACGCTAGACAAAATGCCCAGTGGAGTGAAGTCAAAGGTGGAGGTAGCGGCGATATAGAAACTAATATACCACTAGTTAAACCAACACTTATGGCTACTTGGATTAATACTAGAACTGGTAATAGTAGTAACTCCTTATCTATAAATGCTGAGATAGGAGATAAATATAAATGGAGTGGTACTTATATGTGGTCGTCTAAGTAGAATTATAAAGATCCAGAGGATATGGAAAGCAACGTATTTAATGAATTAACTAAGGATAGTGAGATATCTTCCTTAGTAGATATGGAAACATTATCAAATACTAATTATTATATTACGTTAAAAGCTCCTAAAACTGGCTATGAGATAATAAACGGTACATTAGTACCTGCGACAGGAGACGATAGAGAAACCGCTACAAGTAGTATTAGTTTCCTATATCCAGCTTATTATGGAGTAGAAGGCAGTTTAAAGAAACAATTAGTATCTAGCTAGAATATAACTATAAGTAATGTTACTACTAGTAGCAATGAATACTTTGTATATAAATATCCTAGTAACTTTCCTAAGCTAACTACTATTACTTAGAATGATGCGTACAACGTTACTCAAGCTTTCAATTATAGTGAAGAGTAGTTTGTAACAGATACTGGACTTAAATTAACAATGAGAGTATATACTTCTGATAATCCAGGAGCATTTACTAGTGCTAAACTAAACTTTAAATGACAGAAAGTATAATCACATTCCCGTCGAAGATTGGTAGTAATAACCCTAAAGCCTATGGAGCAATTAATGCAACATAGGTTTCTGGGCATAAACAAGTACCTACTACGAACGATCTATATAATATTGCTGATGCGATACTTAGTGAAAGTAAAGACAACAGTAATAATGACGCTATAGGTTAGGAATGGTACGTACAGGATAAGTAGGCTTATTACCGATTAACTAGTTGGGAAAACAGAAATAATAACAGAGGTTGGTCAATAGTACAAGGTGGGAGTGGTGATAGTGGTACGAACATTGTTATATCAGATACTCCACTTTTAGATACTAATGACATATGGGCAGATGATTCAGAAAAGTCTATACCAGAGTATGTAAATGAGGATTTACAAAGTCTTATTCAAGCTGTTAATGCTATTCAAAAAACTATAAGAAAATATGAATATGCATTTAACAATCAGTTAAGTTCTGGTGATTTTACTAATAATACAGCAGATGAGATTACAAAAGTAACTCCGGAATAGCCTGTAGAATACGAAGAGTAGAATCTAAGATATATAGGAACCAATACTGCTAGAGATCCAGAGTACCCTGCTTACTCAGAAGAAATGATACCTAACCTTAAACATCTATGTATTAAGGCTGGTAAATATACAGATCTATTAGAGAATCAAGATAAATTTTTAAATAACGAATTATTGTGGTGTACCGATACCCAAAGACTTTATATTAAGAGTGAAGGAAGTCTAGTCTGGATTAACAAATCTGGTGGTGGTGGAGGTGAAGACCCAGACCCAGGAGACGAAGGCATGACTAAAGATGATTTAGATAAACTAGACTACATTGGATTTGTAGCACCTAGTGGACAAACTTACCGTGTTAAAGTAAGCAATGATGGTAAGCTTATTATATACATGAAAGAACTTGATACACCACAAGCAGAACCAACAGGAGGACAGACAGATCCTTCTACAGGTTGGGTGTATGTAACATCTCTGTATTTACAGAAATTGTACATTAACAGTTTATATTGTGGTGGATTAACCGCAGATGAACACTCATATAACTATTGTTCTCATAACTTTGTAGAGCTATCTAATCTAACCGACGCTGACATTAATCTTAACGGTCTATCATTACAGTATTCTAGTGGTGGGACTAACTGGGAGGTTCTTCCTCTTGAAGGACTAATTAAGAAGGGAGAGACGTTCCTTATTAGAGGAGCACAATGTTCAGTTATGGATGCCAATACTACGCGTATCAAAGTAAATAGTTATGATATGGAGTGGTATGCTAAGGATGGAGAACTTATTAAGTTTGATAATACCAAAGCTAAGTTCTATCTTACTTGGGGCGATACTGCTTCTAAAGTAGCTTCTCCATATAGTAACGTAGGAGGTAGTTATAAAGTAAGTAAAGGTTATATAGACTTAGTAGGTCTAAATAAAGAGAATGCTGGCGATGCAGATACTATTGACGCTAAAGAAAGTAGTCCGTACGCATATCTTAACTCTAACAGATTATTTACTAAGTATTATAGTATGGACCCAGTTAGCCAAGCGACCAAAGCTCTTAGTGCTAGAAATAATGCCAATGATTGGTACTTTGTAGATCTTACTAAAGACATTATTCCTATGATAGAAGCTTATACTCCTAAGGCAACTTATGAGCATAAAGATATATTCTACAATAAGACTAAACTAGACGATACTAAACCTAATTATGTTACTTGTACATTTGGTATTCAAGCTACTGCTCCCAATGCAACTAGGTGTTTTAACTGGATATCCACAGAGTACCATGACGAATACTTATGGTATAAGAAGTCTACAGATAGTGATTGGAACAAAGTAGAATCATTCAAGAATGAAACAGGGCATAGAAAATACTATAATAGAATTAGATCTGAGTTTACTGATGGTACAGCATTTACTACGCACAAAGCTATAATCAAGAATCTTAGTGCCGGTACTTATGACTATAAAGTAGTAAGAGATGCAAACTATGAAAGCGAAGTAATGCATTTCACAGTTAGAGAAGTAAGCGATGATTTTACTTTTGTTCAAGTATCTGACCAGCAAGGATTCAGATGGGATGAATACCAAATATGGAAATCATCTGCTGAATACATAGCAGAGAATGTACCAGAGATGGAGTTCACAGTTAATACTGGAGATATGACACAGAATGGTAACCGTGTTAATGAATGGATTGATTATTACACTGGTAGACAAGCTATGAAAGATTTCGAAGAAATGCCTGTTATTGGTAATAATGACTTGTGCCCTGCTAATATTTATCAGTTGGGTAACGGTGGTGATAGTTCTAAAATTAATCCCAAGAATTTATCATTCTTCTACACTTTTGAAATAGATGAGGAGAATCCCCCTATCTTTACTATAGAAGATAAGGAAATATTCATAGACTCTCTATACTCATTCAACTATGGTAATACTCACTTCATGGCTATTAACTCTGAGATAACAGATGGTACTGAAAAGAATGTATACGGTTTGAGTACTAATGGGCTAGTGTATTCTAAGATGAAAACATGGTGTTAGAATGATATTGATAAGAATTCTGATAAGAACTGGAAGATAGCGTTTACTCATGAGTTACCGTTTACTATAATCACTTAGAATGTAATTAGTAACTTCTATTGGGATAATGTAGAGAATCCTAAGATTGAGAGATCTGGTAGTCACTTGAACTATAATACTTTAGCTGAAGATAAGTATTGGTTCAGTAAGTTCTGTCAGAACAATGATATTAGATTAGCTATCGGTGGTCATAAGCATACTTATGCAGCTACGTTCCCATTGAAGGAGAATCCTAATAGTACGATGAAACCAATTATCCAAGTAACAGAAGCTATGTTATAGGAGTCATTTGGTACTACTACATTAGCTGAAGATACTTCTGATAGCCAGTTGTCAGGACAGTTATTCCCATCAACCTGGATTGGTAATGATGCATATAAAACATAGAAGCATCTATGTACTTTCGAATTAGTAGATTAGATTACTGCTCCGGTATATATTACTAATCAAGCTACAGGTTATAAGCATACATCTAATAAAGAGCTACCATCGCCATATACTCCATGGGATCACTATTTCTTCCCGGCTACTATTACTTAGACTAGTTAGACAGATATCACTGCTAAAGTAAACGCTGGACAGAGATATCCTTTCTACACTATCTATAAGATATCTGCTAATAATATCCAATGCACTACTAAGAAGATTAACTATCTATTTACAGAAGCAGGTAAGTATAATGTGAATATACCTAGTAGTAGCAACCCACCTACAGCTATAGGTGGTAATGGAGAAATTAACAATGGTAATGACATAATAGTTATAACAAAATGAATTTAAAAAAGTATAATGAATCTACTGGCACTTGGGATATAATCTCTTCTGGAAACGCTTCTGGTATTATGGTTACCGATCCTCACTTTCTAAGTGAGGGAGAGACTTATAAGTCTGTTAACTAGGTATTAGTTGATATGGATGATAAGGTTGAAGAAACGAAGAGAAACCTAAGTTGGGTAGTAATCAATGGTACTATAGGTGGAGGAGGAGGTAGTGGAGGTTCCACTGCTTCCATCCGACTCACAAATGGTAATATTACTACTAGTGAAGGAGTACATTATTTATACTCTACTGAGACTAGAATTGTACTTAACTATTTAATATCATCTACGAAACCAAATGAGAAGTATAGCATATCGGTATCGTTAGATGGTAATAATGTTATATCTAATCAAATAGGTTATTCTTCTGTACAAGGAACATTAGTAATACCTAATATAGCTGAATATACTGATTCTGCTAGTCACAGTATTATTGTTACTGCTGAGAATGCAGAAGGATTATCCGTAAGTCCCTACTTACTTACTGTAGTAGAATCATCTATTAGTTTATCATCTTCTGTTACTTCAGTAACTGCAACTATTGGTTTGCCTTATAATATCACTTATAGGATAACTAATAAGGTATTAGGATCTGAAACATCTCTAATTGTTACTAATACTACTAATGGTATATCTAAGAGTTATTCTGTAGGAAAGTTTACTTCGGTTGAACCTAAACTGTTAGATGTAAACTTCTTTGACTTATTTGACGGGGCTACACCTACAGCTGGTAGTTCTTATACTATATCTGCTCAAGCTACTACTTCTGTAGATACTCAGATAATTCAATCTGATACGGTTACCAATAAGGTAGTAGTAGAAGATGGTGAGACTCTAGTAGTATTGGTAGATGGTATTACTACTTAGGCTGATATAGAAGCAGGCATTGAACCAACTGAATTTGCATAGTCAGGTAATATATCGTTCTCCTTTACTCCTTACTTAGCTGGTATATCTATTATATATTATGCTCTAAGAATATAGAGAGGAACACTTACTACAGACATAGGTACTTTTGATGCAGATGAAACTAACTTTAACTCTAACAATTATGTATTAAGAGGTAAAGCACAAGTATTCAGTTGGTCTATACCACAAGAAGAAAATTATTTAGGAGATTATACTATTACCTTAAGATGTTGGTCTGAGAAAGGTAGTCCTATTGCCGATACTATTCTTAGATGTAATGTTATTGCTGCTGACCAAAGTCTTATACCTACGCAAAATCCTAACAGTACAATGTATGCTCAATGGAACATTAAACAAGCTACATTCCCACAGGAGACAGCTGCTAAGGTCTGGTCTAGTGTTGTGCCTAATTTCGTTATGCCAGGTCAACAAGAAGAATAGTCTGTTACTACTAACTTAAGAGTATATGATACCAATGGTATACTATCTGGTTTCCTTAATGAGAATGGTTAGAGTAAGTTGAGACTATCTGGTGAGGCATATGCAGTGGTTGATCTATAGCCATTCGCAGCAGCTACTTCTACTAATGATAACTGGTCCAGATTAGGGTTTACATTGTCTACTACGTTCAAGTCAGATCTACATCCTTACAATGATAGAACTGTATTCTTCATTGGAGACTATTCGTCTGATGGAGAGTTCCAAGAAGGTATCATAGTAAGTCTAGAAGATGTTATATGGAAGTATACCGATGGCGCTATTAAAGAAAGTATATCCTGTAAGATACAATAGAATACTGTTAATACTTTAGACTTTGTTGTAGACCAAAGTAATAAAGAAGTAAAGATTTTCGTTAATGGTGTATTGAATGTAGCCAGAGAGATTAAGGATAACTTTACATGGAATACTTCAAGTAAGATATATTTAGCATGTACCTATAAAAACGACATGCTGTCTAACTTTAGTGACGTAGAGTTCTATGAAATGAATCTATTCAGAAGTCCATTGAACGATAAACAGATAGTTATCAATGCTCTCAATGCAAGAGTTAGATCTACATTAACTAGTACGGGTTCAGTAGACTTTGTAGAATACAATAATCTTAAACTGAAAAACTTCTTTAGTATTACAGAGAATAGCAGTTCATCAACTTTATGGGATGACTCAACTGGTACATACGCGAAATTAAACTTTAATAGTTTGATTGGTGATGTTAATAGGAAACCACCATTGCCAGTAGTATATATAAACTGTTCTAACTCTGGTTTTACTAAAGCGGTATACGAAGCTATTGGTCCTAATACTACCATGTATAATGGTTGTACATTTAGTTACTTTGATCCCGAATCATCAAGTGGTTCAGCTGTATCTACTACAGAAATGTCTATACAAATATAGGGTACATCATCTACCGGTTATAGAAGTAAAAACTTAGAGATAGCATTTAACAAAGTACTTACCGATGATGAAGGTAAAACTATAGGACCAGAGTTATTTCAGCCTAAGTCTACATGGATGCCAGAAAATCAGTTTACTCTAAAAGCAGATGTAGTAGATAGTGCTCATGCTAACAATGCCTCTATAGGTAAGTGGATTAATGATAATGCAGATGTATTGTTTGATAAGACGCCACCTATGCAGGAACTTGAAGCTAGACGTCCTGTAGACTCTATCACTCCAAGTTAGACTCATACCGATGTAACTATTAAGCATACACTAGAGGGTTTCCCTGTAATATTACTTATTCAGTTTGATGGTACTAGTACACAAGAAATGCTTGGTATCTACTCATTTAACTTAGGTCGTGCAGCATACTATAACATGGGTATGAAGTTCTTAAAGAACTTTACTACTAAGATTAAGAATGTAACAGGTGAGTATGTTGATCAACCACTTCCGGCGTTCATAACTAAGTATGAAGCATATAAAGTAAATGAGAACTTTGGTAGTATTAATCAACAGTAGATATACTCGTACGAATTTGGTGATAATGCCAATGTAATAGAGACAGCTGAAGGTATACAACCTACTGCATTGTTTATGCAAGATGACTTAACCGTTATCCAACACGTAGGAGAGTTCAAGTTTAATGGTGCTACTTAGGATGCTACAGCTGTAACCGATAACAATATATGGTAGAGACTGCAATTACTGTTTACTACTCTAGCTGGTATGACTGGTGAAGAGATAGATAAGTATAGGTGGAATACTATCAATAAGGGTTATGAAAAAACTGGAGCGACATATCCTGCACAGCAATCATGGTCAGCATTAGCTGATGATCTTACTTTAAGATTAAGCATACGTAACGCGTATTCATACTTCATGATATGTGTAGTATTTGGTTTAGTAGACTCATTAGGTAAAAACATGGTATTACGTTCATGGAATGTTGGTGGATCTACTACCGATCCTAATATGAATAAATGGTATCCTTGTTTCTATGATATGGATACAGCTAATGGTCTAAGTAATACTGGTGAGGAGAATGTAGCTAAGACAGCGTATATTGATGGTTTCAGTAATGCAGATACTACTACTGGAGTTAACTCATTAATAATTAAGTAGAATGACCCCAACAACGGATATGACGAATACTCTAGTAGATTATGGGATGTACTTAGAGATAGCAGATTCATAAGTACTGGTGTATACTCTGGTAGTGATTACAACGGTCTATGGGATCTCTGGAGAACGAATAGCTCGCTTCTAATAAGTTCTTCTATGTTCGTAGAGAATTACTTCAGTTCTCAAACTAAAGACTGTGGTGAGCTTCTATACAACTATGACTATCGTGTTAAGTATCTGACTAAGTATTAGAAAGATAGTGATAGTCCCGCGTCATATGCAAATGTAGAGTTCTTGCACGGTACACGTAATGATTTTGTTAGAGATTGGTTGAAGAAGCGTCTAACGTTCATGGACGGTGTATTCTTATTTGCTAATAACAATATCATCTATCCATATAATGAAAAAGGTTCATTCAAATGTGGTGGTGCTTAGACTAACAACTCTAAGTTAACTATTAAGATGAACAGTCCAGCTATACTTACTGTAAATATCGGTAATGCAGCTGGTAGTGAAACTAGATATTATATTGAAGAGAATGTTGATACAGACATATATCTCCCATCCTTGTCCTCTTTCAATACGTAGATTACTGTCAACAACATGTCAGAGATCAGTAATATGAAAGGACTAGATGAGATCCGTTTTCAAGGATTCATGACTTCTATGTCATTACCAAGTATGTCTGAGATAGATATATAGAATACTAGTACACTGTCTTCTAATCCTATTGACTTCGCTACTATATTTGTTAAGACTCAAAACGGTGTATCTATGTCTGACATTAGACATATTAACTTATCTAATACTAGTTTTTGGTCTGGAAACTCTAGTGTTAATTCATTCCCAGTAGACGTACAGAAATATAACAAGTTAAAGACTATTGATATATCTAATGGATGTGTTACATCTCTAGCGTTACCTAATGCGGCTCTGTCTTCTATTACTTTGACTAATAGTACTATTGAGAGAGTAACTTTAGCTGATCAACCTTTTATTACTAAAGTAGACTTCACAGGTTGTAATAAATTACAGTCAGTAGAGGTAAGTAACTGTAACTAGATAACCGAATTAGATTTACGTAACCTAGGTGACTTAACTACTATCAATATAATTGGTTGTGCTAAGTTAGAAAGGATATACGCTCCTAATTGTAATAAGCTAGTTACTTTTAATGTATCTAATGCCAATGCTCTTAAGTCCGTAACACTATCCAACTGCAGTAATGCTAATCTATCTATAAGTTTAGTAGGTGCTCCTAATTTGGAAGAATTAAATCTAGATAATACTAATACTTATGATGTGATAGAGTTTGCTCCTAACTTTAATAAGTTAAAGACTCTCAACATATCATCTAGTAACATATGTGCATTTCAATATGGTAACAACCCTGTAGCTACAACTGCTTCTGGTGAAACTATATTAGACCTGAGTCCATTTACTTTTAACAACCTGTACTTACATTATAATAGTTCTAAGTATATTAAGTTTAAGAATAGTAAAACTAATCCTTATTCGGTTAGTAGTTCTACTTTTAATAACTGCTCTAGTTTAAAGAGAGTATTTGGTCATATAAGCATTACCGGTCCTAGTGTATTTAGTACATGTCCTAATTTCTTTATTCATGATGTACTAGATGATGAAACAATTAAACCTATTAGGGGATAGTGGTATGGGCCTGACACAGATACTACAGAAGGTAAACAGCAATGGAATAGTAATTAGAATCTAGAAACTAATATAACTATTAATACTACAGATATAAGTAATTGTTTTCAAGGTACTAAAGTAAATCTATACGACGTTTATTACATATTAAATATGTGTGACAACGTTATGTATCTTAATAGTACTTTTTACGGTTGTTCTAATATAGTGACCAGCATTAGTAATCCATTAAGCAGAGATACATTCAAGTACTGTGGTAATGTAGTAAGTGCTGTACTTCTTTTTTATGCTACTAAGATAGGTGGTCCAATGTATAGCCCTACTCATACTGGAGATACTGTTACCGAATATAATGGAATACTTAGTCCACTAAGGAGTATAACAAACGTAGATTCTATGTTTAGATCTGACGGAAGTATGTTTTATATTGACGATTTATTTTTCTATAACATAAGTGCTGATACTACATTGCAGATAAATAACCTGAGTAATCTATTTAGCTACGGTAACAGTAATGTAATTATAGTTGATAACTGTGATGAAACGCTCACCTCAGATAATATAGAAAGTCGTAGAGCTTATGCTAGAGCTTCTAAATTGTTAAGATATTTACCTAAGTTACAAACAATAGGTAATATGTTTAATGGTTGTTGGTTTAATTTCGATACAGAACAAACCGAAAATAATACATTATATAGTCCACTATTTGCTTATAACAAAGAGTTAATAAGTATCAACTGGAGTTTTAGAAGCTTAAAAGGTAAAGGATCTCTTATTAATCTATTCGGGGGTAGAGAAGAGTTTGATAATATGGATCTTTTCTCCAGGAAGATATAGTAGATATTAGGTTCTATTCACATAGCATCTAACGATGGAGACAAGGTGTATTTTCCTATCCACAATAGTATGTTTAGATAGATTAAAACTACTATTTAGTATTTAGGTAATACTACTGATACTAATATAACTCCTGGAACTTCTGAGGTATGTTTCTCTGGATCTGGATTAAATAAGATATTTGTTAGAGAAGGAGATGAGATATACCCTTATGATGTATTTAAAGGATGCATCAATTTAATAGCTTGCCCTTGTTTCTTTGCTAATATGACTGTCCCTAATTCTACAGGAGTAATATACGAACTGCCGGGAACCATATTCCAAGACTGTACTAACTTAGTATAGATAACTGGAGTATTTAGAGATTAGTTAGTTAAGTATAAATTGACAGGTAAGTCGTTCATTAACTGTAAGCTTACAAATGTTGCGTATGCTTTCTATGAAGATAGCGGTAGATACTCTAAAGAAGGTGGAGTACCATATGGTCTATTCTACATGGAAAAAGATATGATTAGATCTTCTACAGGATGGAGTCACGAAGATGCCATTAGATTAGGAATAACTGAAAACTTTGGTATTAAAGAAGATGGTACTCATGATCCAGATGCTGTGTTGCCTAATGCTATAGAGTACAATGACTCTATAAAAGCAACTAACAACACTATAACTAATATGTCTTACGCATTGGGTAACTTCAATAGTCCTAATGCCGAAGGATACATTAGAAAACAAGTAGAGTTGAATACAATTGAGGATGCTGGGGATCTGCTTATATCTAATGAAAAATACAACATAAGTGAATATATAGTTAACTCTGCATATGATCCTAGAGATCAAATACCTAATCCTGTATATGATCCCAATAATCCTGGATCTACTCCATAGTACATAGATAATCCAAATAAGGATATACACAGAGTAATAAGGAACCCTAATTATAGTCCTTATAAAAAAATATGGAATATAGATTATTATGATGGTATATATGGTTTAGGGGATCTAATATAGAATAGTCAACTATACAGTAATATACAATCTGGGTCAATAACGGGTATAGATCCGAACATACCAATTGAGTTCTTCAATGAAGATGACATGCGTTATCCTATGAATCCTCAAGGATAGACTAGATTAGATAGTATGAACTATATTGTTCCTTCTGACTTATTTAAATATTGTCAAGATAATGCTAGTACTAATATCTAGAATATTCTCTATAATAGCGGTAGAAAAAGTGATACTGGAGTGCAAAGATATAACTATGGTATATATGGTAGAATACCTAATCGTATATTTAAACATCTTCCAAATATATCTAACATAAGTAACGTATTTGCATACTGTTATTGTATAACTCCTTACACTTGGTAGAATGAAACTAGTAATGGACAAATGTTTCCTTCTGATATGTTATCTAACAATATAGCATTAAAAAACGTTTCTGGTTTATTCAGAGGAATATACGTACCAGCTAAGGTAGTAATACCTCCTACTTTACTTAGTAAGTGTTTAGCTCTCACGGATATATCGTATTTGTTTTATGATGCAACGTTCCTTGGATCAGCAGATGATGTACAGCAATTAAGCGATACAACTTTCTAGTACAATTATACTCTACAGAATATATCTTATGCTCTTGCTAGTACTAATTCTTCTGCTGGATGGAAAGGACAAGGTCCTAAGAAGATTGGATCTAACCTATTCACTCAAGCTAAACATAAGACGCTTACTAATGTTACCGGTCTCTTCTACGGTTAGACTAATACTACCGGTTCAGTACCAGAGTTCTGGACATGGTTGAATACTTTAGCTAATACTAATAAACAAAATGTATTTGCATACATGAAGAAGAGTAACATTACTAATAGTGCTAGTATACCTGATCAATGGGCAACTAATATGGTAGATTAATATGGATTTGAAAAGATTAAGTGATAGAGAACTACTAGAGAATATATACGCAATGTTGTAGTATGTAGTAGTTAAAGTAACAGAGATTGATAACGATGATAAATAGTTTGGCATGAACTTAGCTGCTGATTTACTTGGTAGTATAGTTTATGACGCTCAACCTAGAACTTCGAGATATGCAGCTTAAATGGTTAAAAGAAAGTAATAGAATGAAGCACCTGAAGTACGCAGTACTTCCAGGCGCTTTGTTTACCATACTCTTCGTAGCTGGTCTAGCATCAGGTATGGAATTTAAAGATAAATAGTATGGTAACAAATGGGATTGGTTAGATTGGCTTGCTACAATGATTGGTGGCTTTATAGGTCAAGCTATTCAAGTAGGTATTATATGTTTGATATTGTGGTTAATATGAAATATTTTACATTAAAAGAATTGACTAAGTCTAGTACAGCTGAAGCTAAGAAACTAGACAATACTCCTGATGAAACTGCAATAAAGAATTTAAATACATTAGTTGACAATGTGTTAGATCCTTTAAGAGAATTGTACGGTAAACCTATTATAGTTACTTCAGGTTATCGCAGTCCTGAAGTAAATAGAAGCGTTAATGGTGCAACATCTAGTCAACACGCATTAGGAGAAGCTGCCGATATAACTGGTGGTAGTAAGGAAGAGAATAAGAAGTTATTCGATCTCATTAAAGACAATTTACCGTACGATTAGTTAATTAACGAATATGATTATTCTTGGGTGCATGTGTCTTACAGAGATGGAAGATTGCGTAAATAGATTCTAACGATCGGTAAGTGATGAAGACAATATTATATAATCCAATATTTATTAATCCTTAGGCATATTATGTGTTCCCTAGATTAACCAGATGGTTACGTCCTGATGACAGTTACAAAGAACCAGCTAACTATATAGGTTAGATTGAAGTAACTATCATAGCATATGGTGAGATAGGTTATACAGAATACTTCGAACATACCAATTACATAGACTTTACAAACTTTAGCAACAGTTACGTTCGTATTAGTCTATTTACTAGACTTGGTGCATGTGTCTTAGGAGAATGGAAGATTGGCACGATGGAAGGCGATCGTCCATATATTGAACCAGAAGTATTGGCTTCACTCAAAGCTGTTGTTATTGTAGGAGATAAGACTAATCAAGATAAAGATAGAGATATTGTAGCTAACCTAGTTGATGCTAGTAACCCGTTCATCATTAGCAACGCAGCGTACAAGTTAAATAGTGGGTATGGATTGTATGCAACTGATTTTACTACTTGGACTAAAGTAGAAGGAGTTGAAACAACTTCTAATGGATTTAGAATGGTAGGAGAAGTGCCCTCTGCTTATTGGATTTTATTTTTATATAATACTATTGTCCCTTCCTGTAAAATTAGAGTATCTGGAATACCAGAAGGTGGATACTTAAAGTATGCCGGAAGTGTTATCTTAAAGAACGGAATCAATGAAATACCTGAAATGGTAGTTGGTACTGGTGCTAGTGGCTTTACAAGGGATTTAGGCACTACGCAAATTAGTGATTGGATTGGTCTATCAGTTGAGCAAATCCCTTCTTATCAAGGCGCATTCGTCACTGACGGAGTTAACGACCTGATTACTTCCACCAAGACCGTACAGGAGATGCTGGGAGGAAGTAATGAGATTACGGTGGTGAGTTTAATAACCCACATATCAGGCACAGGAAAGTATAATATCATAGGAGATGGCGGAATCCAAGTAAGCGATTATTCCGGTCAAACCTTTATGGCAGGAACTAGCAGTAGTGGTGAAAAGATAGTGGAGCTTGGAGATAAAGAGAAGCTACAAGCTGTTCAATATACTACCTTTGATTCGAAGTTAACCATCGGGCTTGAAGACAGCAGTTATGCGTATTATGGTACTTTTGTTTTTAATAAAGAGAACGTCCCTGTAGACTGGATTCATCAGGTAATAGCCTACTTCAACTTGGATAGAACTCTTAACCCTGATATACTGTGTGACGTAAAGAAACAGGGAATAACCAACGAGAACCACGCAGAGTTTGGCGACAAGCTGATTGATTTTTCAGGCAACGGTAGGGATATTCAGTTGAACAATCTAGCTTGGAAGGGGGATTCAGGTATAGGAAAGTATGAGGTTGATTTTTCTACTTGGTCTGGTTCAGGTATTGTAATTGGTAATGGCGTTGGATTTAAAATAGAAAGAGAAACGACAAGTT